CTTCAGCCAGGGCAAGGTCGCAGATGACCACCGGGCTCAAGTGGCAGATCGTCGTCGTGGCGGCTACGACGCCGCACCGGTGGCGCGGGCCGGTGGCCCGAAGTCTTATAAGTTTCAGATGAATGAGCTGATTGGCCGCTTGGACGAGCAGAAACTATTGCCGGCGCTATTCTTCGTATTCTCGCGGAAGGACTGTGAGCGTTTCGCCGCGAACTGCGAGCACACGCTTCTGGATTCCTCCGACGCAGCTTCCGTGCGGCACATCCTGGACTTCCACCTCCACCGCTACGGCGACACTCTACAGCGTATGCCACAGTATCATACTCTGCGTGCGCTTCTCGAGCGGGGCATTGCGTTTCACCACAGTGGTCTGCTCCCGGTGCTCAAGGAGATCGTGGAGATTCTCTTCGGCAAGGGCCTCGTGAAGCTGCTCTTCGCTACGGAGACATTCGCGGTGGGCATCAACATGCCTACGAAGACAGTGGTGTTTGTCGGCTATCGCAAGTATGACGATGCGACGGGCGGGATGCGAATGCTCAATACGGATGAGTATATCCAGATGGCTGGGCGCGCAGGTCGTCGCGGCAAGGATGATAAGGGCGTGGTGCTGTATCTGCCGGATAGGGAGCCCGAGAGCTTGTCGGAAGTCCAGCGGATGATGATGGGTGCGCGGCAGACGTTCCAGTCGCGCATGACCTTCCACTATGACTTCCTGCTCAAGACGCTCCAGTCGGGGAATCTGGATTGGTTGAAGCTGATGCGCCAGTCCTATTGGTACAAGCGGCACGAAATGACGCTTCATGGGATTCGCCATGAGATTGCCGCAGAGGAGGCAAAACTGGCACGGATTAGCCTCACTCCTTTGGAGCAGGCAGAAATGGAGGAGCGTGACACCTTGGCTGCGAAGCTGAAGGCGGCGGTCAACGCAGCGCGGCGCGAGATCCAAAAGAGCTGGTCGGCTTGGGAGAATAGGCATATGGGTCCACGCTGGAACGCAATAATTAAGGAGCTATGGCCGGCGTGGCAAGCGGCCCAGCGGGCACTGGCCGAGCTCCGCGCTGAGCTCAAAGCCGCAGAAGATCCTTCACAGGGTGTGTGGCCGAGTCTCCACGCTTTGGCGGACATGGGACTCTTGGAGCAGCCGGCGGAAGCTCTGAAGCTTACTCCACTCGGGACGATGGCGACGGAAGTGAATGAGGGTCATCCGATTCTGATGGCGCAGGCGTATCAGCAGGGGCTCTTCAAGGAACTCGGGGCGGAAGAAATCCTCGCCGCGCTCGTGGCTTTCGCAGAGGAATCGGGTAGGGACATGCCGACGCTGGAGGCCCTGGACCTGCCGCGCCCGGTGATCACCGCACTTTCGAGTATCAGGAATGTCGCGCATGAAAACCGCCGCTTGGAGGCAAACCCCTCGCACGATTCCTATTGGGAGCTCAATACGACGTGGGTGGAGCCGGTGTGGCGCTGGCTCCAGGGCGCCACGGTCCAGGAACTCTGCGCCGATTACGAATGCTACGAAGGCAATCTGCTGCGTCTTCTGTCTAAGGTTGTAAACCTTCTGGAGGAGTGGCGTTCGCTAGCGACTTTGTCTAATGACACAGAGATGCTAGAGAAAATGCGGGGCTTGGAGACGAAACTTATCCGTGATCTGGCCACGGGCGATTCGCTATATCTGCGCCTCTAAAATTCTCGCTTAGCAATCATCTTGCGCTTCAAGACTTTCGCGAAATTCATAATAGGCTCCGCAGGGATCTCCAGCTTTATTTTCTTTTTGCCATGCATTGCCATTTCAAATCCCCAGAGCTGCGCATAGGCATCTAGTTTCAGATCAAGCTTCTCGTTAGGAATATAGGCAGGAAGTTGATCCTTCCACTTTCCAGGCCCATCCTTTGTCTTCTGACTCAAAAGTAAGTACGTATACTTCTTTCCAATCAGATATGGGTAGGGAACATCCGAATTCCCCACAGGAGAACTATAAAGAACAGGCTCATCTCCATCCACAAGCTCAAAAGAATACGCGCCGTCTCCGATAAAGACGAACTTCTTGGCACTAATCTGCGCGAGAACCGTATTTCCAGTTTCAGAGTCGCCCCACCCGATCTTTAGTGGATCCTTTCCAGGATACAGCTTCTTATAGGGCGATTCAAAGACTTTCTTTCCCATGCTATACGTATTGGTGTCAATATCAAACGTTTGCCGGAAAACCATTATCTTCTTGCCGTGATCATCTACTACAAACGGCTTTGAGCCATTGTCGTGAATCTCATATCTCTTGACGCCCTTGGCCTTGCGCGTAGCGCCCGCCTTTACCCACTTGTAGACGCCATTGGAGCCCTCCTTGCTCACATAATCCTCGCCGTCATTCCCCTTTTTTGTCTGTCCTGCGCAGTCAGCCGCATGGTAGGGCGGTCCTGGACGATCCGAGTATTTCTTTAGAGTCACCTTGATACAGCCAGTAGCTTTGGATTTGCGCAAAGCCATTCCTATCTCTAATATAGAAATGTCCCAAGGAGATCAAATAGAAAGTACAACCGCGCTTGATTGGTCTCCAGAGATTGATCGCATGCTGGCGAGGTGGTGTGACAAGGCGAAATGTTTTGAATGGATGCACACAGAGGCATATTCGTATTACGACAAGGGCTCCAAAGCGTTTGTCATAACCACAAACTGTCTTACGGCAATATCGGGTATATCCAATGTGATTGTGGGAAACTATACAGTAGGCGGCTTCCAGCTCTCATGGGTCTTTGGAGGTATTAGTATTGCGATAAGTACACTGAATATCCTACAAGACAAACTTGGATATAATACTTCGGGCACTCTTCACATGAAATACGCAAATGACTGGTGTGTGTTAAAAAGTAAACTGGAAGAAGTAATTACTCTTCCCTATTCTGGCCGAAAAGATTGTAAGACATTTTTGCGTTATATAAAGGATGATTTCACAAAGGCAGCCACAAATGGAAATACGATGATTCCAGCTCATATTCGTGCAGCGTGTTATGTAAAATTCAGCGCCATTCCAGGATTTGAAATTCCAGATATCTGCGGCCAGCTCGAGCACACACAAGTTGTTATTGAGCCGATTAAACAGCATTTGCTCCCCTAAGAGGATTTGAATGACGCCGTGGGGGCGGCTCTGCCTCTTCCTTCAAGATATACATTACCATTATATACATTACACACACGGCAATCATAATAGAAGATACAATGCCAAATGCCAAGAGACTTATATATAACTCTAGCGGACTCCAGTTATACGACAAACCAAAGATTCCAAGCGGAGTAAGAAGAAGTGCTACAATTAATATAACAACGGTAATAGAGCAGCCAATAGGCGTCTTGATGTCACGTATACAGAGATCGTATTCCTTTTCCATGCCAGCCTAAAACAAAAAGTGCGAGTCCAATTTTAGTCAGTATAGTACACGTTCTTGAGTCCATATTCCCGCATACACTTATCAAGAAAGATATCACATGCGTAGCAGGGTTTGGATTTAAGGAAGCGATCATGCCCCTCCAGCCTAGGATTCCGCGAGAAGCGCACAACCATCATATCACACCCGCGCAGCTGTGAAATATCGCCGAGCTCCTTCACGACGTTTTTCTCTGCGTGAAGAGAGGATCGCGCAAAGCCGGACCCGCGGCTACGAGTGCCATAGCGATTCATAGCACTGGCCACTATACGCCCGCGCTTGACGAGAATCGCCAGATGAAGCTCTGCGTTATGAGCATCACGCTTGTTGGTTGTTTTCGGATCCTCCAGAAAGTGTTCCAGAATACCCCTGTAAGTTGCGTGGAGTTGCTCGGTCATTGTGACTGCCTTGCGTCACCGGTGAGCACATCAATTTTCAACACCATTCGCCGCTTCCAGTTGCGCTTGGTGGCGTCGCAGAAGTATTTGATATCAACGGCGGCGCCACACTCGGCGTCGCCCGTCTCAGCCTTCACGATTTTGCCCCATCTAGGAACCCAGATACGCCCCGCTTCGGCCACAATACCATCAAGCGGTTTCTTGCTAGGCTCTAAGACTGCGCGCACAAAGATGAGATCGCGCTCATACGCCTTTAGAGCCTTTGAGCGGGCGTTCATGTGTACCACGTCATCCTGTAGAGCCGTCGGCGCCCTGCCGGCAATAATATCCTGTAGAATCATCTGGTTCACACAATCAGACCAACGACGAATGGGTGAGCTTGCGTGGCAGTATACCGCCGCGGCCAGACCCCAATGGCACACATCAGCCGCAGTAGCCTCGCAATACTCTCCCGCGGCCATGGCGAGACGATCCGCGGGAAGTCCAATCGCCTTGTAGGCCTCAAAGCGCTCCTGAAGAATACCTGCGTGCCGGCGCAGAACACCCACGCCAGCCGCACGGAGCATCTTAGCCGCCTCGCGATTGTAGAGAAGCATGAGCTGCTCAATCCACTCATGGGAATCGGTGACAGGGCGCCCCGCGATACCACTACAGATTTCGGCGAGCTCCCCCGAGAGCATTGACTTTGTAACAGAATGATACGTGAAACTCTGAGATACACGTATCATTTCGGCTTTCCACACTGGCGCACCCATTTTCTTTTGAGCCTTGTCCCAGATAAACGCGAGTGTGACCACACGCCGATCCTCCCCAGGTAGCAGTGAGAACTTCCCTTCTGAGAGCTCCACAGGAAACATGGGTCGTATAGCCGCGCCATCCCTATAGAGTGTCTGACTGATTGCCCTAGCCTTATCTATCAGGCTCGGATTTACACGCAGCCACGATGCCACATCAGCGATGTGAATACTGACTTCCGTCTGCTCAGCATCTATCGGATGAAGCGTGATGGCATCGTCAATATCGCGACAGCCGGCAGGGTCCACGTGGAAGGTGATGCCGACAGCGCGCTGAGCGAGAGGTTCGGGCTCCACGAGTTCCCCCAGTTTCTTCCAGCGCAGAGGACTCGCATGAATCGCAATGGCCTTCTCTTCTGTCGCAAGATCCCCCGCGACTCCCAGAATTTCCATGAGATTTCCACGAGGACATGTGCCCTCGTCCCAATGACCGAACTCAATGACCGCGAGAACGTTCTGCGACACATCCTTTTGAGAACAGCCGACGTAGAAGGGGGGATATGATTCTGCGAAGGGCGTGAACAAGAATATGGGGTAGTTGCGAGAAGTGAGGCCGTAGCGTACCTTACTCGCCAGCTCCAAGGTCCCGACGATATTCTTGTGTTCTGCTCGCCAAAGAATCGCAGACACCTGGCCATTCTCTACTGAGACGGTATCACCAGGAAGAGCCCTGCCTGCGAGAGCAGCCCCTTCAAACTCCACGTCACCTACGCAGAAGTGCTTGTAGTCTTTTGTGCTTAGCATTGTAGCTATATACACCAGGAGCCACGTTATCAAATTTTCTTCGCCGCCAGGTAATGCCTCCTACAGAGCGCCTCATATTCAACAGCGGTTCCCACACTTATCTGGGTTTCCGAAGGTCCAGCTTTCCTATGCGTAAAAATGGCATCTGTCCCATTTGAGCAATGAGAACAGTAGGCCTTGAACTTCACCACCGAGTCTGCGAAGGGTATTAGATCGAGTATTTGACCAAACGGTCTTCTCTCAGCATCTCCATCAAGTCCTACACAAATCACGTATTTGTCATACGTTTCTACGGCGGAAAGCACAAAATCTTTCAGGTCGGGGAAGAACTGAGCCTCCTCAATAATGATACAGTGTGCCTGGCGAAATTGGTCTGTATTGATTTCGGGCAGAAGAGTGTTCAGAGCTTTGGCGGGATACTTTACTTGATCGTGGCTTACAATATGGCCTTCGGAGGAATACCGTGTGTCAAGAGAGCTCGTGAAACATACTGTGCGCCGCCCAATGATTGCGTGTCTACGAAGAATACCAATAATAGATGACGATTTCCCTGCGAACATGGGTCCGATATATAACTCAAGCCGCATGGTTCTGTTAAACAGATATATAAGGAGAACGGGATATATCCGCAAAGGAATGTATGATATCGGCACATCGCGGCAGAGGTTAAATATATGTATGTAATCATTTGTAGATGTATGATCGAGGTGAGATTATGTCAATAAATGAACAGAAAACAATACTCAAATTTATATACGATGATAAATTCCTATGCTCAACCCTAAGTGCCAACCGAGCGGATTTTGAGTTTGACTTAACTACGAAGAATATACCTATAGAGATATTCAAAATAAAGCAACGTATTTTGGAAAGAGAAAATCTGAAAGAATATGATAGTCACACATATCTGGGTGATCTCATAACTTTTATATTACCTGGGGGGCGTATACCGAGGCACACTGATAAGAATGGCATTGATGGCCGCATACATGTGAGGTTCAATGTTTTCCTACAGTTGCCTAATATTTGCCAGACGTTTTATGACGGCATTCTCGTAGACACAATAGAACGCCATTATGTTATGTGTAGATCTGGTATAGATATACACTGGACAGATATAAATAGGAGTAATATGACGCGCATTGCCCTGTCCTTTGGATTTATGCTTCCTATAGATAAAGTCAGTGAGCTTTATAAAATACCGAGTGAACATAACACAGGATTTCGCAACATGATACAAATTAGGTATATTTACTATCTTATACTTTCTACATATAAGTATTTTAGGTTTGGTAATAGAAGTACAACGTATGATCCAAAAATTCCATTTGTAGAAATATGTGGTGAGGAAGCCACGTTAAAGGTATGATTACCGCCAAGTACTTAAATTAAGTACTTGGCTCTGATGGCTAGAACGAGAAGCTACGAGTGATCATTTACCCGTACTTCCGAAGCCGCCCTCGCCTCGCACCGTCTCTGGCAGAGTCTCTACGCGACGCACCTCCGAAATCCAGCCCATGTCAGGCGCCAGAATCTGGAAGTGGCGCTCGCCCGCCTTGAAACCAGCTGCGCCACTCGTGAGTGCGACAACCGGCGCCTTGAGCGGGCCACGATAGGTGTTATCAATCACTCCAAGAGAGTTCGCCATGATATGGCCTGTCTTGAAGATGGAGGAGCGCGGGGCGAGCCAGTAGTGTACGGGCTCGCCGTTAAGCGTCATCATTGCCTTCACACCGAGGTTCAGAAGATGCGGCTTCCCAGGCTCACCTACAAAGTCCTCGGCGGTCAGAAGATCAAAGCCTGCGTTCAGGTTATCAGGATAGCTAGAGACAGTAAAGTCATAGCGGGGATTCGCCTTCAGCGCCTCGTCCTCGACAAGCAGATGGAGAGTATACTGGGCAGGCATGGTTATGCTGGTCGGCTGGGTGTGGTGGCCGCGCAATTTTAGCCGCCAGGCCTAGCTAAAGAGTTCGTTGCTACTCCACCCAGAATGGCAGAGATAACACTCCCTGTAAGCTTAGGGGAGGCGCTAGACAAGCTCACGATCCTAGATATTAAGCTCCAGAAGATTCAGGACGCAGGACGACGCCAGGATGTCCAGAAGGAATACGATGTTCTCATGGAATCCCTCGGCAAATATGTGGAGGCATACCCCTATCACTACCGGATTCTGAAGGAGATCAATCTCGCCATATGGGAGATTCAGGATGTCTTTCACGTTGAGCTGGAACATGATAATGGTTCCAGGATGTACAAACAGATTCTTCTAGAGAATGATCGCCGCTTCCGTGTGAAGGCGAAGATCAACGCGCTGGCGAATTCGGCCTTGAGGGAGCAGAAGGGTTACGCAAAGAAGCGTGCCTTCGTATATACGCATCTCGGTCTCGGCGACATGTATTGGATGAACGGGGCTGTGCGCTATCTCGCCACGGCCTACGATGAAGTCCATGTTGTCTGTAAGAAGAAATACGAGTCTAACGCGGCGGCCATGTACGCAGACGACCCCTGTATTAAACTGTTCCTCATCAATGACGACGTAGATCTCCACCCTTGGCCTATTAAGCGTCATTACTTTACTGAGCAGGGTTACACTGTATACGGCTGCGGCTTCTTTGCCCCCAAGGCCGAGAAGGCGATTTACGAGCTGCCCCATTCCTTTTATGATGATATGGAGATTCCCAGAGAAATCCGCACGTCCTATTTCCACGTGCCGAGAACGGAGGCCGCACGGGCGCTCGCAGATGCCTTCAAAGGGCGTCCGTATGTCCTTGTTCACCAGCAGTCTTCTGTCCAGACGCTCCCAATTGTCGAGAAGCTCCGAGCCGCGGGCGAAACTCGGCTCATCGTCGACCTCAATAAGAATCAGGTGGATGCCGCGACGGATCCGACCGGTCATGCTTTGGCGGAGCTGGCCGTGAACAAGCCGCTCGTGGACTACACGTATTTGATGGAGAACGCTGAGGAGCTTTGGATGATCGAGTCATCTATTTATTGCCTCGCCTCGCATTTGAATCTCAGCCGGGTCAAGCGGCGTGTGTGTTTCGCACCGTGGGGTGGCAACGCGGAGCGTTTAGGAGTATTTGAAACGGGCCAGGTCTAACGGCATGTGCCAAAGTTAGGTACACCCCTAGGGTGTACCTAACTTAGCCTACATGCCTACAGTAGCGATGTAGGCATAATATAAGTACCCCCTAAAGGGGGTACTTAACTTCAGCACATCGCGGTAGTGCGTCCAGTTTAAACCATTAGCTTCTAAAACCAAGTAGGAATGGCAGGGCCCACCGCGATTATTACCGGTATTACCGGTCAAGATGGCTCTTATCTTACAGAACTTCTGCTAGGCAAGGGCTACACAGTATTTGGACTAGTGCGACGCTGCTCGTTGAACAATAACACATGGAATATTCAGCATCTTCTTAATAGTTCGAGGCTGTTTATTCAACATGGCGATGTTACGGATATCAGCTCTATTCGCTCGATTATTTCTGTGGCCACTTTCCACAAGCCCGAGCGCCTGGAAATCTATAATCTGGCCGCGCAGAGTCACGTCCAGCGGTCGTTTGAGATGCCAGCCTATACACTCCAGGCTGATGGGACAGGTGTGCTTAATATCCTGGAGGAGATTCGCACACATCCTCTAAAGGATCGGATTCGCTTCTACCAAGCTTCCACGAGTGAACTATACGGAAAGGTCCAGGAGGTTCCACAGACGGAGCGAACACCCTTTTATCCGCGCTCCCCATACGGTCTAGCCAAGCAATACGCCTTCGGCGCTACTAGGCTCTATCGAGAAGCCTATGGTATGTTCACTGCGAATGGGATTCTGTTCAATCACGAGTCTCCCCGACGCGGCGAGGACTTTGTAACACGCAAGATCACGAAGGGTATACGCGATATTCAGGACGGCAAAGTCACGCACATCTCTATTGGGAACTTGGAGGCACGTCGTGACTGGGGTCACGCAAAGGACTATGTAGAGGCAATGTGGCGTATGTTACAGGCGGAGGAGCCGCGGGACTGGGTAGTAGCCACTGGCGTCGCACATTCTGTGCGTGATTTCGTAGAGGCGGCGTTTCGCTATATTGGCGTGGAGCTTACTTGGAGGGGTGAGGGCGTCGACGAAGTCGGCGTATGTAATAGCACGGGCAATGTGCTTGTGCGCGTAAATCCGGCGTTCTTTCGGCCGGCGGAAGTGGATTTGCTTCTGGGTGACTCTACAGAGATCCGCACGAAGCTTGGCTGGGCACCACAATACACATTTGACGAACTTGTGAGTGATATGATGAAGGCCGAAATCTAATATCTTATTTTAATATGAGATATAGAAATATCATATTTCTTATTTGTATTATAGTAGCTGTGCTAGGAGTGATGGCAATACGAAAAAGAACGAGAAGAAACCGAAGAAATCGTAAAACCCGAAAGGGGGGCGCTAGAGAGAATTTTCAGACACAACACAAAAATATACTTGGCAAAACGTTAACACCGTGTTCTACGAGTGGACAAAAGACAACAGGATATTATCGGACTGGCTATTGTTCTACTGGTCCTACAGATACAGGAACGCACGTAGTGTGTGCTCGTATGGACGATACCTTTTTGGCATTCACAAAATCAAAAGGAAATGATCTGACAACTCCTCAGGGCTCATTTCCAGGGCTTGTCGCAGGAGATAAATGGTGCCTCTGTGCTCTTCGGTGGAAGGAGGCATTTGAGGCTGGCAAAGCTCCTAAAATATTTGCCGAGTCTACGAGTGATGCTGTTGTGAAGTACGTTCCAAAGGATACACTAATGAAGTATTCTGTTACTTAAAGCTGGCAGCTATAAATTTGAGTCCCCAGTTCGCGGGGCGCGGGCACTTAGAAACCCCTCACTAACACAGAGGAGAGATGCCTGCAGGAATTCATCGTCCAGATTCGGATATCCAGCCTGTGGTGGGTATCCAGTTCGGGATATTCAGCCCTGACGAGATCGAAAAGCGTTCTGTTGTTGAAATCACAAACTCGGGAACCTACGATGGCAATGAGCCCCGCATCGGTGGTCTCTTTGATCCGCGTATGGGCATCTTGGACAATGGCAAGACGTGCCGCAGCTGCGGGCAGACCAATCACGGCTGTCCCGGCCACTTTGGTCACTACAAGCTGGCGCGCCCTGTCTACTTCATCCAGTTCTTCCCCTACATTCTGAATGTGCTGAACTGTGTTTGCGTGCGCTGCTCGAAGCTGCTCGTCGATAAGGAGCTTCACACGGCCGTCAAGAAGCGCCGTGGCGAGGCTCGTTGGCGCGCGGTGCTCAATCTCTGTAGCAACATTGCCCGCTGTGGCCAGGATACGGAGGATGGTTGCGGCGCGGTACAGCCCGACCGCTACACCCGCGACGGCATTGCCCGTATTACGGCTGAGTGGGTGAACAGTCTCACTGCGGCGGGCCAGGAGAAGGAGAAGGTCACCCAGGTCCTTGAGGTGGAATACGTTTTGCGCCTCTTCCGGCGCATCACCGATGAGGACGTGGACTTCATGGGGCTGAACCGCTATTGGTGCCGCCCTGATTGGATGATATGCTCTGTGCTGCCCATTCCGCCCCCACAGGTGCGCCCGTCTGTCATCCAGGACAACAACCAGCGCTCAGAGGACGATCTCACGCACAAGCTGTTTGAGATCATCTCTACGAACCAACGCCTCCAGGACAAGATTAACAACAACGCCGCGAAGAATCTTATTGAGGACGAGCACACGGTGCTCCAGTATCACGTTGCCACTCTCGTGGACAATCAGATTCCCGGTGTGGCGCCTTCCGCCCAACGCTCTGGTCGCCCTCTCAAGTCGGTCCAGCAGCGTCTCGGCTCCAAGGAGGGTCGTATCCGTTACAACATCCAGGGCAAGCGTGTGGAGTTCTCTGCGCGCTCAGTGATTACGCCGGATCCCAATCTCTCCATCGCCGAGATTGGTGTTCCGCTCAAGATTGCGATGAACCTGACGGTGCCTGAGAAAGTAACCCCCTACAATCGTGAGCAGATGTACAAGCTGATTCAGAATGGGGCGGACAAGCACCCTGGGGCCAAGACGATTGTGCGCCCCGATGGCCGCATGATCTCTCTGAAGCATGTGAACACACGCGAGATTGTGCTGAAGCTGGGTGATGTAGTGAATCGCCATCTGGATGACGGCGATATCATCCTATTTAACCGCCAGCCGACGCTCCACCGCATGTCGATGATGGGACACCGCGTGAAGGTTCTTCCCTACAACACGTTCCGCCTGAACGTGTCCGTTACGGCGCCGTATAACGCCGACTTTGACGGTGATGAGATGAACGCCCACATCCCGCAATCATATGAAGCTTCTACAGAGCTGGCTGAGATCGCCGCCGTGCCTCACCAGATTGTGACGCCTCGCCACGCTAAGCCGCTCATTGGCGTGGTACAGGATTCGCTGGTAGGTTCTTACCGTATCACGCGCCCGCAGGTGGAGTTCAACCGCCGTGAGTTCATGAACATGATGATGTGGAACAAGCGCTTCGAGGGCGTTGTGCCCAAGGCTGGACGTGGGGCAGAGGGTAAGCCGCCTCGCTGGACGGGCCAGCAGGTTCTCACGCAGCTGATGCCGCCTATCAATCTGGAGATGGGCAATGGCCTCTACAAGGACAATAAGAGCCAGGAGAACTACGTGAAGATTAAAGAGGGTGTGGTGGAGCAGGGCATCTTCGACAAGGACATCTTCTCCAAGCCGTCTAAGGGCATTGTCCACGTTACCTACCGGGACTACGGGCCAAAGGACACTGTGAACTTCATCGACAGCATGCAGAACACGGTAGAGCAGTTTCTCGTGTATAACGGTTTCTCAGTTGGCATCAGCGACTTGATTGCCGACGAGGACACGCGCAAGGAAATGGACGAGATTGTGAAGAAGCGCAAGTCGGCAATTGAGAACATTCTCCTCCAAATCCACTTGGACCTGTTCGATAACAACACCGGCAAGAGCAATCAGCAGGAGTTTGAGGACAAGGTATACACGGAGCTCAACAAGGCTACGGAGGAGGCGGGCAAGAAGGGCCTGGGTGCGCTGTCCGATGAGAACCGTCTGGTGGCGATGGTACGCGCGGGCTCGAAAGGCAGCACGATCAACATCTCACAGATGATGGCCTGTGTGGGTCAGCAGGCCCCAGAGGGGCGTCGTATCCCCTACGGCTTCACAGATCGCACGCTGCCGCACTTCAAGAAGTATGACGACGGCGCAGAGGCGCGTGGCTTCGTTGAGAGCAGCTTCATCCAGGGTCTCACGCCTCAAGAGTTCTTCTTCCACGCGATGTCAGGTCGTGAGGGTCTGATTGATACGGCTGTTAAGACGGCTGACACGGGCTATATCCAGCGTCAGCTCGTGAAGGCTATGGAGGACCTCACAGTCCAGTATGATGGCTCGGTGCGCGACAGCCGCATGAACATTGTCCAGTTCAAGTATGGCGAGGATGGCATCAACGCCACGAAGATCGAGTCGGCGAATCTGGGCCTGGCGAAGCTGAGCGACGCAGAGATCAAGCGTGACTACGGTATGGAGGGTGCCGACACGACTGGCGTCTTCGCAGAGGGCGTACAGCGTGGCGAGGACGCAGGGGCGCTAAGTGCCTTCGCGGAGCAGGTGCTCGCAGATCGCAAGATGCTAATCGAGGGCGTCCAGCGCTCAAAGCAGGACGTGGCCCTCTTCGCATCCGTGAACATCGAGCGCGTTATCACGAATGTGGTGACCAGTTTCCGCTTGGATAAGAAGGCGGCTACGGACCTGACGCCCCTCTATGTCATCCAGGGCATTGAGAAGGTCATTCAGCGCACGCAGAACTATCACAAGCTGTGGGCGGCGCTACTGCGCTTCTATCTGTCACCACACAAGATGGTGGTGAAGGAGCGGCTGACTCGCAAGGCCTTTGACACCGTATGCGAGATGATTATAGTGAAGAACTGGCAGGGTTGGGCGCAGCCTGGTGAGCAGGTGGGTATCATCGCGGCGCAGTCCATTGGTGAGCCTTCTACGCAGATGACGCTGAACACCTTCCACTTGGCTGGTGTGGCAGCCAAGTCCAACGTAACGCGTGGTGTGCCGCGTCTCAAGGAGCTGCTCAAGGTTACGCAGAACCCGAAGGCTATCTCGCTAGCGGTCACGCTCAAGCAGGAGATCCGCGACTCCAAGGAGAAGGCGCGGAAAGTGGCGCAGGATCTGGAGCTCACGCTCCTCAAGGATATCACGGTGAAGGCGGCCATCTACTACGACCCTGATGACTCTGAGTCAGTACTGGAAGAGGACCGCGACCTCGTGAAGTTCTACAAGGCTTTTGAGGCAGAAGTGGATCCCGCTGCGGCCCCTGCTGCGATAGGCGAGGGTGAAGAGGGCGAGGAGGAGGCCAAGCCTGTGTGGAGCCGCCTCATGCTCCGCCTTGAGCTGGACCGTGAGCGCATGTTCATGAAGAACATCAGCATGGACGACATTGCCTTCGTGCTGCGCCAGAAGTTCGGCACGGCGATCAACCTCGTCTACAGCGACTACAACTCGCAGCGCCTCATCATGCGTGTGCGTATCCCTCCTGAGATGAACTCGGGTATGGATGACCTCCTCGCACTGAAGAAGCTCCAGAACCGTCTGCTCACGGGCATCGTGATTCGCGGTGTGCCTGGCATCAAGGCGGTGAACTTCCGCCAGGACAAGGATAACGTGGAGTTCAACGCAGAGGAGGGTGCCTACAAGCAGGTGTCGCAGTATGTGCTGGACACGGACGGCACGAACTTCCTCGCGGTGATGAACCACCCCTACGTAGACGGCACGAAGCTCACCAGCAGCCACGTCCACGACATCTATGAGAATCTGGGCATTGAGGCCACGCGCTCAACGCTAATCCAGGAGATCACCACGCTATTTGAAGAGGCTGGTGTGAACTGCCGTCACCTGGGTCTCCTGTGTGATGTGATGACGCGCCAGGGCCGCCTGATGTCGGTTGACCGCTATGGTATCAACAAGATGGACATTGGTCCGCTGGCCAAGGCGTCCTTTGAAGAGACGGAGAAGATCCTGCTGCGCGCGGCCCTGTTTGGCGAGATTGACCCGGTAACGGGCATCTCGGCGAACATCATGATGGGCCAGCCTATTCGCGGTGGTACTAGCTTCTTTGAGGTGCTCCTAGACGAGTCCGCCTACATGCGCCTACAGGAGGGCATGACCCCGCTAGAGGGCTTTGAGGAGGAGGATGAGGGCCCTACTCAGGATCAGATCAACGCGGAGCTCCATGAGAACGAGGATGACATGTGCTCCACTGCTCGTCTGCGCATGAACGTGATGATGCCTCAAGGTGGTGTTGTCATGGAAGAGGCTGATGTGGATATTACGATTATGGATCAGGAAGGGGATGAGGAGGCATAAGGCCATCCCCATATAAATATACATGGATAAGGCACATACTACGAAGCCACCCTGGGCTATACCACAGTGGCAGCGTCGTACAACAATTTCGCTGGTTCAGCTGAAATACGCAGCGTGGAACGCCCCACAACTGGAGGAACTCCAAGCTGCTAAACACCGAATCTCTTTTTTAGAATCTACGAACCGTTGGGAACTCTTGAAGAAGATGGTTAACCCCTACGAAATGGTCTACACGCATGAAGATCCGCATTTTCATCCCTCTATAGCCGTCATCAAACCCCTCAGCCGATCCTATTTTAAGCTGATTGAGATGCTGGATGTCCTACAGTTTTTTGAACAATTTCCGAAAAACACGCCGAAGATACGAACGGCCCATATCGCAGAAGGGCCTGGTGGATTCATCCAGGCTATTACAGACCTCACTGAGCGTCACCGAAAACTTCTACAGCAGGCGACGGCGATGACGTTGAAACCGACGGATCAGCGCGTTCCTGGGTGGAGGCGAGCGGCGTCTTTTCTACAGCATCATCGTGAAGTCCGCTTACATTATGGCGCTGACAACACAGGTGACGTGTATAAGTTAGCTAACCAGGATTCATTTGTAAAGGCGGTGACACCTGGTGCGAACCTCTTCACCGCTGACGGCGGCTTTGATTTCAGCATCAACTATGATATTCAGGAGCAGCGCGTGTTTCATTTGTTGGTATGCTCTGCGACAATCGGACTCCGATGCCTGGCCACCGACGGATCTTTTGTGCTGAAGCTATTCGACATCTTTTCAGAATCCACTATGATTCTTGTGGCTCTTATTGGACGCTGTTTCAAGGAGTGGACACTCTATAAACCTGCTATGTCGAGGCCGTGTAACTCGGAGCGGTATTTTCTGGGTCGCGGCTTTGTAGGACTTTCTGCGAACATTCTTGCGGCCTTGAGCGAGATACAAAAGAATAACGCCGCGGAGTTATATCCTGTGAACAGCGCGGAAGTGCTTACCACCGAAGAACTAAAATACATACAAACGCATGTTGCGACAACAACGCAGGAACAGCTCCGTGCGATCTCTCTTGCCGAGAAATATGCGATTCATCCTGAAGTGTGGTATTCAACCCAGCTTCAACATGATTTTCAAACGAGCCTTTCATGGTGTCAGCGATTTCGCGCACCGTTCTCATTAACGAAGCCTATTTCTGTTCCTCCGGTCGTATATACTTCTGGGCCAGTCGTTTTCCCACAATCACTGTTGCCTGGTGGTGGTTCAGCTGCCCCTCCCCCATCCGGTCAAGCATCAGCAACATTGTCTGTAGAGTGTTCGGATCAAACTCGGATCCTGTCACAGTCTCAAAAAGATGAGGGTAGTCCCGAACAAATTCCGGCAGAAGTGCCTTAATGTCGTCAAGGCTTCTACCGGCAGCGCGAAACTCCTGTGTGCGCTTCACCATGGCGCGAATGTAGATCGCACGTTCAGCGGCGGGGAAATCAAGCGAGCGCCCCTCTGCCTCGCGCAGAGAATCCTCAATGGAAGGACCCGTATCGCGAGGAGGGCCACGGTTGCCGGATACTGGCATTTATAAATGAACGTATTTTTGTAGCTCATTTTTTACGTATGATGCCGTTAGAATGACAGACGAAGAGAGTGTTGTTAAGACACTGCGCGAAACTATAAACAAGTTCAAGGCTCCATATTTGAGTGAGCATTATGGCGGCGGTAAAGTTCAGATGGGGGGGGATCATTCAATCCAAGATATAAAAGAAGAAATGAACGACGTGCGCAACCACATAGATAACCTGTATCAAATCATTATGGAAGTTATTAAGGCCAATGGTGTTGTTCCAAGCACAACTGATATGACAAAAAAGGCAGTATACGCCGTATTTGAAAAGAACGGTGTATTCCCTGCGTTAAGGGCAAATCCGTCGTTAGGTTCTATTCTAGCACATTATGCTACACAGGATATGCGGACATATCCCTATACATTCAACGCAGCTCATATTGATAATCTAGCTAAAAAAAGAGTTGTGCCGATTGACATTATCATACCAAATAAAGAATAAACGGCGACTATAGCACCTTAATATAGTAATTAACGATAGAGTGAGATGGTTAGTCTCAAACCAGCAGGAACTGCCACAGTGCGTAGAAGAACCCGGCGGCTGGTTTCCAAAATTCCTGGTATTCGAACCTTGTCGCGGAAGAACTGTCCTCCGGGTCAGATCCTTCGAAAGGGTTATACGCGTCATTATACTACGGCAATCCGCGTGAGGGGATATACAGTTAAAAAGGATACGGGGACTGCTTACCGCGTGTATCCGAAGAATAAGGAAATGTATGTTGAATCGCGCTGCGTGAAGAATACAGGTCTGCCTGGAAAGGGTTCTAAATCGGTAAAGGCGTTTGGGCCTCTCCGAAAGGGGGAGTTGGCGAAATACGGATACTCATTCCGAGCGGCAGATTCCCAAAGACACGCAGCCCTTAAACGTGCGGTAGATGAATACACGCCTCTGGGTGTTTTTAGAAAACTCGACGCTGTTGCTAAGCTAACTCATCGGACAGTTCCCAGAGCCGCCAAAGTATTCGCAGCGGACAGGGCCTGGATCAGCGAAACATTCGGCCCCTTGAAGGCTACTTGACGGGAAGAAAAAATCACCTATGAGAAGAATCTGTAATGAAGACAGCCGTATTAATCTCTGGTCTGCTTCTCATACTTGTGGCGAATCTGGTGATGGTCTACTACGCACCGTATGGACTTTCTCCGATGGAGGGCTTCCAGAATAAGCCTATGATGAATAACGCGAACGCTTCCATGAACGTCCCCGCGAACGCTTCTGCGAACGCTTCCGCGAACGCGCCTGCTACAGAGGCTTCTACGAATGCGGTGGAGGGTTTCAGCTCGTATTACTTGGAAAATGCGGGTGGTGCGAAGGAGACCTATTCCCCCGTGGGCGCCTTTGATGGCGTGAAGCTATCCACCGGCAACAGTGTTTCTGGCTGGCGCTACACTGCCCCGAACGAGCCCCTGATGGGCGCAGAGTTCCAGCCTGGTGCGGACAGCCTCTTCATGTTCAAGAACAATCAGTGCAAGCCCGAGTGCTGCGGCGCGAGCTTCAGCTGCGGTGGTGGCTGCGTGTGCACCACGCCCCAACAGCGTCAGTACATCGCGGGCCGTGGTGGCAATCGCAGTGAGCCGGAAGATTCTGCTTAAGCAATAGAATGAACGATATATGTATCATAGGCGCAGGTGTAACAGGTCTCAGCATGTTACTCCTACTCCAAGAAGCGAAAGCTGACCTTTCCAAAGTGGTGATTATTGATCCCAATTTTGATGGGGGTGATCTAGCACGTCTATGGACGGCAGTCAAATCGAACACGCCTTGGTCAAAAACGGTAAATGCTTTAATGGCCGCGTGCCCCTCTTTGAATCTCGCTGCGAATGAGCATCAACCTTCCGAGACGACGAAGCTTGTAGATATCGCGCATCTTTTTCGCAGAATCACGGCCCCTGCGTTGAAACAGGCCAAACAGATCCAAGGCTACGCGACAAGCGCCGATTATACCGATGCGTGGACCGTACATATCAACGCAGCAGGAAAGCCGCTGGAGATTCGCGCCAAGAAACTCATTCTGGCCCCAGGCGGAGAACCCAAGAAAATGGATCTACCCATTCCTTCCATACCTCTAGAGATCGCCCTTGATGCCACTCGCATACAGCACTATGTAAAGCCAGGTGATAAGACTCTCGTATTTGGAACTCTTCACAGCGGCACCTTAGTCATACGTAATCTAGTAGCCGCGGGTGCGAATGTCACAGCCTTCTATAATAGTCCTCTGCCGTTCTATTGGGCACGTGATGGCGCGTATGACGGAATCAAGGAAGAAGCCGCAGAAATCGCCGATGATATCGTAGCAGGGAAGCTGTCCGTGGAGCTTGTTCCTGTCCAGGATTCATCTAAACTTATTCGCAGTTCGTATAATGCCGATTGGGTTGTATACGCGATGGGATTCACCAGTAGAAATACCATACAGTTAAGTGTGGGCGGGGTTGCTAAGCCAGTTGAATATAATGGATCGACTGGCCAACTGACCTTCCCCGCATCGTGGGGTTTTGGTGTAGCTTATCCGAATCTCGCCCCGGATGGTGTTCATTGGGATGTGAGTGTAGCAGCCTTTCTGGAACATATTAAGCCGCAGATACCAACGATTCTTCAACCTTAATTTTGGCAAGTGACGTTAGAGATGAACGCATCAGCGGCACCACCTGCAGATCAAGGCCCAGTTGCGGGGGCGGTAAATGCAGTTGCACAGGCAGCCACAGGAGCTGTTAACGCAGTCGCGCAGGCGGCTTCCGCGGCCGTTAACGCAGTTATTCCTGGTGCGAATAAGCCTGCGAACAATAAGAAAAATAACGCCTTCACATTCAACAGCCTGATTCCTCTTGGTAATGCGACACCGCCTCCTGCTAATACGAATAAGGCAAACAACGCAGCGAATACCGGCTTCAATCTATTCGGCAGCGCCACAAAGCCCGCGAACAACAAGCCGGCGAATAATAAGCCTGCGGAAGCTCCCTTCAATCTATTCGGTAGCGCCACAAAGTCCGCGAACAACAAGCCCGCGAACAATAAGCCCGCAAGCGCCGTGGGAGTCGAAAGCGCGCCCCCGACATTTGCCAACTTCTCCGTGAGTAAGTTGGCGGAGTCTCCCTGGGCTCTACCTCTCGGTATTTTTGTAGGGCTTATTATATTGTTTCTAATCGCCTTTTCCGTGTTTAATAAGCAGATTAAACAAGGCTATGAATATGTAACACGTTCTTTTCAGGATTCGGTAGGATTGAACTCCCAACCTGCAGTAACAGCTCCCATCATACCCGCCCAAGGAACTATAAAAGAGATAACTGTTCCACCTGTCGCCCCTCAGACAATAACGCCTAATCAGCATGCCATCTCGCACCAGAGCATTGTTGAGAAAATCTTGCCTTCTGGAGGATCTGCGGAAGTCTACAACGTTGCCCAGAACAAATTCACATTTTACGACGCCGAACCTCTCTGTAAGGCGCTGGGCGCTGAGCTCGCGACATACGAACAAGTGAAAGACGCCTGGAGCAAGGGCGCCGATTGGTGTAACTACGGATGGGTTAAGGGGCAAATGGCCATTTATCCTACCCAGAAGGATACCTATGATAAGCTCCAGGCGGGCCCTGCGGATCAAAAGGGCGCCTGTGGAACAACGGGTATCAACGGCGGATATTTCGACAACCCGGACATGCTCTATGGAGTAAACTGCTACGGCAAGAAGCCGGCTCAGTCTGCTCATGATGAAGCGCAGTTGATGGACGAGGGCAAGATTCCCAAATCTCCTGAGACACTCAAGGTGGATCAGATGATGAATGATTTCAAGGCCCAGGCGGATTCGCTATTCGTGAAGCCGTTCAATGATGGAAAGTGGTCTACGAAGTGATCACTTACGTCTGCCACCCCATTCATTCGATTCTGCTGATTCTTTCAAGTATGTATCTCTGTTCTCATACTCAGATACGTCCTCACCATCTTCAATGCCCAGAAGTTCATCGACGATGCGCGTGTGATGCGATTTATCTTGTGAAATCTGCGTCCACATATACTCCTGGATATCATACTGGCGATCAATGCCATACATGAGTTCCGCGTCAACATCATGCCACGTGCCCCAGAACTTCCAGAATTTGTGCCACTCTTCTGTATCAATAACATGGTCATAGTGAACTTTATAGGGGCAATCAACCTTACGAGCTTCTTGATAACCGAACTCCCAATTGCTCTCATAACTGCGCCTACCCCTATTCATATAAAGCCCCGTTGCGATACGAGAACCCAGAAGCTTTAGCGGCACTTCTACAACGTAGCCATGTGATGCGAGAAAGGGTATGAGACCCATCTTACAGAGACGGTATATCGCAGTTCGTCGAGGAATATCATCGTATAAATCCCATGTTACAGTCTCATTCAGCCAGTCTTCCCAGTTCATCGCTGTCAGATAGTTATTGTCCTACGGATTCATATCGAATTATCTTTAGACACTTACGCATCGCTATTGGACCTGGATCTCGGCGCCCCCTGACGTTTTAAGCATGTGCTCACAGTACTTTCGCGATTCGCTTTGACGAACTTGATAATGTCCGCCGTTTCATCCCGAGCTCCCGGTTTCTTCGCATAATACTGATGTAGCATCGATTCCAGATTCGTAAACGTGAGGGGCGCGTTATGCTTGTCCTCCGATACAATGAGGCGCCCGCCACCAATCTGAATCACCGGATTGGTCATATTTGTCGTTTTAAGGGTTTGAAGAATCTGCGCCTCGTAGTTGTTTCGTGATTCGCGCGCCGATTTCACCTTCTTATTGAGCTCTACAAGGGTATTATCGTAATATACCCAGTAGCGTATCAAGTTGCCTATCTGCTGTATTAGATCTCCGTTGCCGCCGGTAGGAACTATACTCATTCTATTCCGGGTAAAGCAGTTCTGCGCATTTGAAAAACGATGATGCCGAGTGTCAATAATACTACTACGAGAAGGAGTATGAAGAACACACACGTAAGGATGATATATGGGAACACCCGTTTCATTACATGGTTTAAGAGGGGATCTATGATCTCTTCTTTGACTCTGTCTCTTATCTCATCACGACTTATATATTCGAGTAGTTTACTGAATAAATTGGCCCCGGGCTTCGTCATTTCCTACACTACTATTCTTATATCCTATAGCAAAGGTATCCGCAGATGAGCTTCCAAGTTTTACCCCCGCAGTTTGAAGCCGACAAGAAGCGTTACATATTTACATTCAGGAACGCACCCAAGATTGAAGTAACAACGAGCGACCCGTCAAAGTTAGATGTCACCGAAGAAGACCTTACAGAGCTATTCGTAAAAGAATTCCTTGGGCAGGCCTCCAAGTACTTTTCAAGGCCTCTGGAGCCGGCTGTTTTCTACAAACGTGTTGAATACAAGTGGCAGACAGAAGAAGTGGAACTCACAAAGATTCTTTCTACGGGCGAAACATTCCGAGCAACATGGGTTCCGGCTCGCATTATCTTTTACACGAGTCGGTATGAACTTTACTTCAGCTTGGCCGAACTGGAGCCGGTTGTTGTTCCTTCCGCCATTCCTCCCGGATTTCTGGATGAACTCGGTGTGCCTGGGGAGGAAGTATATGAAATCGCCCCAGAAACTGAACTTCCGGAACTCCCGATTGCCGATATTACTCAGGAGATCATACCCTATGCCGAGATTACTCCAGAGGAAAAGGCAAAGCGAGAAACTGCTAGGAAACACATTCGTCAGGCCCGGCTAAGGGTAACACTCGCGCAGCTTCGGGCAGAAAAAATGGCGGAACGGTATTTTAAACGATATGGAAATTTTGAGATGGACAGTTCAGAATCCGAGCTTTCTTCGGAGGAGGAGTGAAACCAGAAAAATATACGCTCGCGCTAATACAGAAGCAATATGGCCGGTTCAACCTCTGGAATGAAAGCTCTTGGCGCCCTCGCCGCCTTAGCGGCCGTTGTACTTGCTCTGGCATATGCGAGACCTGACCTATTTCCGCAGCGCGATGGTTTCCAGGCGACACTGTCCGCGGCGTCTAACTATTCCGCGCAGGCGGGCGGGAATGCGGTGGCTGGCCCGGTGCGCGAGCAGGCGGTGAAGATGGCGCCCGAGGTTGTCCCGACACCGGCCTCTGGCCCGGCCAACTTTGGCAGCGCCGAGCAGCCCGCGGGCTGCTACCCCCGTGACCAGCTGACGCCTTCCGAGCTGCTGCCGAAGGATGCGAACTCCGTGTGGGCGCAGCAGAATCCTATGGGCACTGGCTCACTGAAGGGCAAGAACTTCCTCTCCGCTGGTGCGCTCATCGGCGTGAACACGGTGGGCCAGTCTCTTCGTAACGCCAACTACCAACTCCGGTCTGAGCCCCCGAACCCCCAGGTCCCGGTCACAGTGTTCAATGTGCCCACTATTGAGCCCGACGTCAACCGCCGCTCGCTTGAGATCGCGTAATAATCTAGAAAGATGTAAAATAAGAAACTACACGACTACATCGTATAGTTTCTTAATTTCACGTATATATGTAGAACACACAATGGGTGCAACTGGTTCGAAGGGTACTTACGCACAGCCTTTGACACTAGCAGCTTATCCCGAAAATATGCGGGGAACTGCTAAGTATCAGAAGGGTATAACAGGGGGCGTTGGTTCCAGGGAGAACGCAGCTCGCGGTAAACTAAGAAAGTTAGGTCTACAAGTTAACAATCTTATGTCTCAGTCTGCGATCTCGCGTGCTCAGGCCTCTAATGATGCCCGCGCGCGTGCGGCGGCGGAGGCAGCGATGAAGAGGCAGAGGATGATGAGCGCTGCGAAGCGCTTTGGAAGAGGTGTGGCGAATGTATTTAGAGGAAAGCTGAATATCACGCTGACAAACAAAGAGCGTGCGAAACTGGTGGCTAACCATGGAGTTATCGATCCCACTGGTAGTGTGGCTAAGAGAATCGCTGCGAACTGGCGTAAATCGGAGGGTAGAAATGTAACGCGCAAGGGTGGTCTCGTCGGCGCCGCTAGAGGCCTGTATCAATGGGGGCATAATATGTGGACACATGGCCGCAGGCTAACAGACGTTGAGCGCCTTGCGCAACAGGCTGCTGCTAGGCAGGCTAGATATGCTAGCCAGGTGAACGTTGTTCAGAATGCCAGAAATGCGGATTTCAATGCGCGCGAGGCGGCGAAGAAGCTGGCTGCTGCACAGGTAGGGTTAAGAGCTGCCGCCGCCGCCGCGAGTGCGGGCAGACCTGGAGGAGTTCGGGCTGGTCTATCTAGAGCGGCTCAGGCGGTTCGTGGTGCACTAGGCGCAGCGGGAGGCGTGCTTGGAGGTATTGCTCAGGGACTGCGTGCTGCGATTAGCAAATGGACGCGCAGAAATTCTGCTAACAATGCGAGAAGGGGTAACAATGGAGGCAAAGGGGGTAAGCCCTCTGGTGGTAGTGCGGCACCCCTCGCCGCAGCCGCCGCCTCCGCAGGATCCGCACAAAGTGCCCTTGCTGCCGCGGAGACTGCGCCTCCTGCCAAGCAGCCTGCCCTGTTTAGAAGGGCACTCAACGGTGTCACAACCATGTTTACTCGTGTCGCCAGGGCGACTGGTAACCCCCCTCCGAGTAAGGCGGCAGTTGCTACCTTTAGAAGTGCGGTGAATAAATTTGGGGCAACGAGAAACGGGTTTAACCTTCCAGGATTGATTGAAGCCAAAAGGCAAGGTGGCTTTGCAAGGGGAGGAGTAAATAGCCCTGGGGTGCTAGTAGATGCTGCCGGCGCTGCTGCTGTCGCTGGCGCCGCGAATGCCGCCGCATCGGCGGCCGCCGCGGCGGCGGCGGTCGCACCGAATGTTGCTCCCGCCGCTGCCAGAGCAGCTACGGCTGCTAGAAGGGCGGGTGTCGCCGCCAACAACGCCGCGCGTGGTGCTAGCGTAGCATTTGTAGGAAAGGCGGCGAACAAGGCGCAAGGACAAGCTGCTGTAGCCGAAATAGCCGCTAACCAGGCGCTCCAGGGTGCCACGGCAACAGCTAGTAGGTTGGAGAACATGAGCGAAAATCAGCTTCGTAACTATGTAGATCAACACAACATAGGTCCTGGCAATGGTAAGGCATACAATTTACTCGCTAGGAAGTTTAGGAATAGAATGGCCGCGTCGCGTTAGGTCATTGGGGCCTCTGCTAACGGCACATGCCTACATCGCGGTACCGCCAAGTACTTAAATTAAGTACTTGGCTCTGATGGCTAGAACGAGAAGCTAAAGTAACTCCAATGACAAGCACATCGCGCTATGTCACACTACACTAACAATCCCCTCCCAGGAGATTATTAGTCTAGAATAGAATGGGTGTAGGAGCTTCGCGACCGAGAAAGGAACAAGCACTTCGAACATGGACAAGGGCTGCCAAAAAATACAATGTTCTTCATCGTGATAATATACAGTTAAATAATCTATATCGTTCCAGCAGATCGCGTAGGTCACTCACTTGGCGACAGAAAGCCCGAAAACACGCAGGAAATCTCTACAATCGTGTGAGGCATTGGAGGCGCCGTTCCAATACGGCGAAAATCCGTTCAGCCCGACAAAAGGCGGCGGCTAAACTCAATCGCGCACAGCAATTAACATTTGAGGCGCACCAAAAAAACGAGGCCTCAGCTAAGCGCAAGCTTAATAAAGCGGCGCGCCTGCCTCAACGTCAAAGATATAACGCTGCGATCCAAGAATATTTCGATAAGGGATACTTATTTGAGAATGCCGCCCCACGCGATCCCAACAATAACACGAGGTTCGCCCCAAGGCCAGGAACACTGGTACAACGGTGGATGAATGTTTGGCCACACACGCAAGAACTTGAAAGAACTGTTAAACGCGCACGGCAGACAGCTGCTAGTACTCGTGCGACGGCTGGTCGTAGAATACTAGGACGTGAACGCGGAACACCATTTGGTGCGGCTGTATAAGACGTAAAGTAATTTGCCTAGTCAATCATTAGATGGGAGACCTAGCTGGCACATTATCATATGCTATGAGCTATATAGGGCTCACAAGTTCTGATTATCCTATCGTGCGAGTAAAGAGCTCAGTAGATGGTCAGACATATTCCGTACGCGACATGCCTGATAAGCAGGAGGCCGCGGATATTATGGCCAAGGTGCGAATCAAGATGAACAAACTCAAAATCCATGTTGAATCCTCTTACCCCGACAAGCCGCAAGTGATCCAGCTCTCCAAGAACTTTGAGGCCACTTCCTCGAGGCTCTACGAAGCTACTCCCGAGGCAGAATTCACTAGTTATAGTGTGAACAAGGGTGAGTCTATCCATTTCTGTTTACGAGAACGCCAAGGAGAGAATGAATCCCTCGTTCACGAAGACATTGTCACCTTTGTAGCCATTCATGAAATGGGTCATGTGATTACAAAGACAGTAGGGCATGGACCAGATTTCTGGAATAACTTCGCCTGGCTTCTCCAGGAAGCTGAGCGCGTAGGAATTTACAAGCACCGTGATTTCCGTGCTCATCCGGTTTCCTATTGCGGCATGAAAATCACGGATCAGCCCACATATGATGCGGCAAAAGATGGAACGGACTTCTCAAAAGGAAGTTAATCTAACGTATGAATATAATGGGTGTCTTTTCAGCAGCTAAACGTGCTTTCGGCTTTGGCGCTACTAAAAAGGTGAATAATAAAAATAAAACGTGGACCCCTAATACTCTAAAGGTTTCTCGCAGTGGGTCGTTTAATAAGGGAAGATTAGGTGCTTTACAGAAGGCGGAGCAGAATAGATTACAACTAAGAATTAAAAATGGATCAAATCTGACAATTAAAGCACAAGATGCGCGTTTAAAATATGCTCGCGCTGGTTGCGCTGAACTTAAAAAGGTAATTGACTCTGAACAGGCTGGTCTGCTTACCCGGCTTGGAGCGGTTGGATCTCTTGGACTAAAGGGTCTGTTTATGGGTACAAAAAGTAATATTGAAAGCGCAAAGATCAGAGAAGCTGATAAGAAGGTAGCAAAGGCGGCAGAAGCTGCCGAACAGAAGTATAGAGAGTTAAAGGCTAGCTTAGTTAAGGCCGGCATAGAGACCAAGGAACAGGCCGATAAGGCGCTAGAGGAGTATAAAAAGAAGGTTCAAGAGAAAAAGGAGGCTGTAGTGGAAGCTCAAAAGGCGAGCAATGCTCTTAAACAAAAACAGAAGAGCAACCTAAATAGTGCAAAGTGGGAGGGATATAGAAGTTTAAAGACGAATAATGTTAACTCGGCACGCAAGAAAGTAGAGGCGGCTACAGCTGAAGTAAGAGAAGCTGCTAACAATGTTCATGCTCTCCAAAGTGAGTCTGCCAAAAAGGCGGCCGCCTTAGAACAACTAACAAACGGTAGTACAAATAATACTACGAGAAAACAGCAGCTGCGCAATATGTTGCCGAGTAACCCCTTTGAACAACTAACAAACGGTAGTACAAATAATACTACGAGAAAACAGCAGCTGCGCAATATGTTGCCGAGTAACCGAACAGGTAATATTTTCAAGAAGTTTTCCGAAAAAAATCTTAAGAACTACTTGAGATTAAGCTCAAGTAATTCACAAAATCTAACTAATGCTGCGAGGAAGGAATTAGCTTCAAGAGAAGAAAATCCCCAATAAGCTTAGCAATTTCCTTCAAGAGATTTTCATTTGGACCTGTATTCCAAAAGACAATCTCTTTACTGTGCCTTGAATAAGTTTCTCCCACAAATAAACTTTGGCATGCGACGTTAGAGATGGCCGAAGAGGTGATACCAGAATTTGTCCGAGAGTTATTGTATCCTTCAACTCTCGGCAGTTTCAGAGATAGTATGCCGTCCGGCGAGCTGACGGTATTTCTACATACTGCCCCTGGAGCCGAGCCGAAGGAGCTAACACTCAAAAACATGTTCCCCTTCATGACCCTACAGGACATCAAGATTGCGATATACTTGGAACTGAAAAAGGACTCCGCGGCGATTCCAGAGTTTATGTATCTGTGCGTGCATGGATCCGAAAAGGGTAAGAAGTTCCTCGGTGGTAGGACGGTGCCCATCGATTTCACCTGGAATCTTCCCAACGTGGAACCCAATACGAGCTTCAAAAATCATTTGCCCTTTGAACTCGCTGGTGGTTCCAAGCCAGTTGATGCCCGTTTCGTGGAATCATCGGGCGAACGCAAAATCATCGGGATTGTGAATCGCGAACGCATTACATTGGAGGATGCGTTTTTCAGATTAGGTATCGCGAATGGAATCCCCGAGTTCCATGCTTATCTCTATAAAGATCTTCTGGCTCTGGTTCCAGGCGCCAAGCCACCCAGTGAAAAAGAATGGAACGGTCGTCTATATCCATTCTTTCCATTCCTAACTGTTGCCACCGTGGAAGCAAGCCCTGAGCTAAGAGAGAAGGCGGAGCGCATGACGACGATCTTTAGCCGTCGTCAACAGTTCCTCATGCGCCTACAGAGCCTCCTTGATGAAGATGTGCCCCTGATTCCTTTCACACTCGCAGGAATCAAGTTTCTTCGTCTGACATGGTCGAAAAAAGCCGGTATTCCTGGGATTGAAGCCATGTTCTACGAGGCACCTGTAAAAGAGCGTCGCCCCTTCATGCGCCTGATGCCTGTAGAGGGTTCGGGTATAAGTAAGGTCTTTCTCACGGATGAGAATAAGCCGGATATTCAGGACCCTAAAATGCTGGTGAACTGGTCCCAGGAGCGCAACCCCACCCCTGAACAGGATTACGCCTTTGCGAAGATTCTTATACGCAAGGGCCTCATGAATCTCCCACCGATTTATGCGACAGTGCGCCTGTTCAATGATGGCTCCGCAGATTGTATTGTTGAGCCACCGAAGGGTGTAAAGAAGCTTGAGCCGCGCACGGATCTGCCCTCCTTTGGAGAGAGTCTGGTGGAAGGTCTCAAAGATCTCCCATATATCAAGAATGTGCCAGATATCGGCAATGCCATGATGGTGCTGGGTATTCGCCTCAAAAAAGCAGATCCGCAGATTAGCACGCGCACATTACGCGAACGCCTTCCAGTGTTTACATCTTTCTTTCAGGAAATCGCCCCACTTCCTGGGGAGCGCCCCCTCATCATGTTACGTTTCAAGCTCGTGAGCAACTTCGCCACGGAGGATCGTATACAGACATTTATTACACAGGTTATTAATCGCAAAGTTCTACGCGGAGAAGGGCTCGCTGCGAATCTTGTGGAGCTTGTGGCGGACGAGTTTCAGCTGGACCTCACAGAAGCTAGAAAGCAAGTTGCGATTAAGCTACAGGCACAGAGTGACGTCGCTATGGTAAATCCCGAGACAAAGGATTACATGTTACAATACAATCCTGGCATTGATGTGGGTATTTTCGCACAACACCCCTTTTACACGTTCCATCTCTATAGAGTTGATTCATTGGAAAATCTCCATCGTGTCATTACAGTGTTATCACTTATGGTCAGCGCAGAAATGTCAGATTTACAAGTAAGTGTGAAGGCAGTTAAGGAACTTCAGGTCGCAGAAGGTTTACAGGCGCCTGAGCCCGCCGCAGCCGCGCGGGAGCCTGAGCCCGCCGCAGAAGAAGAACTGCCGGCCAACGCGGGTGCCGACGAAGTGCCTGATTGGGCGGATCTCGACTTTTTCCAGGATCAGGAACAGGAAATGACGCTTGAAGAGGCTCACGCAGCGGAGGCATTGGCCGCACAAGAGGGAACACCTTATCCTGAGACGGGAGGAGAAGGTTCGCCGGCCCCTGTGGCTGCAGCCGCCGCGGCGCCCGCCGAAGAGCTTAAGAAGGAACTCGCGGCTGCTGTTGTCGCACCCAAGGAAGAACTAGAAGGCGTTAAAGAGGTCGTGGAAGAAGAAGAGCCAGGTGTGGAAGAAACAGGAATTGCGAATTTCTTTTTGAACAAGCTGAAACAGGCCGATCGCCGCCTATTTGATTATACAAAGAAGCATCCATCGCTGAAGCGCTATGTGAGTAAGTGTCAACCTACATATGGCCGTCAGCCCGCGGTTTTATCCGAGGCCCAGTTTCAACGAATGCAGGAGGAATACGCGGATGACCCTGTATATTTTCAGATCTTTCCCTTGGAAGATGATGACGCAGACAAACCTGAAGGAGTCATCGAGAAGGATTATTTTACTGTCCTGCGCTTCGGAACAACGCCCCAGAACCAGAACTATTATATTTGCTGCCGCTACTTCTGTACAAAGGATGAAATCATGATTCGCGACTCCGATCTAGAGTCTACCGTGATGCGTAGACCCAAGGGAGCCCCTAAGCGTCCTGGAGAATGCCCGTTCTGTAGGGGCAAGGTCGTCACTTCTCGTCGCGCACCCAAAGCCGGTGAAACAATTCTGCAGCGCGAAGTAATACCCAAGACAGAGCAGCGCCATCTTTTCATTCGCTTCCTGAAATCCACACCTCACCCAGAAGGATTTTATCTACCCTGTTGTTTCTTGGATGAAGCCCCTATTAAGCTAACACATCCCGCCTTTGACAAGATGAAATCCTGGGGCGCAGCTCCGAAAACCGCTCCAACTAAAATCGTAGGGCGCGCAGCCGCGGTAGCTCTAGAAGAGGAAGATGAGGAAGCAGGAGAACGTCGCGCAGCCGAGGGACCTCGGGAACTAGATGCCGGTTTGCCCATTTTTGATTACTACGTGTTGCTTGCGGGTGTTACACGGAAGTATATTATTGGAGCGGAAAAGCTCCCTCTTGAAGTTAGCACGCTTATGGGTAAGGGCCAAGGCGAGGCACAGGTGGGACTTCTCCCTCCTGTATTAGATGAGTATTTTGAACAGAACCCTACAGAGCTTGTCAGTCGCACCTTCAACCCCCAGAAAATCAAAGACGGTGGTATGGGTTTTCTTCGCGTCGCAGTAGAAAATCGTGTGCGTTTCCAGAACGATAGTTTTCTGGCCGCGATTGCCCCGTTTTACGCATTGAACAGCGCAGAACAAATGAAGGCGCTGATTATTGAAAAAATCACACCGCGCATATTCGTTGCCATGAACTATGGAAATTTGGCACTTGAATTCTATGATCCTGCTAATCCTATGATAGATCGCCCTACAGAGTCAGAACTCATAGAGTGGGCATCGGATGAACTGGAGGTGGATCTTCACGAAGAGAACAAGGAGTCTCTGATGCGTGCGTATATGAGCCACACTTACTTTCAAACTTGGCTGAAATCAACGGATACAAAGAAAGAATTTAGACATTTCGCCCTGATGCTTGCGCAGTCTAATCTCATTCGCAGAGGTATTGGTCCTGGCACGACATTTATTGTTCTAGACATCCAGAAATCTGGAAAGGTAACTACGCGTTGCCCCCCCTTCGGCTATAACGCGGAAATTATGTCTGGAAATAACATCGCATTCCTATTACATCACTGGTCTGGGATCTGGGAGCCCATTTTCTATGTAGATAACCGCCCTGTAGAACAACGTGGAGTAGACATCTTTACACTGGTATTCCAAATGGCGAATACTCCACGCTGGCCGGCCATTGTGCGCAAACGTCTACAAGAATATATGGCGCAATGTAGTTCTGGCGGACGTGCTGCGTATACATCTCAGAGTAAGATTAACTCCGCCGCGATGATTCCTTCCAGCATCGCAAATCGCATTCTCAGGCGCGACAAGCGGATTAGTCTAGAGGGCGTTGTGCGCGACGCATATAATCATCTTGGAGCACTCTTATTCAAGGACAAGGCATTTCCAGGTGCCGGCTATGTTCCTGTGCCCGTCGTCGACGACGGGGAACTTATTACCAAGCCCAAGCTGTTCATGGACTGGGACGAACCTGAGTTTAAGCGTGCACCCGTCGATCATATTCTTCATTTCTATAAATCATTTATTGAGACACGATTTTCGCTATATCCTGGATACTCACCCGTGCGCATTGTGAAGGAGCGTCAAAGTGACAGCATTGTCGCAATTCAACTTCGCAATGGTCTCTATGTTCCTGCGGGCCCTCCCACTGCGGAGGCCGTTGCGAATATTGTAAAGATGCCATCTGTTATGATTGATGAAATGGAATGGAGTCTGAACCACGAAATATGCCTGGAAGATAAGGGGATTGAGATTCCTGGTGAGAAGGGGCGAATGAAGCTTATTGAATTCCACGAGATCTTTGAACATTTACGCTTGACATTTTCGAACTGGTTGGCGGCAAAGGAGGATGGTGGCAAATTCAGAAATATTCTAGAAGAGGTTATCTTTTCACGGAGACTTCCACTCTATGAAAAGCGGAAGCGCCTAGAAATTCTTCTGGAGTCCCAGATTGCCGACTGGATTACAACCGATTTCACAGAAGAAGATAAGAAGCATTCACACGAAACATCTCTGTTACGGGTAGATTGTCGTATTCGCGGCCAGGAAACGTGTGCGGGAAAATGTGTATGGAGAAAGAACAGTCAAAGGTGTCTATTACATGTGCCCAAGGAAACGGAGTTGGGTGATAGTGAGAAGCCTGTATCTGCGCCCCGTGTTCTTCTTCTGCGCCTTATTGAGGAGCTGCTACGGTATGGTGAAAGGCGTCGACAGCTTCTCGACCAGGACGTTAGCCGCCTGGCAAGCTTAGAGAAACCGATTACAATCAATGGGAATCAGCGCATATATCCTGAGAAATCAGCAGCATGGTATGAGCTTCTTCGCCTAGAATGGGCCGAGAGAAAGGATGAAAAGCCGCAGTTCTACGAGGAGATGTCTAGAGAAGCCGGCGAAGCCCCGCCTCTCGCACCTCAAGAAAAAGAAAGCGAGCTCCCTCCTAGCCTCCAGCTTATATTAAACGGGGGGCCTGAGCCGGACCCCAAGACGGGTGCCCTCCGTCTATTCCGTGCGCCCTTTGAGACGCTTCTCGTATCGCTGGGACTCACCCCAGCGCAACTCTCTATAACAGCTGATACCACAGCTCTTACAGAAGAGATGATACGAACCCTTGTTCACGCAAAAGCGAAACCCATTGTCCAGATTAATCTAGAAGTCGATCCACCGGTGCCTATTGCGAAAAGACCGGTCCGTCCCACAGCTCCTGGAGTGCCTGTCTTTATCATTACATCAGAGGGCCCTGCCCTGCTGCTACGTTCTCCACAGGATCCGCAGTTCCTTTTGGAGTCTGATATGCCAAACGGACTTCTAGAAATTGTGAAAGGGGCGAAGCGTATAGCAGGAGTGAAGCCCGCAGCGCCGAAATCTGCCTAATAATACCTTAGTCAAGAAAGCCGTAATCCCCGAGGCTGCCGGTTGCCTTGGGTGCCTGGTCAAACTTTACAATGTTCTTACAACCCTCGCGCACGGCCCTTAGACGCGCTGCGACCATTGCCTCCACCTCATCGTCTAGGCGATTCAGCTTGTAGCGCTTGAAGTTGTCGTTATCGGGGTGGAAGATCATAATGTACATATCACTGATTCTCAGACCATAAAAGGTCTCTAAGAACCAGCGATACACATTGAGCTGTAGCGTATAGTGCCAGTAGTTCGCATCAGGAAGATGCGCCACCGGCCCGAAGCCAGTTCCAAAGTCATTCTCCATCTTAATCTCCTTTGAGCGCTTCCAGTCATAGATGACATAGGAGTCATCAGACTTACGATAGAAGACCATGTCGATGGAGCCCGCCAGCTTGTGCTCCTCGCTCCAGACCTCCCACTCACTCCTGAAGGGCACCAAGTCACCCTTTGCCTCCTTCCAGAAATTCATGAAATAGCGCCACTCGGGAGTTTCAAGCACACCCGGTTGAATGAGTTCCTTGTGGCCATGAAGGAATTGCTCAATCGCGAGGTGCATCGCCGTACCCGCACCCGACGCAGAGGCGCCATTGTCATTCCACTCCTTTTTGATCTGGGCAGCCGTTTTCCCGAAATGCTTATTCTGGGGCCACTTCGGCGACGCCATCATCTTCTTAATCACCGCATCCGCATCAAAGTGAGGAAAGAACTCGTGGAGGAACTTGGTACACGACACAATCCCTTTTGAGCTTCCCTTTACAGTGTAGAGGTGCGTGGGCTCGTCGAACTGTATTTCGTCGTCACGTGGATGTTTGTTTTTGAATGAGAGTTCTTGCCAGGATTGGGGCATATGGTATAGTTTCGTCCCAATACTTTAAGCGCGGTTAATTTTACAGTCGGCATTTCTTCAGAATAAATAAATGTCGCGTGTTGGCTATATGATAGTGATTAACGACTCGTCCTCCGATGCTTATTTATACGGTATCCCTAACTTTGAGGAGGTTCCGCGTAAACTCTATGTATCCTATTTGGAAGCAAAGAAGGCTATAATGGAGGCCGTTGCGAAATTCGGTGAGTTCACCCCTGTAGCTTACGGCGATGCGTATCCCTACGAGAACACTACGTTTGAAAAAGAGATTTCTCAAAAGGAGTATGCTCTGATTGGTTGGGTGGCAATGTCCAGCGATGAGGAGGATGATGAGCCGCCCGTGCGCATTCCTATTGGCCTTCTGAAGCTCCCTATTCAGGATAGCCAGCAAGGCTCATCATAATCTTACCAATCTTATTCTCGCCATCAATCTGCCCTGTATTCCTATCGCGCTTTCCACCCAGGTTGGTAGTAGCGCCAGGAGTGTAATATAAGAGATACTTACCCTGGTTACGCGCTGTCTCAACGATTTTGCGAAAGCGCTTATCCAACGTCCACCGCTGCTTCAGAGCCTCCTGGAGCACGCCGTCCTTCTCCGTAGCCCACTTAGCTTCGTCTACCACTGCGCGGTTCTTCTTGAGTGCGACACCACCCATTGCGACTTTCACGGCTGCGAGCTCCGCCTTTAGCAGATCGTGATCTTCCGCTTCTGGTAGGGGTTTTGTACCCCCGTTCGTCATACCGAGGCGATCGTTCAGGAAACGCTGATGGATAGAGCCCTCGCGACTAAATATTGTGGCAGCCAACTCGGGCTTGTTTGTAGCAAGCTTGGCGCGCATACCGCCGATATAATGCTCGACAGTGGGATACACAACATCGCCGTCTTTAATGGGGAAGGGGGCGCCAGGTGCGAGCCAACGCGCGGCACCAGGGTCCTCAATGCCGAGAATGTCTTTTGCGCTGGAGGCATCCATATAGAACTGGAATACTTCGCCCACGGCATATGATTTCTTTGTCGCAGGATCAGCGGCAGGACCAGGGGCGACGGCAACTGTGCGAGATGGAGGCACGGCCTTCCCTGCGCTGCCTGGCGCATTCGCCGGTGCGTTCGCGGGCTTGTTCGCATTTTGAATAGCCGTCGCAGCCGCCGCCACCGCATTTGCCTTGGCCCGCGCCGAAGCTGCGCGACCCGCGTTCACCGGCTCTCCAGGAGGAGGCGCCGGTACCGCGTTTGCCTTGTTGCCCTCTATCTCTACCTGCGCCACCGTTAACATGCTCTCCTGCCGCTTCCGCTTGAAGATGAACCAGCGATTCAGGAAGGAGAACTCCTTAACCCCCGCCGGCATCTTGTATGTAGTTCCTTTCTTCTTTGCCATCTCCCATGACACATCAAAGGTCGCACTGGAGTTCACCATGCCGACCGCCTTCAGCTCATCGCCCGTCAGCAGCTCGCAGCCGATTAGGCGCATCTTGTCCTCCAGAAGTCTAAAGGGCACAAGGAACTCCTGGTGCGGGGCACCAATAGAGATGAAGTTCACATCAATAGGAAGGCCGAATCCACCATCGCCCTCGGGAATCTCCTCCGCGTCATACTTGCGTGTAATCTCCCACAATGTCGTCGGGCCCTCCTTCCCCGTTTTAGTCTTGCCATTCGGTGTATCCGCCAGCAGATCAAATATCTTCTGGCCATCAAAACAGCAGCCAATGAAGTAGCCGCCCACCTTTAGAGTCTGCGACAGATTCTCCAAGAATCCGTTCAGCTTCGCCGGTGTCTCAAAGAAGTAGTGAATGGCGAACATACAGCTGATACAGTCGGCACCCATCTTCAGGCGAGAAGCCCCCACCTCCTCTACATAGGCAGGCACGGATCCAACCGGCTTCATCTTCCCAAATACAGAACGCAGAATATCCTTCTCCTGGTCATTATTCCCCGCAGAGCCATCCACAAGTGGCTTCGTGGAATCCGCGATGGCAAAGACCATTGGTGGCACATTGTCTAGGCCCCCACGCTCCACTGCGATACCCATATAGCGCGTGTAGGCGCTGTCCTTGGAGTCCATAATGTTCTTCGCTGCGTAGTCAATGCCGAGTACGAACTCGGCACCGGCGCGCATCCAGTTATGGAGATCACCCGCCACGCCGCACGCCGTGTCAACCAATGTCTTACCCTGACCCGAAAGCCCCACGCGATACAGGATCTCGCCACGAATCCAGCGCCCGTGGAACTTCTTCATTCCATCTACGAGACTCTCATCAATCGCAGGCTCCTCGCGGTCAAAGTATTTGCGCGCACCACCTGTCGTGTCACGGCGAATGAGTGACAGCTCCTCCTCCGTAGGTTGCTCCGCCCCGGTCTTAATCATGGATACAGTCACAGGGTCGTGAATACTGTTCCAGGTGTCCTCCGCCACACCTTCCGAGTTCAGCGTACGACTCAGCGTACCACGCTGGAGGCGTTCCGTCTTATCCATACGAACACGCAGAGGCTTCCAGCGCCACCCAGGAGGCTGCGCAGGGTCATAGGCCATCTCCACGATGGTCTTATCCTGAATGGGTTCCTCGGAATCTGCTGTCATAATATATTGCTCGCCAGTATCGGGATCACTCTGAACAGGAAGGCGGCAGATAGCGGCCATCGGATCAGGAAACTCCTTCGGAGTAAAGATAACCGGCTTATACTCCTTCTTGCCGCGGGACCCATACGCGGTGCGGTCACGGCGTGGAAGTTCGCGACGATTCAGAATAATATCGCGGGCATTCTCCTCGTGCGAGCCCACATAGAGTCGCAGAGTCTTGTAGTTTACCGTCTCGCCGGTGGGGCCAGGCTTGATTCCCGCGACAATCTTGTCCTGCGTTTTTGAGCCCGTCTTCTTCTCCGTGATTACGAGGAAGTCCACTGTGTTATCGTGCGCCGGCTTCCACTTCAGCTGCTCCCAGAAAGTGGCAGCGGGCCTCTCAGGTAGCGGCAGGGCATTAGGGGTGAAGATCAGTCCATCCGTGTAATAGGGGCGCGCCGCGGTTAGGACGCGCGTGGCCATACGGAAGATACTGTCATTGCCGGCCTTGCCGAAGTAGAACTCCTTCGCAGCCACCTGGAGCTTCGTCGCGGGAGTGACGCCGTTCACCATGATCTTCGGACCTTCATCCTTGTTCCATGTAGACACCCACGCCTTCAGCTGGAAGTGGCGACTGTCCTCAGGTGGAGGGGCCACAGGCGGAGGGGCACCTTCTTCTGCGGGCATCGTCGCGCCGGCCTCAAACGGGAAACGGCCCACATCGCGTCCATCCGTCGCATGTAGGATGTCAAAGATGAGGAACTGCTGAATCGGCTTCGGAGGCGAGTCGTTAGTCTTTGTGACCCACTCACCGTCAACGAGCGACTTGCGCAGGGCAGGATTCCGCAAGCCGGTGCGATACACGTTCATGCCCATATCAATCAGATAGAGATCGCCCTTGGAGTCAACGAATCCGAGGCAGCGAAGGCCGTCAGCCTTGTCTGTCACATTGTAACCGTCTCGAATATTCGGGGTTTTGGGGACACGCTCCTTCACGAAGTTCTCTTTACGCAACGTACGAAGAGCAGGGCCACGGAAGAGGTCGGACTTCGTTAGCTCTCTGTAAGCCGCGAGCACCTTCTTGCGTGTATCCTTACGGATCAGCACAGTATTCTTCTGGATACCACGCAGCACCTCACCGACCCCGCGAATAAGGCGCTTCATCGCGACCTCAGCTGTGTCATCCGCCCTATGGAGCAACTCAACCTCAATCTCATACGTGGGCTGGTTCATCATGACGTCCTGGTCCCGGAAAGAACGCTGCCACTTGAACTCACCGCTACGGAGCTTCTGTGTGCTGCGCACGATAGACATATCGATACGAACACCATCGGCATCAAACGCCCAGCGGCGAATAATGCGGAAGGCCTTGCGCTGCTGGGGCCATGTAGTGAATAGCTTCTTCACGGCCGCATCGTCATGAGCCATGTCGCGCTCCCTGCGTACCTTGATACGCGTATCGTAGTCCTCCAGGTCAATCTGGGAATCCGCGGTGGCGCGGTCCTTAATCATGACGGTGTAGGGCTTGCCGGCCATTGTGTCGTCCTGGCAGTAGGCCTGGATCACTCCGAGGCTGTTCAGAGTAAAACGCACGTGCTCCGGGGTGATTACGGTGAGGCGATCCTCTTGAGGAAGAGATGCGTACCCCTTCGCGCGGAGACGCTGGGCCACTGCGAGAAAGGTGACAGCGTCAACTTCTCCCGCGGCGCCGAACGTGGTCTCCAGCTCGTAATCGAGGTGTGTGATCCACTCTTCCACCTTTTTCCGAATATTTTCGGCTTCCGCGGAAAAGAGTTCCATAGGGCCGAGTTCTAATAACTTGTATAGCTTTACCTTTGGGTGTCCGTGGGCCAATTTTTCCCCCTTAGCGGGTAAATGAACATAATAACAGCGAGCAATGCCATTATAACTACGGCGAGCCCCACTATGATATTGGTATTCGAATATACATCTCTTGATTGCGGTGGTGACCACGCCAGCGATGGATCCTCAAGAGACGAGCACTTGCCGTTGACGCATGTTTTACTAAGACAGTCCGAATTATACCAACACAGTTGTCCTTCTGCGAGGCTACGTGAAACGTACTTATCAGAAGATCTCGGAGGCGCGTATCCGTTCGCCTCAAGTGTCTTTTCCAAGCGCCTAGATTCAAATAGATTGGGATTCGGATCATCTATCTTTTTTCCCTGGTAACCGGCAGCCTTCAGCAAAGAATCTAAATATGTATCGTTCGCTTGTTCGGAGTTAATGACTGTAACGGCGTAATCATAATAGCCATCTGTATTGCTCAACATAAGTAATACTACGGTTACAAAGGCGACTAGACCAAGCAGGTGAGACTTCATTAATATTAGTTCAGAACTTACCCAACGCGGCAATGGCCTCCACACGACCTAGAGCAGCAGCCCAATCGGCTTTTTTCGGCTTATCGAGGCGCGGGCCGACCCCCACTCCGCGCTGTGCCATCTTCCCCTTGATATCCTCCAGAGTACCATCGGCCTCGGGCCAGTCAATCTTCCAGCCATCGCGCTCTCGCTCACTGAGCCAGGCGGACAGCCCCACACCTACAGAGCTCTCCCCACGTGCATGGAGAACCGCACGCGAACCGGTGGTCGCGCCCCATACAGGCAGCTCAGTAGACCATGTGCGCGGATCCGCGGGGAAAAAGCGGACTTTCTTGTTCGCCTCGTCAACTGACACCTTCTGATAGCCGAACAGAGCGCACATACCTGCGTCAAGCTCATGTGTATCCATGGGCGGCGAGACGGCCGAAGTCTGCTGGGCGGCAACCTGCTCTAGAATCTTCTTGCGCTGCCACTTAATGCCACGCAGCTCGGCATCTGCGCGCTCGGTGATCTTCAGAATCATATCGCGCAGAATAGTGCGGCGCACGGCAGGCGTGGCTCCGCGAAACTCAGGATCCGTCTTCCAAAGATAAAGGCTGACAGGTCCAGGCGGCTCAAGAGGTGTCGGTGACCAGCCTCCAGGCAGCGTGGCCGGTGCCTCCACACCCTCTTGAGTATCAGATACTGCGGAAATCTCTATCGGAATCACTTCGCGCGTCCGATGGGGATTCTGTGTCGCCCACGATTGAATCTTTTTGAGCTCGTCCATTTTCTATATGTATATGGTGTCAGGGCTTTAGTCCCTTCCTAGCGCCTCCTGTGCCTTGCGCTCCTCTTCTTCACGCGTCGCAAAGTCGTCGCGTGTTTTGTGACAAAACTCCATGAATTTCTTGATTTCTACAAATACTTCTGCCGGAAGTTTACAGAGATCAAAAAAAACACCATTACTATTCTCGCTGTATTCGGCCTTGGAGTTTTTCAGAATCCGGTAAATCTCTTCGAGCTCCGTCTTGGAAAGACTACGGATGTCATCTAACATTTTCTTGCGTTCGTCGTATTCTTCTCCAGTTAAGATGGCAGCTGTCGCGCTCATTCTAATCTACATTTTAGTGAACGACAGGGCGCTCTTCCGCACTATCAAGGCAACTGATCTGCTAGATCTTCATCGGTTTCCTCCTCAGCATCCTCCTCAGCTTCCTCCTCCGCATCCTCCTCAGCTTCCTCACCCTCCCCAGTCTGCTCAGCCTCCTCCTCAACCTCAAGGCCAGCCGTATTCTCCTCACCCACGGTTCCGATGTTGTCCACCGCAGGCTTCGGCGCAGGCTTCTTCCCCTTTGAAGACCGGAATGTTCCCACACTCAGAATATACGGATCATTCACCTGGAAACGAGACTTCTTGATCTCAATCTCCACCTTCTCGCCAATCTCCACTGCCTCAAAGGCCTCATCACCAATGTGGAGATCGCGGGGAATGATGACACGAATCGCATCCTGGTAGGACACATACATACCCATCTTATTCTTGCGAATGACCTCACCCTCAATCACCGCCCCATCAGGGGGGTTCAGCACATTGCCCTCCGCTTGAACATGAAAGATGAAACTGCCCGTAAAGCGCCCCTTCTCCATGGAGCCCATCGAGCGAGAAAGCACCTTTATAGTTCCGGGCTGGACAAAGCCGTGGCGTGAGCAACGACCCTCAAGGCGTGCCTGTAGCTTGTCTTGAATAAGGTTTTCAACGGAACCAATCTTATCCCGCATATCTTTTGGAGTCAGGCTTACTTGCTCTTCAAAGACCGCTGTATGTTCCATCCTGTACCTTCCTATCATTGTAGCATATCCTCAATTTTAAGCAGGCAGGAAGCTAACTCACTTAGTTCCTTTGTGATCCGATTTAATTGCCTCAATAGGACGGTAAAAGTAGCGACGACCAGCCTTTGCCTTCCCCATGATATCCATCCACCGCAAAATAATGTCCTTGAGTGCGCAGGCGCGAATGGCATTCTCGAATTTCCGTGTTTTGAAAGGCTTTCCAGCCTTGATTGCGTATGGGGTCGTGCGCACAAGGTCTTTCACTGCGCTCTTTTCAAACTTGGTACCCGCTGCCTCTGCGGCCGCCTTCGCCTCTTCTTCACGTTTGCGCCGTAACGCCTTCTCATCTAGGTATTCATCCGTAAGAAGGAAATTCGGATATCCTTCGCGAGTCATTAGCTCTGCGATATCTTTGAGCATACGAACGTGAAAGGAAATAGTGCTTACTATAGAGCACTCGCTCCCCTTTTCAGGCTTCGCGCCAGGCGGCACAGGACGCTCATTTGTCTTAAAAACCAGGCGACCCTCCTTGCCTTTATTCACAACAAACCCGTAAATAGCACCCGCCGTCGTGTTGTTCGCCTGTAGACCAAACAACGGATCCTCCTGATTGGATTCAAATACACGCGCCACCGCCTCAGAGCAAGGGCCAGCCTCGCAAAAGTATTTGAGTGCCCCAGTTGTAACATCTACCACACGGAAGGCACTCGCACCCCCCTTTTCTACAATATGATGTTTCCCTATTGTCTTTGCGAGTTCGTCCCCTTCTGAGAGCAGCTGTAGCTGTTCGTTGGGGCGCAGACCCTCGTCCCATACCATTCCCAGAAGGGCATTTGACAGAGCTACAAGGTATTCTTCGCGCTTATCTTCGTAAGCCTCTGTCTCTTTTATATGCTGATACAACCAGTTCACCATAATGAGCTGGTCATTCTCCTTGAACTCTGCGTCACCCTTGTAGCGATCGGCAATCGCCTTTTGAAGAGGCACAGGAAGATCTTCCACGGGAGCTTCAGTCTTAGAAATGGCCACAGCCCACTCTTTCACATTTCGCCAATAAGCCGAAAGAGTGCCTTCTACGGGCTGAGCGGCAGCGGGCTGGGCGGCAGCGGGCTGGGCGGCAGCGGGCTCAGCGGCTGCGGCTTGTCCCGCGCGAGGCATCTCAGTAGGTTCATATGAATCTCTTTTCACAGGCACTTCCGCCACACGTAGTGCTAGAGGTATCCGCACATCGGCCAAATAATCTGGCTGAAACATGTAATAGCCGTTCCTGTATACAATATAACCCTCTATCTCTGTACCAGAGCGCGTAGGCAGCTTCAAACGAAAGGATTGATTTCCCACGATTTCTGATAGCAAGGCGGAGAGGGCCTTCGGCGGAACCGTAGAAAAACTCTCCTTGATGTCTTCAAGTTGGAACATCGGCTGTCCATGGTATTTTTGCTTCTGTCTATCATCTTCCCCGCGAAATAGCTTTCGTATGGCAGTTTTCAGCTCAGATTCATGCCAACGTACTGCGTATTCGTCATAGGTTGTTGTGTCCAACTCCTCTATATTTATATCAGTGCGCTTAGCACATTCGTATTCGCATGTCTCAATCCAGTCGCATACGTTCGTAAAGGGTGTATCATTGATGTCCACTTCCTCACGCACGTTACCCTGAGAATCCACATGTGTCTGCGTTGACAGGCCAGTGACAATAATAGCGTCGCGATTCAGATTACAATCCAGCGCGTATCTCTTTAGAGCACGTGTAACACGCCCAACTAACATCGCTTTTGACATGGCATTGCGATACATATAAAGGTCCGCCGTCTCTGCGTCTTCTTCTTCGCTGAACATATTTACAAGAAGATGAATCGTACAATTTCTCTCTTTTTCTGGCATAAGAGAGTGCGAGCAGGTACGAATGCCACGACCCAGAACCTGTTCCATCTTATTCAAGTGAAACCAGCTGTCGAACACGTAGATCTCGCGCACAAAGCGGAAATCAATACCCTCTGAAGCTACCTGCGAACCAATAATGAATTTCACCTCACGCCCATCCATATTTGTTTTGGCACGCGCAGCCTGGATAGCCTTTGCGTTATTCGGCGAGATATTCGCGCGACCAGTGATCAAAATATATTTGGCCGGCATGAATTTATGTCCAGCCCCCCCATGTGTCTTCTCACGTCTCTCACATAATGCGCACTGGCGTCCTTGGCCATCCTGGACTCCATCGGCCAGAAGAGGCTTGCGATCGCCCCATGGGGTATAACCATTTGCCTCTAGTGCGAGAGCTAACGGAAGCGCCCCAGACTTGATAAAGCGGCTGTAGGTGAATATAACTCCTTTCGCAGTCTGGGCACGGGTAATCGCGAGTTTCGCCTTTGGCGATGCGGCCCCGAGATTTTGAAGCTGTAGCCACGCAGGAGCGCCACTGCGTGAACGATATTGTGCAAGCGAACCACCCCCCACATCTTCAAAACATGTGTCAAACCCTACATCGCGAATCTGGACTCCCTCTTCTGACGGAAATAGCCAATTTCCTGCTTGAACCATTTCATCAATACTGCTGATACCAAGACTACCGGCCTCGATCGCATCGGATGATATTTGCTGATACTCTGCCATAGAATCCCCTTCAAAGCGAACAGGCACGAAGGGGAGGCGTCCCATACGGGCACGCTGTTCTTCGGGAATCGATTTTCCGTCGGGGCTGTTCGGGGGCCACGCAGGAAGCACTGGTGTTCCCATCGGAGGCAGGCGAACAGGAAAAGAAAGTGGATTCTCACCGCGCATGAAACTTACGTAGGCATTCGCGGCTGCGCCAAGTAGCTCCTCACCTCCGCGGCGACCCTCCCGTTCCTTTACAAAGGCACCTGTCGCGGGGACGAAGATATCACGCTCAGATAGTGTGGCCTTTTTATCATTCATCAGCAACAGATTCAGTAGAAATACAATCTCCTTGTGTGAGTTATACATCGGTGTTCCCGACATGAGTAGGAGTTTCATCCCTTCCGCCGCAGTAAGAACCTTCATCAAGCTCGGTGTGAGTTTCTTTCCGGCCTGTGATTCACTGAGTTCCATTTCGCCTCCAGGATTGTCTGTGTCATCATCTGCCGTCTCACCAGGATTGTCTCGTAGGTTGTGTGCCTCATCAATAATGACTAGGCGCCCGCTGAATTCTCTGCGAAGAATGCGATCTCTTTGGCGTGTGGCCGCTTCTGCGATCCGTTCCAGCTCAGCCTCCTCACTGAGCTCTTCTTCTGTCGGCGGGCCCTTGCGTGCTGCACGAATAGCTCCTAACTCCTTTTGAGCTTCCACTGCCCTTTCCTGTAGACCCTTTGGCACTTGTTTTACGAGATCATCAATCATTCTGTGAAACTGGATATAACCCATGAACAAATAGCGGGAGTTAATGGACTGTGTGACGCGTCGAGTTACTAAGTCGCGCTCCCGTTCAAAGTCCGTACCCGTTCGTTTCAAATACGAATTTCCCGTACACCCCTTTGCGACATTCGGGCCTTCGGAAGGTATCTCCAGCGCTTCATCGTCAAAAATAGTCCGACGAAATCCGGGCTGAATGTTTCTAGGTGCTACAATAATAACTTGTCTGCGCGGATACGAACGAAGGTAGTTCTCGGCCACAGTAATGGCCGCGCAGGTCTTTCCCACGCCTACGCCGTGAAAAAGTAGGGCCGATAGGTATGGACACTGGGGTGACAAGAACCGTCCAATGAATCGCTGAACAGGTGTGAGCTCAAACTCTTTATTGGGATCGCACGGGTTCACGCCGTCTTTCGCCTGCTCGGCAATACTATCCTGTTTGTTTTCAGCGAACTCCTGTTTCTGCATTAGCTTCTCCGTAAAACGTGGGTCTTCTGTATCAGGATACAGGCCAGCCTCTTCTTCCCATGCGTCCATGGCCTCCATAATCCGTGGATATAGACCCAGATTTGTAATTTGCCCCATGAGCTCGTCTCGTTTTTCCAGGGGGTACATTTCCCATTGAGCGAGAATTTCCTCTTTGCGGGCTTCAGCCGACATCTACCCTATGGGGATCTTTTCGCAACAGGCACAGTTACCGCAAGGGGGCAGAACTTTTGGAGTATCTTATTAACCCGGAGCAACACCTGCCGTTTTTCTGGATTCTCTGGACGAATATGTTTGATAGCTTCATCATACGAAAACCAGCGTATTTGCCGAACCTCTCGTTTTATATGCTCATTCTTCTCCGCCGCGACTTCTATAGATTCCTCTCCAACACCCGCCGGTGCGTATGCGATATAGTATTTGTGACAGTAATGAACACCGTTTGATCCTTGGAATACTTCACGTATAGGCTCCATATTTCGAATAGGATATATATCCCGTTCGGCAATATTTGTCTCTTCCCATGTCTCGCGCATGGCACAGCTGTATTCAGACTCAGAATTGTCGCGCCGCCCCTTAGGAAATCCCCACTCAGGCTCTTCCCATGGAGTTATTTCCTTTATAAAGCCCTCTAGCATCGGCTTGATAGCTTCCATCTTAGCCCGTGCCTGCTCCTTTTCATTCCTATAGGCATGTGAGCCCTCTTGTGGAGGGCCCCATAGACTTTCCCAGAGCTTATCGAAATCCGATGTGAGTAGTTTATTATGCTCTTCTCCGGTCATACAGGACAAATGCTGTTTTATATACTCAATGTCAGAAATGCGATATTTACCACGCATAATCTCTATAAAGCCAATGGTGTCACGCCGTTGAATCAATAGAAACTCCAAGTGCGAGTAAACGGTTTCCATTCCTGATACGGCTCCTTGGAGAAGGGCTTCGGCTTGATTCCACCCCTCTTTTACCCGAAACAAGATTACTCCGTAACTCGTGATCGGTTGCGGGCAGTTTTTTGATTGGTGACCCGCAGTTGAACAATTCGTACATATCATTGTTGTTGGTGAAAATATTTTATAACTTTTCATTGTGCTAGCACCTACCTATGTCTTTTAGGCTTTTCGCGTTTAGGCGCGCCTGTAAACTTTGCTCAATTATACACAGAAGAGATGCGATTCCCTCCTTCAGTCTGGGGACCCATGTTCTGGCATACCATACACGTGGTGGCACTATCATACCCGAGCAACCCGAACTACGCTCAGAAGAGGGCCGCGAAGGAGTTTTACGAGAGTATGGCTGAGCTGATCCCGTGCCCCAAGTGCCGTGAACACTACAAACAGCACCTACAAAAGCTGCCGCTTTCTCCGCATCTTGATCGCCGTGATGACTTGTTTCGTTGGACGGTTCAAGTCCACAACGAAGTCAACGCGCTCCTAGGAAAGCCGATTGTAACCGAGGCGGAATCTATTAGATTTTATTCACGCGTGGGAGCAAGGGAACGCTCCCCTTTTATAACACAGGTAGATCTGGAAGAGATTGATGCCCGATCTATGATGAAGGGGGCTATTATAGGCGCCGCGGTAGTCGGTGTAGCTGGAGGCCTCCTATGGTGGTCTACAAGAGGAGAGAAAGTCTAAGGCCATAATAAGATGGGAAAACGGGGTGTGAGCCGTAAGGCGAAACAAATAACATATAAACCCGAAATCTATGAAGGTCTTCAAATTATGGAAGGAAAGCCTCAGACAAAGGTACGCGAAATTGTTCTGGAGCCCAAGATGACAAACGATGAAATCAAGGGGCGTGAGGGCACCTATTTCACGGACAAGGACGCCGATGAGATTCTGGATGAAAACGTAGACGTCTACGGTAAAGATCCTGAAACGGGCCAAAAAAGACTTCTGGCTCGTTTCCGTAAGGGTATACTTCCGCCGCATCTTGTGAAGACTGGTTGGGAGGCCTACTATCAGACCGCGGCGGCGAGTCGTAATCGCGGGGCGGCGGCGGGACCCATCAAGGCCGACTCCAACTATTGGAAGAAGCGCAAACCCGTTGAAATTAACAAGTGGTCCGCGCGCTACGAACAGGACGGCAAGCTATCAAAGATGCGTGTGAACAACAACGTGTTCAGCTCTGTCTTGGGCTACTTTGAACAGACACCGTTCATGGGCCTTCCGTGTCGCCTCACGTCGTACACACAGAAATACTTCCATCAATACAAGCACGGCATCCCCTTTATCCAGGCCATTGATACGGCTTTCAAACGTCTGATTCCGGACAAACACCGAAAACAACTCGCGGCGGTGAAGGAGCAGCCCCGCTATCAGGTCGCCAACACAGCCTTTTCGTCTATTACGATCAATCGCAACTTCCGCACCGCGCTTCACATGGATGACGGCGATTTCCGCGAGGGCTTTGGGAATCTTTCCGTGATTGAACGCGGCAAATATTCAGGCGGCGCGACTATCTTTCCTCGTTATAAGATCGGATTCAACGTGCGCACAGGCGACTTCTTGGCGATGGACGTTCATGAATGGCATTGTAATACGGAGATGTATGAGAGCCCCGAGGACAAGAAATTCAATAAGGCTCTTCCCAAGATCCACCATGACTCTGTTGAAACGGGTACAATGGGTGGCGAGAAACCGTTTACTCGTATATCTTTCGTGTGCTATCTTCGCGAAAAGCTACGTGGCTGTAAATATAAGGATACACAGGAATATTACAGCCGTATTAAGTTTCATCCTGAGCATGGAGATATGAAGAAGGGTGTGACGCGCAAGGCTAAGTAAATACCGCCAAGTACTTAAATTAAGTACTTGGCTCTGATGGCTAGAACGAGAAGTTAAAGTAACTCCAATGACAGCGCTGCGCCGGCAAAGCCGGTGGGCGCGCTAAGTAGGTCGGCTCTGCCGACCTTTTACATAAGGCCACATGGTGGCCTTATCCATGGGGAGTACTTAACTTCAGTACTAGACGTTACCGGCATCTGCCTACAGCACATCGCGGTAAAGAAATTACGAAAATCGTGGTTCACAGTGGATCACGATTTTCGCGACATGGTGTAGTATGGAGGCGCTCGCATCACATTTACCTAAATGGCCAGGGATAGATATTAGATCTCCCACCGCAGCACCCATTCCAGCTGTAGCAGGGGCACCCGCTCTTCCAGCTATCCCTACACAGCTAACTGGTACGAACTTCATGGGTGTACAGCTAGCATATCCTGCGTGGGCACCCAGTATAACACAATATGGAGGTCTCATATCATCACTTTTTTATGGCTCTATTCTTTTTTTTGTTCTCTTTTTGGTGTTAGTTTTTATACATTTCACTGTTTATCCGATTTTCTCGTTTTCACCGAATGATGATGGTATCATTCCTATACCCACTATCTCCGACCGACAAATCGCCTTTACTAAATCTCCCGCAGCGTCCGATCTGAGCGCAAATTTCATAGATGTTCCTGCGTGTACATACACAGTTGGCATGGATGTGTTTTTGAGTGGTAACTTCCAGGCCTCTAACTTACCGCGAGTTCTTCTTTACAGGGCTATTGGTTCAAATGTCTCTCCTCCTCAAACGGATAGAGTGGCAAATCTCGTATCACGATTCCCAGATTCTAATATTCTGGTCTGGCTGGATGCAATGAAAAATGATCTGATGGTCAGCATTGTAACAAGCAGTGATGGAACGGCAACTACTAGAAAGCTTGAAACAACAGAGGCAGTGGAGAATGTCCCAGTAAAAAAGGTTTTCCGTGTGACAGTTGTCTATACACAACAATTCGTTGAAATCTATATTAATGGAAAGTTGGAGAAGTCAATGGCCCTGAAGAATAGTCCAATAACTGTTTCGAATAAAGCTGCATTCTTTCCCGTGATTTCAAGCATAGGTCCAAATGTTCTAATTTCTAATCTGGCATTCTGGTCTCGTGCGCTTAGCGCACGAGAAGTTCGTGCATATGGGGCTCCGATCAGCAATGATGCTTTCTTTTCAAAGAGTGCATTCTAGTAGATGGAGTGGATATCACAGCTTCGTGTACCAATTTATACTGGGGCCTTCATATTATTAGCAGTGGTGTTAATCTTCTATTTCAGCCCCAGCTATTCACCTAAGATTCTTGTAGCGGCACAGGGGCCCTTTTCATTAGAGTCTAGCAATACGATTATCAGCGATCTGGAATCCAAACCCTATTATTCCGATAGTAACGGGAGTTTTTCGGCATTTGTCTATCTGAGTCCGATGAATCGTACCGGTTCCTATGCCAGCTGCGGGACAAATCCAAATCAAGCATCATGCGCCGACGGCACTTTTGCCCCATGCCCCTGCGACGCAGTAGCTGGCGACTGCTCGGTATGTACTCACTCTGGATATAACACAGTGTTCAGCATCGCGGGTATTGTGAGTTTAGAGATATTAAATGCCCCGGACGCGAGTCGTCAGGGCAAGGCCATGGCGCAGCTCATTATAAAATCAGAGGGAGCTCCTCTAGTAGCAGGTTCCTCTGCATCCCAGAAATATATTGAAACTCTCACACTGCCCCCGATACCTTTACAGAAATGGACAATGATATCCGTTGCCCGTGAAGGGCGGCGGTTTGATGTGTATTATAATGATACAATTGTTCTTTCACAAAAATCAATGTATATGCCTATATCTAATATATCGAACTCAAACTTTAAGGGGATTACCTCCGGATCTAATGGCCTTGTAGGTCATATCGCCCTTGCGAATGTATATAACTATCGTCTGAGCAGTCAGAATGTTCAAAGTCTCTATAAACAATATGCGGATACACGTGGCCAACCCTATGTAGGTTCATCAGCAAACCCGATAGGAACAAGTGACGCAGCTGGACTGAATCCTGGATTTCTGTCTGGCATGACATTCAGTTCATTTATTCCGTCATTATCGATCTTCAACCCATGCCCGCCTGAGGGGTGTTTTAGTGTACCCGCTGTAAGGCCTGCCTCTCCTCTATATGATTGGTCGACTCAATACGGATAATGTGATGTGCCAAACTTAAGAACCCCCGAAGGCGGGTGCTTATATCGCGTTACCGGCAGTGGGGGTCTTAATTTTGACACTTATCTGTAGAAGTATGGACTACAACCAGTCTCCTCAGAATACTGGTGGAACTCCAAGCGGGTTTGGTTTGTTAACAATCATTTATGTATTATTGGGCGTGGTTGCCATTTATTATCTCTATCGCTTTCTGTATACATCGGCTGATAATAAGACAACAAGCCTAGTTACAGGTAAGCTGGCCGCTGACATGTCTCCTGAGAAACTTCCGACTATTCCCACACCCTATGAAGGCGGCGAGTATTCATTCAACACGTGGATTTACATAAGCAGCTTTAACAAGAATCGCAATACGCGTAAGCACATTTTTGAACTACGGGGTAAATATTTCTCAACTCTGCTGGTCGGACTCGGCGCTTTTAAGAATACTCTGATGGTGCGCACGCATACCCAAGATCCTACATCAGAGGGTTTCCAGGCAGTAACATCTGACAACACGAGCCCGATCCCGCAACAGAATTTCTCCGCATTGAACTCCTCCAAATCTATGGAGGGCTTTGCAGCAAATGATGGCTCAGGCTCTACACCGGCAACGGCGCCGCCCTCCAGTGGTAGCGGTGCATCCGCGGTTCCTCCGAACGCCGCCGATACTGTGGGAAATCTCTCGGCATCGAAACTTCATACTATGTTTTCTCAGATGGCAATGGACGATTCTCTGCTCACAACTCCTGCTATCTGCGATCTTCCCGAGATTGATCTTCAGCGCTGGACAATGGTTTCTGTTGTTCTCTCGGGGCGCACGATTGATGTATATCTTGACGGTAAACTCAGCAGATCTTGTATGGCACACTCCTTTTATAAGGTGGACCCTACCGGTGTGAAGCCTTTCCTAGTAGATCGTGGGGGCTTTGATGGATATATCGGCAATACTTCAGTGGCTAATTATGCGATGAACCCTGATGAAATCTACAGGAGCTATTTGTCCGGACCTGAGGGGGCAGGTAGCATGGACTTCATTGGATGGTTCATTTCACTTTTCAAAGGTTCCGCTTAACTAGAATGCAGAGCTCCTTCTATGGTGACTCAACAACAGTGACCCCTTCCGGGCAAATTATATCTGCGTTGTTGACGGTTACTATCACAATTCTTGTGGCGTTTACCATTGAGCTGCTATACAAAACAACCGTGGATGCGCGTAATCGCTTTCATACGCTTCTAGATTATACTGCGAACGCCGATGATATGACTATTGCGATCCATCAAGATAAAAACAAGTATACGGATGCGAAACCGATTGGGTTATCTATGAATGAGCGCACTGGTATTGAATTCGGATATTCTGCCTACTTGTATGTGAATCCGGCTACATTTACGGGATCCAAGACATTCAAACATGTTTTCCACAAGGGATATTCATGCCCCTGGCCCCTCATGGCACCGGGTGTTTTCATCCACGGCGATACAAATACGATGCGAGTAATAATGAATACTTACAAGAACCCTTTTACATACGCAGATGTGAAAAACATCCCAGTTCAAAAGTGGTTTCATCTTGTTCTGAACAGCTACAAGGGCGGCTTGGATATTTTCATCAATGGTAACTTGGCAAATCGTATTACGTTCACCGATACACTGCCCTACCAGAACTTCCAGGATGTTATTGTGTTCTCTAGTACACATATTAATAGTCTCCGCGGTTCTGGAATACCATCACTGAATGATGAGGATTTCCAGCTCGATGGGGCCATGAAAGGATATGTGTCGAATCTTACATATGCCCGGTACGCACTGTCCATGAATGAAATCCAGTCGCTGATGGCGGCTGGTCCCTCTTCCAAGCTGAAGCAGAAGAGTATGGACAAGCCTCCCTATCTGGGAGATGATTGGTGGACACACAGCGCCTAACGTGTTATACAGAAGTTAGAGTCAATATTAAAAGCCACTTTTAGTGGATTTTAATATCGGATAGAGGCTTAAGCATAATCTCTTCAATTCCAGTAAGGATTCTATGGCCGGTGGGGGTTTATTAGCACTCGTTGCGTATGGTGCTCAAAATGTACTGCTAAGCGGAAATCCGCAAATGACCTATTTTTATAAGGCGTTCAAGCGGTATTCTCATTTTGCCATGGAAAGCATCACAATTCCTCTGGAAGGACCGAATGAGCTATCATTTGATCAGCCCTTACAACTCCGGGCGAAGATCCCTCGCTATGGTGACCTCTTATCTGATATGGTTTTTACCTTTACAGTGCCCGATATCTACAGTAAATATTTACAGCCGCAATCGCCTGGGCGTATTAGTCAGTGGGAGTTTCAGTGGGTCAGGTATCTTGGAGCTGCTATTATTCAGAACGCAGCCTTCTTTGTGGGCGGCCAGAAAATCCAGGAATTTGATGGTGCTTATCTTCTCAGTCGCGCATTACTCGATGTAGATCAAGACACCTTTTTGAAATGGAAGTATCTCGTTGGTGATACACCCGAGTTGGTAGAGCCGGCCCTTGGTGCCTACGCCGGTGGAACGGCACACACAGGGTATCCAACGGTGATTACGGATCCTACACGTGCTAACCAGCTGAATCGCCCGTCGATTTTAGGACGTAATATCCACGTGCCACTCTCTTTCTGGTTCACGGAATCTTCCTCGCAAGCTCTTCCGCTCATCGGCCTTCAGTATCATGAATGCGAGATTCAGCTCACGCTGAACCCCATTTCGCAGTTGTATACGCTTTTAGATGCGTCTGGATACCGTGTGAATCCGAACTTTGTGATGAATGCCACACAGCAGCAAATAGATCAAAATACGCCGGCGTATTCTAGCGCAAGTAATATCAATGCGCAAATACGGTATTTCCTAACGGACATTGGCGCCGCTGTCCCCGCACTGAATAGCTGGTTCTTCAATCCTATTCTTCAAGGAACGTTCATTTATTTACCGAAGGAGGAGCAACAGGTTTTCGCGACAAGGCCCCTGAGTTATATGATTCCACAAGTAACTATGTATCCATTCCCAGGTCAATACATACGACAAGTTCTGGATCTTCAGACACATAATCCGCTGACTCGGCTCATTTTTATTCAGCGTCGTTCTGACGCAAGCGCGCGCAATGATTTTGCGAATTTCACAAACTGGTATACATACCCTTACGCACCGTTTTCACCGACCCCGACAATTCTGAGAAGCCTACAACAGGGCTCAACATCCGGTATTCTCATCGCGAATTCACAGCAGGATATTATTCGCGGAATACGCATTCTCTGCGATGGTAATGAGATACAGGAGCCGAAACCGGTGGATTACTTTACGCGCATTTCCACCTATCGCTACGCAAAAGGCATAGGCCAAGATGGACTTCCTCTATACTCTTTCCAGTTATCGCAGTCTCCAACACAAGCTTCTGGCTCCATCAACGCAAGTCGCATTAGAAACTTCCAGGTAGATCTAGATGTTTACGCACTTCCAGTGAATACCACATATACATACGATGTAACAATATATGTGGAAAACCTTAACTGGTTTGAAGTGGTATCAGGTATGGGCGGCCTCAAGTACGCGCTCTAAGTGTCGCGCTTTTTGCGTGTATCCCGCAAACGTATTTCAGGATATCCACTCTTTCTTCTGGTATTCATCGTACATAGTTCAGGGTATTTGTCCACGAGCATTTTCGCTCCCTCTCCGAACTCTTTTATTTTACGGAACTCTTCATTGCCCCCCTTCTCCGTGTAATAGGACGTTTTAGGGGCAACGTCATTTAGGCGAACTACGGCTCCATCACGTAAATAGAAGAGTATTGTACGTTCGTAATCTTCTTTATGGAGTTGAATCATGTGTTTGATTCCCTTGGGACCCTTGGTCCCGGGATTGAAGCACCCATGGAAGATTCCAATAATAAAGCGCAAATCTGTTGTGTGCCCCTTCTTCATGAAGTAACCATTGGCAATAGGATAAATACCCCATAAGCTACAGTTGGCTTTTCTACATTCATCAAACCCTCGCCGAATGACGGATTTCAGATCTGTTAGTTCTTTTTCATTACGTTTGGCGCTGGGGCTCCATTCAACAAAAGATGATACATCATCATCCATTTGAACAAGGGGCTTTCCAACAGGAAAGTAATTCGATATAAAAATACGCTGAGGACCGATCTTTGGCACACCCACGACGATTTTGTTGTAGCTCTTGGGATCCAGCACTTCTTTATATATCTTCTCCTCGTCCTTGTTGGCCACAAAAATATAAATACGTTTCTTCTCTATACCGTGCTTGTGTAGGACTGTGAGCGATTTGTCGCGAAGGGTTTCCGCACGTTTATAGGATGGAATGGCAATAACATAATCGTATGTTTTTCCTTTTCTTGTTGCCATTGCGCTCTACTTTACAATTGTAAAAAAGTGGTATGTGTTAGTATGGCAAGTGTCCTATCAGCACTCGGTATCACAGGTGTTTCGGCACCAGATCCATCGGCGTATAAGAATATACAGCTAGAATCATCTAATCTTGGTGAGGCAAAGAGTGGTATGAAAGGGACCATAAGCAATATTGATATGGCGCTCAGCGGGGCGGACTTAATTGGGCTGCCTCCGAGCTACACTTCTTCTATAAAAAGTCTGCGCGACGAGGCGAATACTGCATTAAACTCTAATATGAATTCTGCTCAGCTAGCAGCAAAGAGCACAGATATTTCAGAAAGGCTAAAACTAGCTACGAAACAGCAGCAAGAACAACGCCAGGCAGATCTTGTAGCATCTCTTACAGCTGCGAGAGATACGATATCTACGCGTGTAGATGCCGTTAAAGCCGATAAAACCACGAGTCCTGAACTACTTGCGAAATTTACGGATCTTCTTGTTCGGGCCAATGCCTCGTTGACGACCGCAAAGAAACAAACTATCACAAAGGAGGGGTTTCAGTCACCGGCTTCTACAGCCACACCAATTCAAGAGACAGCAGATGATTTATTGGCTGCGTTGGATGATCTTAATGCATTAAAGGACGCAGAGGAAAATAAAACGTTCGATTGGAAGCGGTTCGGGCGGAAAGTCCTGCGTGTTACAATGTATTTTCTGTTTATTATATCTTCTGTGACAGGTGCCCTGCTTGGTGGCATTGTTTTATCAAATAACTACGCAGCAGATTATTTTTGGGCGATAAAGCTCTATTATTTTGTTTTTGGGGCAGCTCTATTCCCCTTTTCGCTCGCGTTTGGATCTGCCTGGACACCCCTATGGCTTGCTAGAATTGCTCCGCTGGTTTCCCTTGTTCCGCGCGAGATACCTAGTAGCGCAGTACAACCTGTAGCTGCGGCTAAGACTAAGGCTTTACCAGGGGCGAGTACTCTAAGCAAAGTTCCAGGTGCGAGTGCCTTAGGTAAACTTTTCGGGCCGAAATCAGGAGGTGATCCAGATGCGGTAGAGCCTACAGCGGCTGAACCTCCAGCTGCCCCTGCGGGTCCAGCTGATCCGACTAAACCCAACTTCGGATTTTTTGGATATATACTTCCAGATGATTACAAGAATCCTACACCAGAACAAATTTCAAGCCAGAATTCACTAAAAATTTTGAGTAGAGTGAATCTAACTGTCTGGATGCTTGCCGCTGGATATTATGGAGCCTTTGCTGTTATACAGAAGATTTACAAAGAGAAATGGCTTTAACGCATGCTACATATTTAATTTAGAATGCCTGCGCAACCATTTGTATCAGTTATTACTCCAACATACAATCGTAGACGATTCATCCCGCATCTTATTCAGATGTACAAGGATCAGAAATATCCTGCCGACCGCATGGAGTGGATAGTTCTCGATGATGGGTCAGATCCAGTCGATGACCTTTTTAAGGACCTTAAAATACCCAACCTCAAGTATATCTACGAGGAGGAAAAACAGACGATTGGTGCTAAACGAAATCGTCTTAATAAGGAGTCACGTGGAGATATCATAATCGCCATGGACGACGATGATTATTACCCCCCTGAGCGTGTTTCCGCCGTTGTAGCAGCCTTCAAGAAGGCCCCTAGCATTCAGCTAGCGGGGGCGTCCGAGGTATATATGTATTATTCGGATATCGAGACGATCTACAAATTCGGTCCGTATAACAAAAATCACGCAACGAATGGCACGATGGCATGGCGCCGCAGCTACGCGAATACACATGAGTATGATGAGTATATAACTCACGCGGAAGAACGTTCCTTCCTGGATGATTATTCGCATCCGATGATCCAGCTGGACCCCTTCAAGGTAATGCTCGTAATGAGTCATTCGGAAAACACCTTTGATAAGAAGAAAATGCGCGAAGGGCCCCCAAGCCCAATGGTGACGAAGACAGATTTGAAGCTGCGGGAGTTTATAAAAGATGGGGGGCTGTATGATTTTTTTAAGAACGCCTAGCTTCAAGAGCTTTAAGAAAGAGCTACATGTCTTGACATAAATGTCAGCCTACTATATAACACAGGGCCTACGCATCTTTAATGTCATGTCCGATGTGTATAAATGCTCTCTAACGACGGAGTCGCCGTGTACGGATGTTCCTAACGCGAGCCTGAAAGTTCCGCTAAGGACACACCAACAAGCAGCCTTGTATGAGATGGAGGAACGTGAGCGTAGTCTACTCGGTGGCTTAGACTGTTCAGGTGAGACTCTTTATTCGTCGTATGGTATTCTTGGTGATTCGGTCGGCGTTGGAAAGTCGCTCATGGTTCTCGGCCATATTTCGCGCCTGGCAGCGATTCCTCCGCTGGGCGGATCAATCTCTATGGGAAAGCACAGCACAGATAAAGTATTCAGTACGAAATATAACCAATTCACCGATCTGAGCGAAGCTGGCTCTCTTATTATAGTACCTCATACGCTGTTCCGTCAATGGGCAGATTACATTAAGAAGCAGACGAATCTTAAGGGAGTATTGCTTGATAAGAAGAAGTGTCTTGACGCAGATACATTTAAGGCGGATGTTATGGCCGCCGACCTTGTTCTCGTAAGTAATACACTCTATAAGGAATTCAGTAAATGGCAACAAGATAATGAGATTCGGTGGAAGCGCGTATTTGTAGATGAGGCCGACACTATACATATAGTGAATGGATATCCTCGCCCTCTGACACGGTTCACCTGGTTCATTACAGCTTCTTGGATGAATGTTCTCTTTCCGAATGAAACGCTTTACATGCAAAAGACTATTCTTCTCGCGCACGTATTTGGAACGAATGCAAATTTTCCGTATTTGAAGCCTCATTTCGATGAGCTATATCGTTCTACACGCGCGTATGATTATATACGTTATAATATGACTTCGTATAACTTTTTCAGAGAACTGATTAATGGTGATCATCGCTTGCGTGGTAACTTAGTAGTTCGGTGTAACGATGAGCTCATCCAGCAGTCTATATCTCTACCTCCGCTCTATAGGTCGAATATTCTCTGTAAAGCTCCTCTCACTCAGCGTATTGTCTCGCAGGCCATTCCTGTAGAGGTCCAGCAGCTTCTTCATGGTGGCGATGTAGCTGGTGCGATGAATGCGCTTGGTGTAAAGGCGGAAGATACTACGAGCTTGATCGATGCCGTAACGAAGAATCTTCAGAAGGAACTGGCGAAGTTGAAGATGACATACGATTTCAAGGCGGCGCTGGAGTACGCAACTGTCCAGTCGAAGGAGACTGCGCTGAAGTCTCTCATGGATAAGATAAAGGAGAAGGAGGCTGCTATTAAGGGTATCCAAGAACGTATTGAAGGATTCAAGAATGAGATGTGTCCTATTTGCTACGATGAGCCCTCGGAGGCGATTATTACTCCATGCTGTTCTCGTATTTTTTGCGGGCAGTGTATCCTCATGTGTCTAACGCGCAATCCTTCTTGCCCTATGTGTCGCGCGACAGGTATTCAGAAGAATCTGAAGAAGCTGGTTGACACGAAGAATGAGACTGCGATAGTCGAGGCAAATGAGTCTCTTCCTGAAGATGGATTGGAGAAGAAGCCTGAGACACTCATGCGCCTATTCCGCGATAATCCGCAGGGGCGCTTCTTAGTGTTCAGTCGGTATGATAATCCTTTTACGGCGATGGAGAATCAGATTGACGCGCTCGGTGTAAAGGTGCGGCAGCTGAAGGGTAACAAGGATGCGATCGCCGCCACGCTGCGTGCATTCCAGGGTGGCGATTTGCGCTGTCTTCTACTAAACTCCTATTACGCAGGTTCCGGTCTTAATATCACAGCTGCGACGCATGTGGTTCTTCTTCACGCGATGACACACGAGGAGGAGAAACAGATTCTGGGACGCGCGTATCGTATGGGGCGCACCGAGCCGTTGAACTTCATACGGTTGCTACATTCTGATGAGATGCCAACGACAAACTAAAGTTTGTCTTTCGGCATCATGGCTCAAGCTTCGCCGAGATGCCCACCACCAACTAAGCTTACCCAATGACCTTATTGAAATGCTCCAAGCTCACAGCTTCATATCGCCGTACTTTATCCGGTCTCAGAGTTCCACCTTGAATCTCCGTGAACGCATACATTGGCGCAAGCCTTACCGGTATACCGCGTGTTTCTGCGACCTCGCATAAGAGTTTCCAGGCATTAAACATCGCAGACTGCTTTGTCAGAACCGGCGTATAGCGGAAATCATCCGTAGTAAGGCGCTCTTTTCCAGGAGGAAGCACTGCCTGTTGAGCCAGCCGCAAGCTAATTATTTTCAGCTTGAGTTTTAAAGAAAGTGGCAGAATCGTCCAGCACTGGTAGAAAAAGGCCCAGAAATCACCCTGGTCAGACACTTTATACGCATCAAACATACTCAAATACATATTCCACGCTTCGTGTGTGTTACCTTTTGCCATTTCAATACGTTCAGGGATATTTTCCAGACTAATGAGGCTCGCGAGATTGCCTTCATTGTTTTCAATATCAAAGTCCATGAGCGGATCCCACTCACCCCATAAAGTCCACCACGCCACTGGCATGACACCCTCGGGTATCTCTATTGTCTGTTCTGGGAGCTCAAGGCCGTTGATTTGGCGCTGTAGAGAACGCAGATCGCCGTTATAGGACTCGGGTGGCTCCTTTCCCAGCCACTCACGGAGGCGATCCGAGGCCACAGGTTCCACTTTGAATGTTAGGCATAGTTTGGCAATCTGTTGAAGTGTCCGCGTATCCAGAGAGTTACTAATAAGAATGAGTGGCCGCCCGTCCTTTACCTCTTTAGACTTCAAATACGCATGAAGCTCGTTCAAGCCTCCCCGCTCTCCATTGCTGAGACCGTCGATCTCATCCAAGAGTACACCGATTCCACCCTTCTTTCCAGATTCAATCATTTGAACAATACCGCCCTCTTTGAGCAGGGGCAGAATAATCTTGCGGAAGGAAGTGCCAGAACGTGTGTGACTCGCATTGAACTCTACGGTTTTCAGACCAGCTGCCTTGAATACACGGTGGGCAATTGTTGTTTTTCCAATACCAGGGGGGCCCAGTAGGAGAACAGCAGGCTGTTTTCTAGTAGTCAACCATTCATTGAGTTGACTCTCAATTGACGGATGAAGACATACTGTATCCTGTCGCGACATCTACAGGAAAGGGGGTATACTCTTTACACCCCCTTCGGAGGCGGCGGAAGAGGGGGCTCTGCTCCCATACACACCGCTCCATCCCATACACCCTCCCATGTAACTTTCTTGGCCTTTGCCTGGTCGCACAGCTGCTTAATTCTGTCGGCCCCAGAAGTCTTTACGAATAGATGAAATAAATACTTCTCATCCGTCTGTGTGGGATCAGACCACTTGGAAATTCCGCCGGTCTGTGCCACACCGATTGTATCTACACATACTTGCTCACCGTTTACCGTATTTAGCGTTAAAAAATCGGGACAATAGTTGACAATAGGGGGCCAAGGTTCGTTCGTTTTAGTTTCGCCGGACGCTGGGAACCATCTGAAACCAAAGTACAGCGAAGTGAAGAGAAGACCAAAAAATATAATGCCGGCGGCAACCTCTTGGCGCTTAGAATAAAAGTAGAAGGCGCCTCCTGATATGGAAACACATGATAGGAATACATACAACCAGAACAGATAGTTCATCTCTAACGATAGAGCCGATATTCTTAGAAGGGGGTAAATCCCCTGAACCCCTGTCATTAAATATGACTTACTCTTAACGGCATGTAGGCATAATATAAGTACCCCCTAAAGGGGGTACTTAACTTCAGCACATCGCGGTAGCTAAACTGTTTAATACTTCTTTAAAGGATTAAACAGTTTATTATAAAATATGACTTTATCTGATTCTCGGGACAGGGGGCGAGGGGGAGGCTTGCGTTAAGGCAAGCAGAGCTTGCCGAATAAGCGCTGTCGTCTACGACGACGCTTTCCCCCTTTAGCGGCCGAACTTCGTACGGCCTCCAAGCTCCTTTGTCGCTTAGCGGCCGAAGTGGGCCACGGGCGCGGGCGTGCCGTTGCCCTCAAAGCCGAGCTCGATGTAGCCCGTGAAGTAGTCCTCGTTCGTCCCAGACTGGCCACGGATGCCGAACGTGGAGAGCGTGGAGTTAGAGCCAGCAATCACCAGCTGCACGCGGCGGAACGTGCGGAGGGAAGACACGACCGTCTTGCCCATGTCCTTCAGGATCGCACCACCACCAACCGCCAGCTGCGCGCCAACACCCGCGGTAGACATCAGCCTATTTCCGTTCGAGCCGCCAGCCGTGTTGTTGGGGCCCAGGGACGCCCAGTTGGTCGTAGAAAGAGAGAAGGCGCCGCCTGTCGTGTTCAGCGCATAGATCGCACCGGCGAGGGAGCCAACGTTGATGTAGTAGTCAGTGTCAGAAGCGGTCGTCTTCACGGATGTGAGCAGGGACGTCATTTGTATATCCCGGAGTTAGAAAAGAATTCTGGAACGAGGCTTCTGCCGGTAGCTGAGGCGTCCGTAGGATTCTCCCGTTTTCATATCCCGCGGTAATAGAGAGATGGCAGACACAGGTAAGGCCCCGCCGGATTTCATTCTTCCAATGACAAACAACGCCCCAGCCGGACAAAACGGCCGCGTGGCGTTTAGTTCCACGGACTTCTCGGACAGAACTGCCGGTCTTCCCGGATTTACATCGGAAACCGGAGTGGAAAAGGATTTCCAGGCCGATATGCTCCGGGGAAACTGGGAGGTTACGCCGGTAAGTACCGCCTTCTTTTCCGCAGAGAACGTCCAACGCCTGCAGCAACTTATCCGTAAGGGCGTGTATGATCGGAGCCAGCCGAAGGGTTATGTAATAGATGATCAGTCTGCTGATGAGCTGAAAATCATTATGCGGGCGATTTATTACCAGTATGCGCGGAACATGCCTGCGGATATCCGGAGCCAGGTAGAGGATTTGAACCGTAAGGTTGTCGAATGGTCAGTGCCTCATATACTCTCCGCCGTGGATCACTACTTTTTCTACCTCAAAGACATCAGTCACATGCCGGTGCCTCTTGCCCAGCCGCAGCATCTGAGCCGCGCCGGAACAAAGTCGCTGCCGATGAATCCTTTTATGTAGATGCGCCCAGGCGGCGCCGAAGCTGCTCGGTATACTTGGTAGGATGTTATACGGGACAGCGCAGTTCAATGGTCGGGGTCGTCAGCCTCCGTCCACTGAAGACCGTATGTGTTTCAAAAACCTCATGGAACAGTGTGATTTATTCGCAGTGTTTGATGGACATTCAGGCTCCGGAGTCGCTCGCTATACCGTAGAGGTACTCCCCCGAAAGATCCAAGAAGCTTTAAAGGCCGCACCGGACGCTTTGAAGGATTTGGCGAAACTCCAGGGAATTCTGAAACAGATTTTCATTGAACACGACAAAGAACTTGCGAGAAACATTTCCAAGAACGGAGACTCCGGTTCGACCGCGACCGTAGCGTTGATAACCCCCACTCATGTGGTTGTTGCCTATATTGGAGACTCTCCGTGTTTCATAATGCATCCTGGAACCGGACTAATTCTTCCGGGCGGCGAGATGGGAAAACACGAGCCGACCCTCGCCGCCGAAAATGCCCGGATCATGCGTGCCGGTGGCTCCGTGGAGTTAGATGAAATGGGAGTAGCTCGGGTGGATGGGCTCATGGTCTCGCGCGCCTTTGGAGATTTCAGTATCAAATTCCCCGACCTTAAAAATCCTCCGTACGGGTCCGACTGGACGCAAATGAAAGTTACAGCCCACCCAGATATCCTCGTCATGGAGCGACCTGGCTCCGGTGTTCTCGCGATAATGTCGGATGGACTTGTGGAGACGGATACAACTATTCTGAAGCCGCTATCCCAGGTGGCGGTAGATATCTTCAATGCCTTGAAGGCGAACTCTCATGACTTGCCAGCTGCGGCGCGGACCGTTGTAAGTAGACACGTGCGTGCCTCGTGCGGATCCAATCCGAAGGATTATGATGGCGATGATTTATCGTTGGTTCTCGTGGATGTAGGAAAGACAAGTGCCTCTCAGGTGGGCGGAAGTTCCAGCACAGTTGTCATCCAATCGGCCCTCAACAGCATAAATAATCGTATACTGTCGCGTAAATCCAAGGGGAAGCGGCGGAATAAGACGAATAAGACGAATCGCCTGATCAAGATGTTCACTTGCTAAAATTGTACAGGCGTATGCTATATAGCATGGAATACATGCCTGATATTGAGCAGGGAATCAATGGCGACGAGCCGCTTCTCGAAAAAGAGAAGAAATCACCCGTTGCCGACTTTCTCTCATCGCCAAAAACAATCTTGATGTTTTCCGGAGTATATCTCACTGGCTATCTTGCCTTTATTGGAGTAGAAGGTGGATTCACGAGTCAGTTCCTACACTTTGGTCCTGGAACAGATGCTTCTAATACGACAACATTCATTGGAATCGTATTAGATACATGGCAAAAAGTGATACTCATGTACTTTGTGAGCTTCTTATCATCGCTCATGAACACATATTATCTTTACGCAATGACGAACAATCTTCATTCCTACATCTGGAATCGCGCGGTTCCGAAAGTACCCTTCAGTAAGAAGTGGACCTATATTGTTATTCTGGCGGAACCCTTCATCATGCAGGTTCTGACTATTACACAATTCTTTACGAATCTTACGATGCAGCTTCAATTCATTATTCCGCAATTTATTGGATCTCTGATTATTGAGGTCCCATTTACAATCCAACGGCTGCGTGAGAAGGAATACGAGCTCGATTAATAAAAAGACATAAAGGTCTTAGTTACACTATTATGTATAATGAGCTACCCCGACCCATATTCACATTTACATCTGATCGCAACCCCTCTAAATCGGCCATATTTTGGACACGCAGCACTTGTCAGGACAACAACGGCTGACTTGAGAAATGCTGTAACGCTAGAATACTACATGAATGCTGGGTTCATGTACATTCGTCGTTTACATTACAACTATCACTACATTATGCGGGAGCCGACGAATGGCTGCTATGTAGAGCTGACGAAGGAACGGGATATTGGCTCGATACCGATTGATTCTGCTGCGGCGAGGAGACTTATTCGGCGTGTATCATATTTTTAAATTTTGGGCGTAACGCCCCACATATACTGACTCCATTTTGTATTAAGCCATGCTGAAAATATAAAAAATCCCACTAAAAGTATCAGGCCAATAACTGTGCCGCCTACTACAATGGCAATATAGGCTCCTGTGCTTAGTGTATTTGTATCATTCGGCGGAGGGGCACGGGTTGTTTGAAAGGGATCTATACTATTATAACTATAGGCATACATAATTACGAGTGCTACTGATAAAATAAAGAGGGGGTTTCTCAAGAGCTTCATTCTAAAAGATTCGGATATTTTATTAAGCCTTAGCCTTCGGCTTCGGCTTGATAGCTACGCTATTAAGCCTTAGCCTTCGGCTTCGGCTTGAACACCTTCGCAGTCTTCTTACCCTTCCCCTCCAGTGCGGCTTCACGCTCGGCGCGCATCTTCTTCCACGCAGCCTCAAAGTCAGCCAGATCCGACAGCCACATCGCAGCGGCCGTAGTGCCCTCGAGCGCTGCGAGTGCCGCCTTTGCCACCACCACAGCCCGCTGGTGCTCCTCCACAGCCGCCGCCTTCACGCGATCCATACGCAGCCGCAGCAGATAGTCATAGCCGTCCACATTCATGGCGACCTTGTCGCCCGACAGCGCCGGCAGCTCGTGGGCAATCATCGCAGCCACGATGTCCTCATCAGACGCGCGACGGAGGTCGATCGTGCCATCCAGCACTGCCTGAAGGAAGCGTGCCTTTGCGTCCGCCTCCACTGCGTCATGGCGCAGCCGCTCAATCTCCGCAGCCCTCCGCCGCTCATACGCATCCAGGCGCGGCCCATAGTAGGCCTCCAGAATGTCGCCCACACAACCGTACTTGACGATCTTTGACTCGGTGTCAAAGGCCACCATGTTCGTCGTGCGCCACGTGCTCGTCAGCTTGAACCGCTTCTCAAACTCCACAGGGTTGGCCCGGATGTCATCGTAGTATTCGCCATCCAGCTCCAGATTGAACTTCACGTCAATGTGGTTATACAAGTCCTCGAAGTTCTTCAGCACCGGCTTGCCGTCCTCCGTCTTAGACGCATCCGCCTTGCCGCCGTCCGAGCCACCCACCTTGGCACCTGCGGTCGCACCCGCCACACACATCTCATCCAGGAACGCCTTATAGTCGGACGTCCAGGTGCCCACAGGCAGCTCCGTGATGGTAATCACCTTCTTAGTATCATCAAAGGTGTAGAGCCCCTTCGTCTGCCACACACCATCCGACACCAACTGAACAGGGCCCTTGAAGCCGAGCCACCAGGGGCGCATCGCCAGATTCTCCAACGTCGGTCGCCGGCCCTCCAGACGATCCCGCAGCAGACCTACGACCTCCTCGGGGTTGTGAGGAGGAATGTCCGTGCTGAAGCCAGTACCAATGCCGATACAGCCGTTGATGACCAGTAGAGGCACAACAGGGAAGTAGGTCTCGGGTTCCACTAAGAGCCCATCATCATCAATGTGCTTCAGGATCGTGGAATCCTCCTTGCGGATAATCGTATCTACGATGCCCTCCAGATGCGTATGGATATACCTCGCCGAGGCCGCGTCCTTGCCACCCTGGAGGCGAGAGCCAAACTGCCCCACAGGCGCGAGCAGATTGATGTTGTTCGCGCCCACAAACTGTTGCGCCATGGACGTAATGGCCGCCGTGAGAGACGCCTCACCGTGGTGGTAGGCCGCGTGCTCCGATACATAACCCGCCAGCTGTGCCACACGCACCTCAGCCTTCAGGCCGCGCTTCAAGCAGCCGAAGACAATCTTGCGCTGTGACGGCTTCATGCCATCCATGATGGAGGCCAGAGAGCGGATATTGTCCGCGTTACTGAAGTGAATCAGCTCGTCGTGGATAAAGCGAGAGTAGTCGACGCGCCCGCCGGCACCCACTACCAACATGCGCTGGGGATCGTAATCCGCCAGCCACCGCTTACGGTCATCCGCACGCTTCTTCGAGAACGCCATCGACATGGACTCATCCGTCTCACCGTCCCACGTATACTTGATCTCGTGGAGATGCTCGAACCATTCCTTCGCCTCCTCATCTGTGCTCGTGCCCAACCCTTTGTAGTACTTCAGATGCCAGCCGGCCGTGGAGCCGCCCAGACCAGTTTTCCACGCCTCAAACTCCGCCGCCGAGTAGAAGCTCTTCACTTCGGAGCGTCGCGTGGCCTTGAGAAGCGGAGTAGCGAGCGAGCAGATGAAACCCGCCTGCATCAGCGCCGGCCACTCGGCGTGGAAGAGATTCATGAGCAGGCCCTTGATGTGTGACCCATCCAAATCCTGGTCCGCCATCACCATCACACGCCCATAGCGCAGAGACTTCAGATCCTTGTAGACCTTGGACTGCTCCAGACCGAGAATCTTCTTGATCGCCGTCAGCTCCTCATTCTTGGCGAATTTATCTGCTGACACATCGCGCACGTTCAGCATCTTACCCTTCAAAGGGAAGACGCCCCACTTCTCGCGCCCCACCACAGACAAGCCAGTGATGGCCGAGGTCGCAGCTGAATCCCCCTCTGTGAGAATCAGCGTACACTCGGTGGATTTCGCCGTCCCCGCCCACAGCGCATCCACCAGCTTCGGCATCCCGCGCAGCACGCGCTTCTTGGACCCGTCAGTCTTCTTCACATCCTTGTTCGCCTTCGCGTCCAGGATCGCCATCGCCTCATCAAGCAGTCCCAGCTTCACCAGCTGCGCCACCATCTTTTCAGACTTAAACACGGAGCCGAACTTTGCCGCCGGCGTCGTCAGCGTCTCTTTGGTCTGCGAGTCAAAGGCGGGGTTGACAATCGTCGCATTCACGAAGAAGATCACCGAGTCCTTCAGCTGACCAGGCTTCACTGCGACCTTCTTCTTGGTCGCGTGCTCGCAGAAGTCGCCGATGATAGCACCCACGACCTTGTCGACGTGCTTGCCACCCTTCCTAGTGTTAATACCGTTCACGAAAGACACGTGCTTCTCATCGGGCACACCATCCTCCTCAAACAAGTGCTTCGCCATCACGGCCGCCACCTCCCACCGCTGCCCGCAGCGCTCATACGCAACAGGCGTGTCGTCGCGCACGAAGAGCTTGACGAACTTCTCAAAGGTGTTCGTCGGCACCACCTTGCCGTTGTAAGACACCTTCACCTCCTTTCCAGCCATCGCCGCCAGCTCCACCACGCGCGTGCGCAGCACCAGCAGCATGTTATCCAAGTTCAACCCAGGAAAGCGCGCCAGATCCGGCTCATACGTCACCCGTACAAAGCCCTTCGCCGCGTCCTTCTTCACCACCGCCTTTTCAGCCACCGACATGTTATTCGTCCAGGTCTGAGAATACTTCTGGCCGTTCGAGCGCGTCTCCACGGTGAAACGCCGGCTGAAGATGTTCGTCAGTTTCGCGCCATAGCCGTTCTTCCCACCGACGATCTTCTCCTCCTCCTTGTTGTAGTTGCCGCTGGTGAGCAGGTGACCGAAGATGAGCTCAGGTGCCCAGACCTTCTCGGTGGGGTGCATCTCCACAGGAATGCCATCGCCGTCATTCTCTATAGAGATCTTCACCGCGTTCTCGGTAAGCTCGATAGTGACGGCGATATGCTTGATAGGGGTCTTCCCGGGCTCCGCGCTACGCACGAGGGCATCGCGCGCATTGACGGCGATCTCGTCAAAGAGCTTGTAGAAGCCAGGGTTAAATTCCACACCTCGGTGAACCATCTTCCCAGCGGCCTCGTCAAACACCCATCGCGTCTCGGCATGCGTATCTGTGGAGCCGACATACGTGTCAGGTAACTCCAAGATGTGCTCGCGATGAGTGTGTTTCTTATAAGCTGTGGCCATTCCCTATACTAAGGGTGGGGGCTTACCCACGTTCCAATTTTGCGAGGCCCTGTTAGTATGGCTCTTACGCGTAAGAGAAAACAGAGGGGTGGCTCATATATAAACTCATATTACGAGGAACGCAAGGCGTTTAAATACTATAAAAGAGTTCAGGCAATGTTGTTCAAACTCCCTTTTACCTCTATTCTTGACGTCGGCAGTAGAAAGTCACCTGTAATGGAGCATGTTGAAAGTGATGTCTATAAAGCCATGTTGGACGTGAAGCCTATACCACCGCAGCCAGGCATACATATGATCACCGCGGATTTCTACAAGTGGAAGCCGGATCGGCAATATGATGTAGCTCTCTGTCTACAGGTTCTGGAACACTTGGACAAGCCGAAGGAGTTTGTACAGAAACTCTTTCAGGTGGCGCCTATCGTAATCATCTCCGTTCCCTACAAATGGGCCAAGGGAGATTGTAAATACCACGTACAGGATCCTATTGACCAGCAGAAGATTCTTTCTTGGACTGGGCGTGAACCGGATGAGAAGCATATTGTGACCGATGGGGGGAAACGGAGAATCATCTGTTTATATCGCTAACATCTACGTTTCGTATCTGACATCTGCGAACAAGACAGAAAGAATGCGTTAGGCATATTATCATATATAACTCTATGCGTTTCATGGAGTTCTGTGTGAGCTCCTGCCTTATATATATTGAACCCTATTGCTGTGAGTCCTAGTGCAATATTTGGCATATTTACACGTTTTCTTATTTCAAATCCTTCATCGTGAAGCCGAACCATATTCCCATGAGGTGCTGAAATAATACTACCCCTTTCAGATTCATATTTATTTAGCATCTTTAAGAATCCTGGGTTGAGGCCATCGTCATCATCTAACCGAATTGTAGTGAAACTATCCTCCTTTATCTGAGTGGCTATATTATCATTCATTTCCTTAAAGTTACTCACATAAATGATTTTTATATTAGGCCCCCTATATTTCTTAAGTTTAAGCTTATAAGCTTCTGGTAGTTGCCGACTCGCATAAATCAGCCATGTAAACTGTTTGTATGACTGCATTTTTACGGAAGGGTATGTCATTTTGTCAAATAGATCGAATTTAGTATCAAGGCGTTTAGTATTAAATAAGCTACGCTTAATATTTCTACTAGAGTGTTTTCTAGTCATCCTGAATTTTATTGATTTTGTATCTAACACACTGAACCTTGTTATAATATAATGATGAAACATCTCTTGATTATTGGTGAGATTATGCCTTCACTAATACCAACAACTTGTTAGCTTGAGCTAAAGCTCAATCCAAGTCGTTACTTATGCTTTAACAAGCACAAGTAACTTGTCATTATCCCACCCAGGTGACCAGCGCGCCATATGCTCGCACATCACGAAATAGGCAGCCGAGCAGTCCTCAAGAATACCAGCTTGAAAGATCTCGCGTGTATAATCATCTTCAGGCGTACTTCTGAAGATATCCTCCACTACGAGGATACCTCCAGATTTGAGAAGAGGCCATGCCTCCTTAATAATGCGAATCTGATGACCATGTTCGTGGCTACTGTCATCGATAATCACATCATACTCACCATCTCCTAGTGCCCTGGAGACATCCCCATCCTTGGAGACATCCATCTGCGAAAAGGTAAATCGCCCTCCTACTAAGCCACGGCCATTGCTGAGAAAGTCTTCATCGCGATCAAACATGTGAATCTTTGCATCAGGATTCTTAAAATAGAGATCCCACATAACTGCGCTACACCCCCCAGCGACACCTATTTCTGCGAATTTCAGTGCCTTATTCTTTAAAGGGGCGAAGAGCATAGAGTACACTGCCGTATAGGGGTGCCGATGGCGAACAACGTTATACGGACTCTTATCTGCGCCAGTAAGCTTACCGAAGCGACAGAGTTCTGTAATGGCATCAGAGGAGTCAATAACAAGGCGCGGCAATGATATCATTTCTCTATAAGAGTTTCTAACCCCCTTTTAAGCAAGTGGGATGGGCACTCGTAAGGATTGTGGATGCTCATGGCGAGCTCAAGGCGGATTCTATCCGAGTGTGATGGCGGGAGTATCAACAACCGGCCCGTATTTTTTAACAGCTGCCTTTGCCCAGGGCGCGAGGCTCATCCGGAACAATCGGACTCGAATGGCATTCAGGAAGAACTCCAAGAGCCGGGGGCAGACCCGCCGCCGCACCAAACGCACAAAACGAGCCTAAAAATCCGCGACACACCGGCAGAAAATACGCGCGATCGGCATAAAGAGCTTTTCAACAGTTGAATATAGAATGTCCCTAACCCGTCCCACCGTTAACGCCAACGGCAATCTGTTCGAGGTCAGCACAGTCCAGGCAGGCGCTGTGCGCACGATGGTTGAGGCTCTGAAGGAGATCCTGACGGAGGCCAACCTCGAGTTTGATGCCCAGGGAATCAAGATCATGGCCGTTGATGAGACTCACACGGTGCTTGTGTATCTGCGTCTCCATGCCGACCGCTTTGAGAAGTACTTCTGCCCAGCCAAGCACGTGCTCGGCGTGAACATGATCTATCTTTTCAAGCTGATCAAGACGATGGGCAACAATGACAACCTCACGCTGTATCTGCCTGCGTCTAATCCCAACAAACTCGGCATTCGTATGGAGAACTCGGAGAAGTCCACGGTGACGAACTACTTCCTGAAGCTCTTTGACACGGATGTGGAGGACATCCAGATTCCCAATCTCAACTTCACCAGCATCATCCACATGCCGAGCGTGGATCTCCAGAAGATTTGTCGCGATATGAATGCTCTTGGCGAGAAGCTGGATGTGGAGATTACAAGCAGCGGCTCGGACCTCATCTTCAAGTGTATGGGCGATTTCGCGGAGCAGGAGACCATCATTTCGGAGCGTAACAACTCCAACATGAAGGTCCACAAGTTCGGCAGTGGCGCCACAGAGATTGTCCAGGGCATCTTCCAGCTGAAGCATCTGGTGCTCTTTACTAAGTGTACGAGCCTGTGCCCTTCTATTGAGCTATATCTGAAGAACGATATTCCGCTGATTCTGCGTTATACCGTGGCGAACCTGGGTGAGGTGAAGCTGGTTCTCGCGCCTATGAAGAACAAGCAGGCGGCGGTTGTGTAACGTCTAGTACTGAAGTTAAGTATTTCCCAACTATAAGTATAATGGATAACTTCACTCTATTATTTTGGATCTTTACAGCCACATTTATTTCTCTATCACTGTATTTGCTGTGTTGTACTAAGAAAACCCCCTTATTTTATCTTCAAGTTGCCTCCGGATGTGGTATATTCGCAACCAGCAAGATTGGACGTAAGTTTTTAGGGTTAGAATAACTTCAGCACATCGCAGTAAAAAATTGAAGCCGACTTATCCACACTTGTCCGTACATCAAATGGACGGGCAAGATTGGGATCCTGTTGTTATTAAGCGCACGGCTCAGAGGCATGTAGTGAAGGGCGCAGGCGTTAAGCTGCCGAGCCTGACAGCGGCTGCGGCTGAGCAGCGGCGCGCAGAGACCGCTGAGGTCCCGAAACCGAAAGTACTGTCCGCAGAGTCACGCACACAGATGATGCAGCTGCGTGCGGCAATGAAAAAGACGCAGGTGGAGATCAACCAACTCTGTGGTTTCCCTGCGAATACGATCCGCGAGATTGAAGCCGGCCGCCTCACTCCAAACGCGGGGCAGCTGATTCGTCTAAACAATGTGCTGCGGACGAAGCTGACTCTCGCATGACTTTAAGAAATATTCTCTTGTTATACAGAAAATGAGCGAAAGAGAATCTATTTTTGATATTCTTACACTCAATCGGTTCTTTCGTGGTCCTCCGAGGTACTACAAATGTATTATGAATGGAAATATGAAATTCATGGAATGTGTAAAGACACATACAGAAGATGGTTCTATAACTATCCCAAGCTCTATTCCGGTTGGAGAAGAAGCTGATTTTTTATCAAAGGGGGCAAAGATACCTGTAAAGATTTTATCATAGCGCGGCTTTCTATAATCCCGATAATATCTGAAATAGGTATTATGACTTCCTGGTTGAAACTCAATGTTACGAAACCAATTGCCAAGAAAAGCTCTTTTCTGTATGAGACAACGGAAGGTGGATTCTGCTCGCAGTTCAATCAGTATCTCTACGCAGTTCTATACGCGGGGAAAGAGGGTATACCCCTGAATGTGAATGACACGGTAAACGCAGTATCTATGCGGTATCCCTTAATCAAAAATACGTTTGTTACGCCTTCTGAGATATCATTCACGGATAGTCAAGTCATTTCGGCCACGTCGCTCAAAAAGAGAGATGTCGCCATACGGCAATTCTTGAACAATATACCCGTCGATCAGCTACGGGAGGCAGCGAGGAGGGTTTTCGAATGGAATCCCTCGCTACTTCAAAAAGTGGGCCCGATCTTAAATGGGAGGCGCCTTCCAGAGGAATTTGATGTAGGAGTTCATATTCGCGCAGGTGATAAAATCACGAGTGGTGAAATGAAAGCCATTCCTATTGAGCAATATATACGAGCAGTGAAGGCGTATCAGGCTCGTTCTGGTAAGACAAAGCTGAATGTATTCGTTATGACGGACTCTTCTCAGAAGCTCGACGAGTTTAGCAAAAAGAAGGATCCATCGTGGACAATACATACACTCGCGACCCCCCCCGCTATACAGGGCCATATCCAGGGCGATTTCAATGGGGCTTCTTCTGGAACTCGCATGAATGCGTATCTGGTCTTTATGGCGGAGCTGTTCCTTATGCAGCAGATTCCGCAGGTTATTTGTACCTTCACCAGTAATGTGGGACGTTTCTTGTTTCTCACGTCGGACAACGAGGTGATGAGTATTGACGATCCGAAATTCTTTCCTTATTGAGCAATATCCGCTAGGAGAAGCACTTGATGAGCCGCTAAGGCTCATCTACATCTTCTTATCCACGTGCGGGGTATACAGTATATCCGCAGGCACGAGTTTCGGATGGAGAAGATGAATACCGTCGGGCTTATTATAAAGCTCTGAATCCTTGTTCCAGACCTTTATCACGTAGAATCCAACACGCTGAGTTCCATTCTGACCGTTCATGATTTTTGGACTAATACTTATTCCAACAATCTGATCTAGTGGGTTACTAACGGCCTCGCTCAACATTGCCCCCAGAATGTACGACTTGTAATATTCTGCCCCTTCATCGGGGCCTCCACGAAGAGAATAACTCCCTCCACGAATATTTTGATAATTCTCCCAGAGAGGAGGAACAGGGTCGCGCATACAGAAATACATTCCGCGCTTGAGCTTGTCGCCAAGTTCGTTAAATATGGCCAACATCTCCTTGACCGTTGAAATATTCTTGGCGATCGGTTGGAACGTGTCCAACGTCCAACGCTTCTCCCTTGGCGCATGGAAATACAATGTCCACGTGCCAGAAGGTAGAGGAGCATCCATGTTAACCGACATCTGAGATGCTGGCGTTATACATGGAATATAGGCTCAATTTTAGGCCCCTTGTGATTAGTCTACTGCGACAGGCTCGGCGACAGGCTCGGCGACAGGCTCGACAACAGGCTCGGCGACAATCTCAGCGTCAATTTCAGCGTCAAGCTCTGCGTCAAGCTCAACGGCAGTCTCACCTGTAACAGAATCATACAGGGGTAGGCACACCGTATCGCCATTCGTATCAATATAACGTAGCTTGAACCCTCTCCTCGGATTTAATACTGTGCGCGCGTGAAGCATCCAGGCAGTAACAATCTGCTGTATAGAGGGCGATGTCTCCTCATCCGTTGAGTTATACACGCGAGCATACTCAATGAAATCGGTCAAATCGTAAATAACTTCCTCGCCATCAAGAATCTCCATACTGAGATATGGAAGCGAATGCGAACTCAGACAGTTCTGTACAGTCGTGGTGCCACCAGGATACCACTCGAAAAACTGATACTGGTCTATGATATACTTCCACTGAGGTAGCGCGGATTTCGAGCTCTCGACATTGGTCATAGACTCCAAGACAGGATAGTCGAGATCCTTAAAAAATATATATACATTATTTTCGTAAACTGCTGCATATAATTTCTTAAGTTTGTGTGATACACAGTTTAAGAAATTTGTAAGTTGGTTGTAGGCCCATAGGAACCAAAAAGTGGCGACGTGCATTCTACCTATAGATTGCGTATACGCCTTAGGTGCGGCACCGGCACGGGTTTCGCCTACAATTGTAGCAAGAATGTCTTGTCGCGGTGGGATACATGGCAGCTGCTACTGGGTTAGCGCTCATCGGCTTAGTTGCCTGAATTCCTAGACCGATCACCAGGATAACGAACGGGAACAAGAGAAGGCCCCACGCGGCCATATTATATCCACGTTGACACAGAATAGCCATTAAAAAGACGCTGATTAGACCGAAAAATCCATGGCCCGGTAGGAGCTCGTAATCGCGTCGGAGGAGATCCAGAATAATAAGGGCCACGAATAACGCTGCTGTGGCAATTGTGGGTGTTCCAATGGCGTCCATTCTACTAATGCCCTGCGACTTTACGCATCAGGCTTCTTAATGATAATACGCTTCTTCACTTCGCTCCACACACCGATGGGAGTTGGGATGAGCTCCCCATCCTCGTCCGTCATAAAGACATTCTTCTCACCATCCCTGTAGTATGTTGCCCCCTTATATTCAAACTCCTCCAGCTCCTCGGCCTCCTCCTCTTCGACCTCTTCGACCAGCGTTTCTTCGTCCTCTACCTCCCCTACTACCTCTAGCGCGTCCTCTACCTCCTCTTCTAGCTGTCCATCTAGCTCGTCCTCCTCCTCCTCGAGCGCCTTCCGAGCACTACTATTCAAGAGAAGACGGTCAGCTTCGTTGATGCGCTCGGGGTTCTGCTCGGTCAGAACAACCTCTTTCTTCGGAACAACCTCGATTCCGACAAGTGGATGGGGCGGGATAAGATTTCCCACCGGCTTCTCAGAACGAAGCTGGCGCAGCTCCTCCTCAAGGGCATCGATGCGCGAGACCACATACTGATTCCCACGGCAGATGCGTGAGAGCAGAGCTTGTGTGTTCTCATTATCGACCCTCTGTTGACGCTCAAGAGTCTCTAGCCGCTGTGACGTAGCATCCGAGCAGGGCTCCGTAGCAGTAGTGCCTAACGCCCCGCGCCGTACCATCTCCTCGATAATTTCCAGGCGTTCGTGAATGGTGCGCTCAAGTCCGCGAAACATCTCGTGAATCATTTGTGCCGACATCTCTATAGGGGCTACTAACGGTAATAGTGGCTCAATTTTAGGCCCCAGGGGGGGCTTTGGCCAAGGGTCGCCAAGTAGGCAAAGGCACTTGGCCAAGGGTCGCCAAGTAGGCAAAGGCACTTGGCCAAGGGTCGCCAAGTAGGCAAAGGCACTTGGCTTAGCGCCGTCCAGCTCCGATCTTGATATTCATCACAGTATCAAGAGTGGACTCGCGCTCCTTCAGAGGCTTACTGCGCTTTAGGCGTAGGCCCTCCTCCACCGAACGCTGCGGAAGTGTCGGCAATCCCCCCTGCTGCTTCTGGTTCGTATCAAAGAAGTCAATAGGCTTCGTATCAATCGAACCCAGAATGCTCACCATGGGCGGCATGTGGAGATCCACACGCACCTTCTTCTCGTACATTGTGGCACGGAAGGTCTCAATAGACATGGGGCCCCCAAAGAGCTTCAGGCTCTCTTTAGCCGGCGCAGGGAAGATACGCCCCGTCCCCTGGCTGTCATAGATCCGGTGTAGAAGGGCCATGCGCTCCCAACGGACGTGCGGATCGAGGCCCTCCGTGAGAAGGTATGAGATGCCGCAACCAGGTGAGCAGAAGTTGCCATACACGTTGTATACCATGTCCACCTCACGCTCGGGAATAATACACGGCATCCCCTCAAACGTGTGAGCACACCAGAAGCAGGCAATGTCCGTCTCCTCGGGCAACTTCCGCTTCTCGGAGGGCTCTTTGAACTGGACCATGAGGTTCGCCTTTGTGAAGCAGGGCATCGACTTTGGAGCTGCCTGTGCGACAGGCGTCACGACCTCCGTGACAGGGGCGGCTGCGGCGCGCTGGCTGCTCTCCAGAATCTGCTGGCCCGCCGTAAACATGTCACCGTCAGCGGCGTCATAGGGGGCCGGCTCCACCTGTGATGGGGGGTTCGGATCATAGCGCAGCGCCTGGTCGTGAAAGAGCACTTCGCTCGTTTTGATTTGTAGGTGCGCGATAAGAGGGCGACGGGGCTCGGGGCTGAATGAGCCGTCAATGCCATCTGCCGTAACAACCGCCACAACCTTCACAGGCTTCTTCGCGCCCCTTTTCTTGGTTGGTGCCGGTGCCGGTGTCTCCACAATCGCAGTAGGTGGCTCCTCTGCGACAACCTTCTTTTTACTTCCCTTCACAGCTGGCATTTTTTCCTATATTCACACCGCGTTGTGAAGTTTAAGCCTTTTCGTGAAGGCTGGTTTAAAAAGATAAAGGGTGAAACTAGTAAATGGAGGGACTTGGTCTGCCACCGCGCATAGAAACACTTCTTCAAACAATGGTAACAAAGCCGGAGTCGCGCGCGCATCTTCTCATGATTGGCCCACCTGGATCAGGAAAGACAACTTCCGCCCGATTCTTTGTAGAAGCTCTTCACGGGGCATCCAAGTCCTTTTTCGGCCGCGCGCTCTTCTTGAACTCCAGTGACGAGCGTGGGCTTGAGGCCGTACGCAGCCGCGTGTACCCCTTTATCCGCTCCTCCTTTGATGCTCTCTTTGTGACGACTGGGCCCAAGATCATCGTCTTTGATGAGGCGGAGACGCTCACGGATCAGGCCCAGATTGCATTGCGCCCCCTGCTCGGAATGAGCTCCCAGAAGGTTCTCATTATCTTTCTCTGTAACTCCATTTCGCGCATCCATCCTTCGATTGTCCACAAGTTCCTCACCATTCCCTTTGAAGCTCCGAAGCCGCAGGATTTCCAGTTTCGCATCCAGAAGATTATTGGGGAGGAACGGGGTTCATCCATGTCCGGCCTGGATATCCAGTTCCGTCGTGGCGATATTCGTTTCTTTCTGCTGAACCCGAACCGCTACCAGGATTGTGCCAAACTCTGGAATGAGTGCTTTACCGTCAATATTAAGCAGCTCCGCGGACTTTTCGACCAAGTGCTACCGAAATGGGTGTTCCTGGATCTTGCGATGTTCTGTCTATTCTCCGCGAAGGCAGTGGGGCTTCTCACACCGGAGGCCTTGAACGAAATGCTTCGGGTAACAGATACGGATTTTATTAAGCAGTGCGGGCCCAAAATTCGCAGCCAGCTTCTTTCCTCTTGGTTTGAAACTCACGTGCGCGCAAAATTGGAACAGTGGCCACCCGCTTAACGCAGTATTAGAATGACCGTTAACCCTCTCACTTTCACGCCGCTTCGGATCTCAACCTTGGTGACAACAGGTCATCTTGGTTCCACCATCAATCTTGCGAAGCTGTTCGAACAGTTTCCGAAAGTTATGATTCCGATTGGCTACCCTGCGGAGGGATTCCTGAAAATGGAGCATGAGGCAAAAGTTGTTGGACACTCGGCACGTGATATGCTTACCAAGCGCCGAGTGAGTGATAAGACCTTCTTCAACCAGAGTACGCTGGTGATCAGGAAGCTACGTGGGGGTACCACGCCGGACGCAGGCGAATTCAAGGAGGTCAATATGAAGCTCTTTGCGAACGGGGGATTCCAGATGACTGGGGTAACCTCCGAGGAGTTCTCCCGAGTTGTGTTGGATTTCATTCTGGAGAAGTTCGCAGCGCTGCCCGAGCGCATCTCCGAACAACCGCTCTCTGTAAAGAAGTTCGCGATCCAGTTGCTCAACTCCGACTACAAGATGAGTGCCCTACTGAAACGCGCCGAGCTACACCGGATTCTCTGTCAGCAGTATCGCCTTTCCAGCACGCTGGAGACGACGATCTACCAGGGCGTGAATACAAAGTATTATTACAACGAAGCAGCTCCGGCTACTCGTGGGATTTGTATGTGCCCCCGCTTCTGTAATGGCCAGGGCGATGGCACGCAGGTTGGGTCATGTAAGAAGATTACGATAGCGGCATTCCAGACGGGGAGTATCATCATTACGGGCGCACGAAACAAGCGGCAGCTGGATGAGGCATACACGTTTATGAACGAGGTTCTCCAGACACATAGTGAGGCTATCTCCAAGGTCTAGAGCAAACCTCTGGTCTTATAAACCTCCGCGGAAAAATAACTATTGTGCTTTCCCAGATAACCACAGAATTTACCATGTCTGCCCCCACCGCCTCCGCACCCACTAATACGAACACCGCGCAGGCTCCGGCAGGACCCATGCCCTCGGCCCAGGTTCTTGTCCACGCCGCGAAGCTCGCCATGGAGCAGGATAAGCCTATTTTGCTTGATTACTACCTGGATACGGCACTCGGCAAGGCCTTCCTGGGCGAGGACAACGAGACCAAGGAGAAGATGCTAATCAAGTCCAATGAGGAGTTCACGAGCCTTGTTCAGAAGGTGTACAAGGTCCAGGACGACTACATTGTCATGACGGAGAACTCCATTTACCTGGTGAGCGGCAAGATCCAGAAGCGCCGCATCCAGGCGCCTGCTCTCCGTGGGTTTTAAGCTCGTAAAAATTGATTTAAACACGGTGATATTCATATAGCATATGGAGTTCACTGCGCCTAGTTCTAAGGGTTACACCGTCTACAGTAAGAGTGCGTGCTCTTTCTGTAAAAAGGTAAAACAGCTTCTCGAGATCTTCGATATCACCCCCACCGTAGTCGACTGTGATGACTATCTTATTGAGGATCGTGACGGCTTCCTCGAGTTTATCAAGGGGCACGCGGGAAAGGAGTACAAGACCTTCCCTATGGTATTCGCCGACGGGAAATTCCTCGGCGGCTTCGCAGAGACCAAGGCGTTTCTCGATACTAAATCCGAGTGAACGTTAGGAATGCGTGACTATTATCTTACATGGACTATTTTTGTTATAGCTATGACATCAACATTGCCACAGCTATACCAATCATTAACGACATACCAGACACGAGATTTTAGTACATATATGATGGTTCTTAGCTTTATTGTAAATGGTTTACTAGCGATTCATGGCTATAATACGGCTGACAGAGGAATTTTTCTATTAGGTATCTGGTTCTCAATGTATTGGGGTATTCTATTGAGCCTCAAGTTGCGGGTCTAACTTTTCTACGCGTATTATAGAAATGGCTAAAGCTTCTTCTAGAAAAATGCGCAGAGGTTCCCGCCGCTCAGGCCGCAAGGCTAGTCGCCGCAAGGCTAGTCGTCGCAGCGCGTCTCGCCGTGCGTCTCGCCGCTGCTGGTCCGGCGGCGCGCCGGCGAGTGTAAATGATATGAGCATGAATGCATCCAGCAAGCTCAGTCTTGCCCAGGGTGAGGATTACGAGGCGATTCACTCCAACCAGCACGGCGGCATGGCTCCGGTAGGCTACACGGGTGTCCTGGACGATTCTCTCCGTGCGTCCGCCCGTGTAGGGGTGCTCGACGAGTCCATGGGCGCGATCCAGGGAATGTCCGACCAAGCTGGTGGTGGTCGCAGAAAGAAGAAGGGAAAGCGCTACACACACAAGAACATCATGGCGCTGCTGAAGAAGCTGCGCAAGCAGCGTGGCGGCTCAGCGTACGCCCTCACCCAGGCCCAGGATTACTCTGCGCCTGGTATGCTTCTGAGCCCTTCCGCGGAGGCCCGTGCCCTCGGCGGAATGAACCCCGAGTGGAAGCTGGCGTCTGACCCTACGGCGTTTGTTCCGAACCGGATTTAAACATCTGTTCTAACTTTTCCCGATTAGCCTTCAAGGCCGTCTTTTCTAGCTCCGTCGCGCGAAGTGTTATCATCACGCGAAGGTCACCACGCCCCCCACCCTTCTTCGGCATCCCCTCGCCGGCAACAATAATCGTCTCGCCGTTCTGTGAACCCACCGGCAGTTCTATTAAGAGTCCATCGGCGTGCGCAGGATGCCCACCCACTTTCTCGGACGTCCCAAGCAGCGCTCCACGTAAGGAGATCGTTACGGAAACGCTCAAGTCATCCGTATTACTGACACGCTTGAACCGGTTGTCCTCATCCGCCTGTTGGAGAACAATATGAAGATCACCCGCCTCAAGATACTCCACCTGATCCGAACACTCCTTGGGGAAAACAACGACCTCGTGGGGGCGCATCCCAGGCTCAATAGACACTTCCACGCTTTTTTCATTCGCCAGCAGCCTCTTTCCTGAGCACTTCCTACATTTCACTGACACCTTCTTGCCCTCTCCTGCGCAATCGTTACACGGCACTTGCGTCATTGCCTGTATCGGCCCCATATTGATCATCTGTGCCTTCCGCCCAGAACCATTACAGCCCCTACAGCTATCGTATTTTTCTGCCCCATCACCCTTACAGTGTGAACAAAAGATCTGCCGCTCAAACTGTATCTTAATCTTTTTGCCGTGAAAATAATCATGTAGGCTGATCGGCATCTCATGAATCTTGGGCGGCCCTTTCGGCTGCTTCTGCGGGGGCTGCCTTTGTCCAGGGCCGAAGGGCATAGCACCGCCAAACATACTGCCAATATCAAAGGGTACACCACCACCGAATGGGCCTCCTGGCCCGAAAGGCATGCCGCCACCACCGAAAGGCATACCGCCGCCAAAGGGCATGCCACCGCCGAACGGATTCTCAGGTGCCTCCTGATCGGATCCTGTCTGATCATACATCGCACGCCGCTGCTCGTCGCTGAGAACATCATACGCATGCTGGATTTCTTTGAACTTCTCTGGATCACCCCCCTTGTCAGGGTGATGCTGTAGAGCCAGTTTTCTATAGACTTTTTTCATCTCATCGGAGCTCGCACCGCGACTCACCCCCAAGACATCATATAGGGACTTGGGCATCTTCCTTTGTATGTAGAACTCGTTAACGTTTAGACCTTTGGAGACAAGCGCCTTAAGAATCTTTATAGTTAAAACAAATAGGATGCCATTCGTAAGCTCTTTAGTTGGTCAAGAAGACAGTGTAAATCTATTAAACCATATTCTTCCTGACCCCCCACACCTATTTATATCTGGCAGCTATGGATGTGGAAAAACGACGCTTGTAACCGAGTTTCTAAAGGAGTATTACGCACCCCACGGAATTTGCATCACGGATACCGAGTGGACACTCTGGCTCTCTTCTGAGCAGGATCGCGGGATTCACTGTGTTCGCCAGTCAGTCGCAGAGTTTGTGCGTCATTCTTCCGCGCGAGAGGGCGTCTATCGGTTCATTATTGTCGACGACGCCGACTCGCTGCCTATGATTTCCCAGCAAGCCCTGAGACGCCCAATGGAGACACATTCGCATACAACGCGATTCATCTTTGTGAGTCGTCATAGCACGGATCTCATTCAACCCCTCAAATCACGCTGTCTTCATATTGAGCTGGATGTGATTTCACCATTTGTTCTTGTAGAGCATTTTTGTAGCGCAGCCGGCTTCCCTAATTTGAAACTTTCGCCCAACGCAGTTGCGATGTTTATGAGTCTCGCGCAAACACCTACGGAAATCAAGAATATATGCCAAATCTTGTGTAAGGTATATGGGCCCGACAGGGGTAATGATTCGCCTATCACATCTGATGAAATCCTTCACCTTTTCGCATCGCCCTCATTTTCCCTGTGCCTAGAGCTACTTCGCTCCTATGTTCGCAAGGACAAAGATGCGATGATGCGCCTCTTTTTAGAGATCTGGACAACTGGCATTTCCTACGAAGATTTTCTCCATGAACTTACATCGTCCGTGGTACAAATGGGTATTTTGTCGCCGAGTGTGAATCAGGATATTCATCAACTGATTCTGAAGGGGTGGATTTCTTTTGCCCAGGGCAAGACACATTCATTGGACTTAATGCGCCTCTTCTTTAATTAGGAAGCGAGATGACACATAAGAAGCTATTCAGAAAGGAACCACCCAAGGAATTGGTTGATTCTGTTCTCCGGGCCACGGGGCTCTTAGGAATGATTGATTTGCGATGGTTTACCAAGGAAGAGCTATCTCTTAAAGACTATGAAGAGTGGCTCACACAGCTGGAGCCGTATTATCTGCCGTGTAAGGCTACGCGGTTTCTCCACGGAGAAATGGACCACGCCAAACTCATTACGATTTTCAGACATATTTTGCGACCTCATGGATATGATCTTCATGTCCAGGAGCGCCTCTACAAAGAGAGCAAGCATAGCTTATATCAAATACAGCCCGATAACCCGTTTCGTGATTTGAGTGGGGCATCGGCTTTTGTCGATTTTTCATAGGGCCGCTCGAAACAAGTGTGACACCGCCAAATCGGAGTCCATAATCTGGTCTTCACTCATACGAAGGAACCAGCCAAAGGCACGTCGCTCCTTCAACTCTGGCCAAGGAATCGGTACGTATACCGCGTCCCTGGTTATCTGGAACGGCAGATCTGCGATGTCTCCCGAGGCAAGTAGATCCTCACACTGAATACGACGGCCGGCCGCGCCCTTGCGTGTCAGCTCCACAGTGGGCCGCACTTCAATCGGCTCCCCACGCTTCTCGGCCAGGCTTATGGCATCTACTGCGTCAGACATCTCGTCACGGCGGAACTCGGAGCCACCGGCGCGCTTCTCCAGACGGGTGCGGGCCTTTTGCTCCCAATCCACCCACACGGGATGCTCGGGCGCCGGCGACCACGCGACACGGAGGGCAGGGGCGTCTGTGCCGCCGGAACCGACGAAGCTGACTTCGTCGTCGGAGCCAAAGAGTACGATTTTCTTCATAGGGAGAGGGCCCATCGGCTTCAGCCAAATAATCGCGGGGGAGGCCCAGAGACCACCGTATTTGGCGAGAACCGCCGCGCGAATCCAATTGAGCTCGGGTTCATTCACCACCGCCTCCGAGTTCTGTAGGGAAGTGGGCAGGGCCTCCCAACCACCGAGGCGGACCGCGAGATCCGTGAGACCGCCGATGACTTCCACGCGATAGTGCTGGCCGTTAGCCTTCACGCAGCTCTCATAGCAGAGATTTAGGAAGGGCAGATTCATTACACGCGAGGAACGGGCCTCAAAATCAGCCCAGCTACGGGCATTCACTTCGCTATTGTTCACATATAGCCAGATTACGGGCATATTCATCCCGCGCTTCATGATGTGGCGATCCTGAATGGGATCATCCGACTGAACATTTCCAACCATGTACCATCCCCCAATAACGGCCGTGGCGAGAACAACACATACAACAACGAGTTGTAAAGTTTCTGGCTTCGCCATTCTCCTGTTTGGAGCTACTATTTGTTAGTTATCACAAGTCGCTTCATCCGCTCAAAATACTGGGAGCCGAGTGAATCCTCCTGCGCGGCTCGGAGACGTCGTTGTTCCTCCCGTCTGGCGGCGGCGGCCTCCGCGGCCTGGATACCGGCAAGCTCCTGGTTTGAAAGTGGCGTGGGGGCCTGTTTTCTGCTGGACGAATACTGGTCGAAGCTTCTGGTCTCCACACGCACATCTGCGACCTGGTTCGTAATCATATTGTCACTTGTGTAGGCATTTCGGAGATCCGTGAATTTCAGATTCGCATTCGCCGCTGCGGTGAACCCTCCGCCTCCTCCACGACCCAGCTCAACACCCGAATTGGGCGCGAGCGTGAGCGCCTCTGGCTGCCGCACGGTCATATCCTGGCTTGTCTTGGCCTTTGCCCGTGCCTCTTCTTCAAAGGCCTGGTTGAAGACGTCGCGATTGAACTTTCCTCCGAACTTGGGACCCGAGGCCGCCGCGTCCGCTCCTTTCAGCCAATCGCCGTAGCCATCTTCCTCCGGGTCCGGTATACGCGTCTGTTCAAACATCTGGTTGAAGGCATTCATATCGAGCTTCTTCGGATTCAACCGGACAGGTTGTACCATCTCCCATTCCTTTGAAGCCCCATCGCGCGTATCACGGAGGGCCTCGGGTGCCTCTACCTTTCCTTCCTTTGCACGACCCCCCTTGATCCGTAGAAGAATCTCGCCGAGATAAGCGTGAGCACGCGTAATAGCTTCAAAGTCTTGCTCGTTACCCCCCTTGTCCGGATGCGCCTTCAGGGCCGCACGCTTGTATGCCTTTTTGAGTGCCTCCTCCGTAAGTGCGACTTCTTCTTCAAGTCCGAGAACCTCCAGACAGCTCTGGAAGTAATTCAGCGCCTTTTCATTACGTTTTCCCTTCATAACGGCTGCGGAGGGGCGCTGTTGGATCTGGGGGGGCGCAAAATCTACCATCTGAGTTCCAGCCAGCCGATGAGCAGGAGCTGCTACAGAAGTCATTGCCATCTCACCCGGTAGGGCAGCAGGCTGCTGGCCAGCTTCCACACGGGCAATGTAGCCGAGCATGTGTGCGTAAACACCGGCGGCCCGGAAGGAAGTCACATATTCTGGCGCGACCAGAAGAGTGCGTATCATTTCGGCGCGGGTTTTCGGATTTTTAATCTGGAGCAGGTTCTTATAAATCCGGACATGCGCAGGATCCAGTGATTGGACGTTTCCCATTAGCTTCTGGTCTGAAAATCTTACAGGCAGAAAATACCCCCTGTAGGTAGAAATGGAGCCTAACTGGACGAAGCGTATACCTGACTGGGCAATTTGTAACTGGTTTTACACCTTTTTTGTAGTAAATGTGATCGTCTTCAGCCTTATTATTGCAGCTAGCCTTTATGTAACCCTTTTCAAGACGAAGAACTTCACTGCCCCGAACATGTTTTTCGCCCTTCTACAGCTCATGGTGGCGGGTACAAATATGCTCTTTTACTACCTCATTTGCGACCGTTCTCTCCGCCCGACAAGTGAATAAAATTCTATTGACCTAATATAAAAATGGCTCTTGCATACGAAGGTGACAACTATCGCAGCAAGCGCTCGTATATTAGCACGGGCGCCTTCAACTCGGTGATCTTCCAGTACACCGCGCAGCTGAATCCTACAACGCTGAAGAACGAGGGCAGACTTACTGCGATTACGACAAGCCCTACTGGCACGGCCCTCACGGCGACGAACTGCCCCGCTGGCCGCATCCTCCGCGAGGTTGGCCGCAAGCTCTATCCGGGCGTGAACCCTGGTCTCGCGGTTGGAGACACCTTCAGCGGAGCCGTCGTCGGAACTACGGCGACGAACAAGTTTTGGGTTCTTGTCTTTGATGCCCAGACAGGCGTACGCGGATTTATTGATCCGAACGCGCCTACCTTTGCTCTCTACAACTCCGACAAGTCGCTTGAGGTTATTGATGCGCAGGAGAATGCGGGCGGTGCGCCGGCGCGCCTTGGGCCTGCGCTTCCCGCCACGGTTACTACACAGAAGAACGTTCTATCTGCGGGAACCGGCGTGCTTACACTTACAGCTGCGCAGACAGTTGGTGGAGTAGTTGTACAGGCCCCTGTTGGGGCGCAGGCTGTCAACCTTCCTTCTACGGCTTCGCTCATCTCGTGGATGGGAGGTGCGAATGTCGGTGCGGCGAATGAGTTTGTGTATATCAACACAAGCGGGACGAATATTGCTACAATTACGGCGGGTGATGGTAGCACTACGATTGTGGGTGCGGCGGCAGTAGCTGTCAACTCATCTGCACGTTTCTTTGTGACAATGGCCACTGCCACTACGGTTGTTCTATACCGCGCGTAAGGCGCTCCGCCGTAAGCACAGGAATCTCTGCCTCACATTCCCAGAGCCACCGGCGTCCGACCGAGAAAAACCCAAAGCGCGACGGCCAATACGCAGGCAGCTTCCCAGGAAGTGCCCGAAGCTTTGGGTCACGCACAAGACCCCATGAATCCATTGGTAAAACCATCGCCAGCTGCTCCTGTGGAGCTACCGGCGGTGAAACAGGAGGCGCGGCTACTGCTCGCAGCTCGGCCTCAATATCCCCCCACAGTGGTGGCACGCTCCACGGAAAGTACCACGAATAGCTGATCGGCCGGCCGAGATAGTAATCCATAATCCACTGGAGGCCACGCATATACTCCGTGACGATCTGCTGAGCCCCTGCCCCATACATCCACTTCTCCCGATACGTATCGCGCCAGCTCTCTACTAAGCCTGCCCCCCTCTTCCAAATAGCCGACTCCGCCTTCCACTCAATAGGCAATGCCTCTACAGAGCTCATCAGGCGCTCCCGCTCATTCCGAGGAGGCATCGGACGAGTCTTATACTTGTGTTCAAAGTTCTCTGCGATCCATGTCTCCTCTTCGGCGGCCCACCGACGCGCCAGATCCCTCGCTATCTCAACCTGAACAATCCCCTCTGAATTCATAAGACGTTTACCCCCCTTGTGTATGTCAGCCAACGTCCTACAGAGCAAATCGTGTCCACCCTCACGCATCTTTACAGAGAGTGAGTGCGGCAGGAAATCATTCCCGAGGAAGCTCATTCCACAGGCGTATTCCAGCATATATTCGGCGGGAGTCATCCCAGGTGGCACAAGGACTTTGAGAAGTTCCGCAACATCCAGCGCGCCGAATGCCTCCGTCGCCCCCCGCTCAAACTCGGCGAGCTCGCGCAGAAGCTTCCAGGCACCCACGCCAGGCACCACGCGTGCGATGCTCAACAGGGACAGGACAATTAGATCCGCGTCCAGGCCATAGACGGTCACGGCCTTGCCATCCAGCCCCGCGCCCTGCTCCCGAACCCACGCCATGAGCTTCTGCTCTCCCTCTCCGGGTTCGCCCGCGCAACTCACAGTCCAGCCGCCACGCGCCTCCCCCAAGCTCCGTAGGCCACGCCCGAGCTTCTCCATGAACTCCGTACCAGGCGTGATGGCGTTCGTGTCCCATACTTCCCCCACCCTATAACCGGCAGCCACCTCCGCCGCGGCCAGCCAGCGCGACTTGAAACGACGCAGACGCTGCTGACGGATCTTCGCCATGGGGACTACTCCGTCAACGGCGATGAGCACCTTTGGAGGACGCCCCGCCGTGTCCCACACCTTTACGGTGTACTTCTTCACGGATTCTATCAGCGCCTTCTCCCACTCATCTTTTGTAGCCGCCGTATACACAGGCAAGCTCGAATCCCGAACACACTGATAAATGAGACAGTTGAAATCCATCAAAAGCACATCAGAACGCAACTGTTTGATGCCCTTCTGAACCAATTTTGGATATCTGTCTATCAGGCGTTTGTAATATGACGGAATGCCCATTTTCCTACTTTATCTTCGCTCCTTTTCTTAAGGCAGGTCAGAATGGCATTCTTGGGAACAATGAATGATATACACAAAGCTCTTTTTACAGATACGATAATACCGGTCGTAATGGAATCAGTGCGCCTTTTTCCAGACGCCCTTGTTATCGCATCGGGTGTCTACGCATTACTGATTCAATCCGCACCATTTGGGGTGTTTTTTGGATCCATGTTAGAAGCCAGTATAATATATAAAATAATAAAAGCATTTGCTACGTATGTAAACATTACAGGAACGTTTCCCCCCACATACAGCAGTCATACGCCAGCGTGTAGGACTGGATTTACCAATCCAACAGCTACAATGGAAATGATGACTCTATTTGGTAAGGATCCGATTGGCATTAACTTCCCTTCCCCCCCCATATATATGTTATCAGTAGCTTCTGCTTATATTTTTACAACGCTCAACCAGCAGGCAAAAGAGCTTCAAGCTCTTGGCCCGGCATACTCCTCAAGATATTACTCGAGTGTAATATTCCTTTTGATGATTATATTCTTATTTATTGTCTTCCGGTTAACATATCAGTGCGACGGATTTGGTGTGCTCATATTATCAATGGTCATTGGTCTCATTATTGGCTCACTCTTAGTTATCCAGAATACGCGTCTCTTTGGCCCACAAAGTGTTAATCTAATCGGCATTCCTCTTCTTAGAAATCGCACCGCGGATGGAAAAAAACTCTATGTGTGCCCCAAATAATCAAACCTAAAAGTAATGGACGGAGTGATACTGTCAGTTCGCTCAACACTTCTTATGGCGTTTAGAACATTGCCGCTGATTTTGATATCTCTTATAGGATTTCTAGCAGCTGGCCTTGGGAATATTGGACTATTCATCCTTTTTATTGGACAGGCGGTAATCCTTCCTATTGTGATAGCGATTGTTCATTTCTTTGTGAGAAGAGTCGTAGAAACAAGTGATGACAAATTTTTTAAGAATGTATCTGAAGTGGGCCTTCTTGTGCCAGGCTCTACATATTCTGAGGCACGTATGAATGTAACACCTAGCTACTGGATGACGCAGATGATATTCTTACTGTCATATATTTATTCTAACGCGTCTGCTATAAAAAATCTACCAGATGATCCGAAGGCAGATCCTATTTTAACTTCAAACCGGAAATCCAAGGCAAACACCGTCATGATATCAACATTATTTATCGGCCTGCTTCTACCCATTATGAAATACCGAACAAACACAGAAACGATTGCCGGCATAATTATGGCCATTCTTCTCGGAACTGTATTCGGATATGCATGGTATAAACTAGCCGCATCCTGTGGAGCTCGCGCGGCCGATGTATTCGGCATCGTCCAGCAAGTAATACCATCTTCAGCAAAAGATGACAAACCCATGACATGCGTTTACGCCCCTAAACCCTGATAAATTTCCGAAGAGTTGAGAGCCGCTGACTCCAGTCGCGGAGAAAGGCTCCGTCTATCTGGCGCTGTAGCTTTGCCCTATCAAGGACCTCCATCAGTTTCTGTAGAGATTGATTAAGATCGCTCGCCCCCCCTTCCCTATAGAGTTCGATAACCTCTTCTATGGGCATTACTCCCACGCTGCGTTGTTCATTCACGCGGTTATGGAGTTTCCACACCCATTCTCGCGCAGCTTCTTGAAAGGCTGTGCCGCTTCTTATTTCAAGAAAGGCAGGAAGAGGCTGAGCCTTCAGCCATTCGCGGTAATGTTTCAGACAAAGAGGGCACGGAAGAATAGCTTCTGTTAGTTTCAAAAGGTGAATCCATGCTCGGATCTCGTCTAAATGTAAGAGCGGCGTAGGCTGTTTTCCGCATTTTTCGGCACATATGTGAAGAATTCTCCAGAGATGTGGTCCCCATTCTGCGTTTTGAACCATTCTACCGTGTTGTGAAAAATTGGGATTCCACGCCGGACCGCAGTATAACACTCACTATGGAGCCCTTTACTAAGCTAGGTTGTCCCGTTCCATCTGTTATATGGGACACGCTTGAACACGCACTCCAGATAAATATGGAGCGTCTGGCCAAGGACGTTGCGAAATGCCTTGAACAACCCGAACAGCCTCTTCTGGCGGCTCTGAAGGCAACAAAGGTGAAGCCGTATATTGTTGAGCTGAGCGATGAGAAACGCGATTCCGAGATCTGCTGCGACTATGTATGCCAGCGAGGTGATTCGCCCCATCTTCTTCAGCCATGTGGCCAGCCGGTATTCTGGGGGGCCACACGAGCTTCCAGATGCCCACAACATATGTATTCTGTTCCGGTGAAGCCTTCCGCCGCGCTGCCTGTACTCAGGGCCCTCAGCCCTATTGAGGACGAATCACCCCTGTATGTAGCGGAGGACGGGACAATTTATGACGCAGAATACAAGGCAAGAGGACAGCTCACAGACAACAAGATTAGGTTGTATGAGGTGCTCGAATAAAATTGTGCGACAGGGTGTCCAGGTTTTTTAGCACATCAAACTACATGGCAGAAACAACACCAGTATTCAGCTTAGGGGTTGCCGCCCCTTCAAAAAAGCGTAAATTCAAGAAGCCCTTGCCGGCTGCCGCCGCCCCGACCATGCATGATCCCCTACAAACGCCCATTTACAGATTCACCCGCTACCCATGGTTCTTGACAAATCCCGCAGGGTGTATTGCCTTACTTGCTATAACGCAGGCGGTGGATCCAGACACAAAGAAGGAATATACGAGCATCGCGCCCATTCTGAACTTTCTGAGACAGGAGTTTCATAGACAGAAGACGTGGTATCCGTCGCGTATCAAGTTCCCCGTTTCATACGAGCAGACCTTGGCTGGGATTTCCGAGGCCATTCGCCACGTGAAGAATAATCAGCGGCAGCTGATGGCATTCCGAGCGCTGGCCCATCGTTGGCTGCTCAAGCGCCGTTTCAAGGCGGCGAATGAGGAGGATCTGATGACCGGCGAGGCTCCGAAGAAGCCCGTTACACTCGTGGCGTGGTCGGAGCGTCGCAAATACGTGTTCGAGGCGAACACTATTCGGCGTGATATCCTAGAGCGCCTATTCCAGCAGAGCTATCTCTTCCCGAAGTATCTCACGCCTCGCAATCCCTTTACGAACTGCGATATGACCGCCAACCAGTTTACGAGTGTAATGAATCAGCTGCGGTTGTACGGTTCCACTCATTGGGCGCTTGAGGGGCTTCTGAAATGCCGCTACGATATGGAGAAATTCCGGGCCGCGTTTGGCGAGCCAATGAAGCGCGAGGTGATCGCGAGGCAGTTCAGCAACCCGTCTTCTTCCGACACCATTGACATTATCTTACACTTCATGGAAGATCAGCACGAAGACAATGATAAATACTGTAACGTGGCGCTGTATCGGTGGGCGCTTGAGAACAGGATGAACCACCCAAAAATCAAGAAGTGGATCGCACTCTGTAGACGTTATCACGAGTGTTTGCTGAAAAATATCAACGACCGTCTCGCACAAGGAAAGGATATTCTGGATATCAATGATAAATGTGCGAAGCTCTGCGAGTATCCTATAGATCTTGAGGACCTTCGCAACGCAGACTTGAAAAAAAAGGGGCTGCCTCCTATTACGCTGACTGCGCCCGAGCCCCAGCTCTTGCCCGAAGTGGAGTTTGAGGACACCTTTATTCTCCAGTTTACGTTCCTACACATTGACAACGAAACTGCGACCGCTAGCGGGGGTGAGACACCACCCACTGACACTGATACAGCCTAAATCCGTCCAGAGATCATCCCAGCTCTCCGTATTTTTCACGGGTGACAGCGGGGCCCAGATCACAGCGGCCGAAAGGCGGCCGAACAGATTCGTAAGCGCCCTCATCGTATCTGCTCGCACCCCGCGCTGGAGTGGCCCAGAACCGTGGGATTTTTCTCGTTCAGCGGCGGACCATTCATCAGGAATATCATCGGGGAAATAGGCCTCATAGAAGGCCTCGCGCACTTCAGAATCATTCTTGATGGCCGCCCATCCACCTGCCTCTTCCGCTACAGAGTCCCAGAATACGGATCCCCATATAGCAGAAGACTTCTCCACGCGCCCCATCATCTCTTTGACATTCGTATCATAGACAGATATATCTCGGCCGCGCGCAGTCATCCAGTAGAGGGCGGCGGGAGGGATCTTATAAATACGCCGCGCCCTTCTTCCGAGTAGCTTCTCCCATTCTTCCAGGCCCTCTGCTACTTCTTTTAATAACTCGGGGGCGGCCTCCTGCCTCCATGACGCCATGAACTCTTCACGGCTGAGACAGAGTGCCGCACAGCCTGCTGCGCGGCGCTCCCAATCACTGAAGGCCTCACCGTCGAGCACCGTCAGAAACTTCCTGGCCCCTGGGCCATGTTTAGAGAGAGCCATGCTCCGTAGGAACTCATCCGGCTTTTCCATTGCCCTGAGCCCACCCCACGCACAGAGTGTCTTTCTTTGAAGAATGGCCAAGGCCGTGAAAGCTTCAAGGGGGCTATATTTGTCCGAGACAGTCCCCGCATTTACGCGATCCGGTTGGATATCCAGATTAGCGGTAAGCAAGGTGAGTATGCTACGATCCTTCACAATCCTACAGAGCCCTATTACAAGTTTTATAACGGCATCCGGATCCACCGTATCTCCGCCAAAGGTTTCCTGAAAGGCGCGCAGCCATCCGAGACCCTTCACCCCGACACCATAGAGCCAGGTACGCCGCAGAACGGCCATGAGTTCATCCGACATTCCCGAGTCCAAGAGTTCCTGGCACCAGAAGGCAGCTTCCACATGACGCCTGTTGAGAATACAGAACATGAGGGCCGCTGGCACCTCGTCCTCCTTGTATAGATGTCGCGTGAGTGGCATACACGCCGTTCCCTTCAAAGTGTGGTTCAAATTTACCACTGGATAACCACTTTATAAATAAGTATGGATATACAGACTCTTTATAACAGATCGAACATAGCAGATGAAATAATCCCCGGATTATGGCTTGGAAATCGGGTAGCAGCGGCGGATCAGAACTTCTCCAAGGAAAAGAATATCCGTGCCGTATTCAACTGCTCCAAAGACATTCCCTTCAATCCGACGATTCCTCGTCAGTATCGTGTGCCTGTAGACGATAGTCGCCAGGAGCCCGATATTAGTAATCTGGAGGACTGGTCTTTTGAGATTGTTTACAAGATTTCCCATGAAATGCGCCGTGCGAAGGCAGATAACTCGGCGGTTCTCGTCCACTGCGCAGCGGGGATGCAGCGGTCGGCGGCCTCTGTTGCGATGTATCTCATTGCGACACAGAACATGACAACGTACCAGGCGATCGCGTTTATTCAGGCCAAGCGCCCTATTGCCTTCAGGCCCGAGGCGAACTTTGAGAAGTCTATCCGCGGCTTTGAGGCCGCCTTCAACCGTGACGTGCGCCCGAAGCTAACGAGTAAATAGCGCCGGATCCAAGCGCAGCACGGCATCACGTCTGAAGTCGAGATTCTGATACAGCTTTCCCTTTGGATTGGTAACAATGAGCACACTGCCCTTTGTCCCAGTCGCATCATGCCATTCTTTTGAGTATTGTACTGTTTGATGGACATGTCCGCAGATCCAGGCAACCACCGGCGTTTTCAGGAGATCTTCTATGTCGGGAAATACGACACTCTTATCGGGTTCCCCCGCGAAGCTCTCCTCATGAAGCCATGTAGTAGGACCATAATGCGATAGAATCACAACAGGCTCATGCTGCGCCTTGACTTTGTGACTAATCCATTCCAAGTCGCGATTATAGAGGCCGCGCAGGTATTCGGGGTCCATGGGACTGGGTTCCGCTTCTACGTAGCGGAAGAACTTGGGGTGCCATACATGACCCTCATCTCGCGGGAATTTCCAGAAGGGGAGGCCGAAAATATAGATGCCGTCCTCGCTGACCATGCCCTCGTGATCCAGAATCGTTATATTCCAGAAGGGTTCGACAAGGCTGCGCATTTTGGCCACAGCTGCCTGTAAATCCGGAATGGGTCGGCCCTCATTCCCCGAACCGGGTCCGAGTAGCTCGGACTTCCCTGGAATCCAGATGACCGTGTCCCAGTTCTCGGAGCACCATTCCATAAAGGGTCTGAGGCCATCGTGCTTCAGAGGTGCGATATCCCCCAGAAGAGCTAGCGCGGGCGCCACGCGCGGCTCGAGAATCTCTTTAAAGGTCATCTTGGGTCGCACTTCTAAATGTAGGTCACTGGCGATCTGGAGTCGCATCTAATCATGAAAATGTTTAATCTGCTTGCTTAAGGACGTAAGTTCGTAACAATTAATAAATGACACGCCCTTTTAATGAACATCAGTTATGGAAGGGGCAGATACAGCTCGCAAACTATCCGCCGCCAGTATGGCAACCGCCCATGATTCTTCCAAAAGTAAATAGCCTCACGGGAAAGTTAATGGATTCAATAGATATTCACACGGAAATGAATAAATCATATGCTACATACAGCCAGAAGTACTGGCAAGGTGTAGAACAGAGAAAATGCGCATATCGATCTTCAAATGCGTGGCCGTTACCAATAACACCCCCCCTCTACAGCCACAGCATTCCCAGGAATTTCATCAGCGGCTGGTGAAACCCAGGCCTCATTCCAGAAGCGCGAAATCACATCGTGCCGAGCCCAGCGCCGCCCCTTGATGCCGAAGAGAACCTGAATGGCTCCGCCGAGAACAATCGCGCTGATGCCTAGCTTGCGCAGCCTGGCCGCTATGATCATGCCGAGCCCTCCACATCCTATTAAGGCTACTTCGGCTTTTTGAGCCAGCACTTGTGTAACAACATATTCGGCCGCTTTTTCCCAGCTAGAACAGCCATCGGGCCACTCTGCTATGCCTTCCGCCGTAACAGGGGCGTAGCCGGTCCGAACAAAGCTCCAATCCACCCCTGAAATATCCAAGAGTCCATTCGGCCAAATAGGCCTTTTTAGCTGCTGTTGAATTGTATCTGTAAAGCTACTGACAACAGTAACCTTCTTTCCAGCGAGTTTTTCGGTCCAGCGCGCACCGGCCTCCACATAGTAGGGCTCCAAGCTTCTTAGGGGCGTGCGAAAAGCTGTTGGGGCATGATGATCAAGTATACGCTTCTCTATATGGGCTGTAGGCGGATACCATCCTGCGGCGCCACCGTTCATAAGGCTCAGGCCCTGAGTATATTCATCACACCAGCGATCCAGGCTTTCGTCTGTCGCAGGGAATATACCGGCATTTCGTTGAATCTGTTCACGCATATGCTCTGGATACGGGCGCGCAGGCCTATGTAGTTTCCAGAAGAATAGTGTCTCAATCTCTATTGTTCCATTACGCCCTATGAAAAATGGTTTGCCGTCAGCCAGAAGCTTGCGGATTTTTATGGCTCCCTCCAGAATCGGATCACTCATCTAGGCTACTTAGTTTCAGATTCCTTAGATGATGACACCACCCATGGCCCATGCTTCCAAGGATTCCATCGTGTTCCATCGGGCATGTAGCGTACCTCGCCACCCAGCATAATCCCCACAGGGCCTGTAGGCGCAGGCGCAGGCGCAGGCGCAGGCTCGGGCTCAGGCTCGGGCGCCACTGCGTCAAGCGCTTCTTCAAACTCAATGGCGACTTCATCGCCTTGTGCGAGAACAATATTCGCAGGTTCCGTTTTCACAATATCAAAGGGGATTTCATAGTCGCCTAGGCAGCCCAAGGGAATCACGGCCGTGTCACCTTCGCGTATTACTCCGAGGCGTGTAAGAGCCCGCTCGAGTTCCTCTTTAGCGTCGGCATGGTAGAAGGCAGAGTCGTGTGGCCGTAGAACAATCCGAGAAGCTTCCGGGAAACAATCTTGAGTCAGCCACGTAACGTCGGCGTGCTGACCGGATCCTTCTATGCCGAGATGATCTACCAACCAGCTGGGTATATAGATATTATCCGTACCGGTTCCCTCGTTGGTAGGAGTTCCGAGCGCCACGTAAATCTTCTTTTCATCGTGTGTAATCTCGGCGATTAGTCGCGCAGCCGGATTATCTTCTGTAATACGCCGCCATGCATGGACAGGCAAGCTACATGTTGCCCAATCGCGTTCCTCTAGAAATACAGATGACCAGACTTCCATGTGTGATAGTCTGATAAAATACATCCGCCTTCAATTTTAGTATACATATGAGCACATGTTCTAGCCGTGGTACGGTAGAATTCGAACACGCACTTACATGCGTCCAGCTGACACCCCTCCAGCAGAGTATCGTGGCAGGGCGCTATATTCCAATGATACACCATATTCGCGATCGCACGCGGCAAACAACCATCGTGTTCAATTCGTCTCGCGTAGTGATCACGGTCGGTTCGCTTATCGTACCTGCTCTTCTTTCCATACAGGGTCTGGGAAATACGAATCCGGAAATCTACTGGGCCACCTGGGTGGTGTCTTTACTTGTTACCATCTGTAATGCCATTGTATCCCTTTTCAAATATGACAAGCGATATTACTATCTTCATACGATTCTTGAGAAGCTCATTTCGGAGGGGTGGCAATATATTGAACTCACCGGCAAATATAGCGGATATTACACCCCAGGTGTGGCGCCCACGCATCAAAATCAGTTCGTATACTTTTGCCACGCGGTCGAGAAAATCCGGATGAAGCAGATCGAGGAAGAATATTCCAAGATAGGGGATTCTTCGTCCCAATCAAACTCTCAAACAGCTCATTCTCAGGAGACAAAGGGATTAATACCACCGACGCCTCAACAGGGAGAGCTGACAAATCTACCAACCGAAGTCGTACTGGCGGTAAAACAGCAACTTTCCCAACCAGAAGTAGAAGACGATGGCCAAGGGAGCCAGAAGGAGGGAGACGAAAAAGATAAAAAGAACAGGGCGCAGGAATCAGTGTCAGTGTCTTTCGACATGTAAGCGGGATTCTTTGCCTGGGAAAGCGTTTTGCCAAGAACATATGCGCTCTTGTCCGCGGAAATCCCCAATGACTGGTTCAGAACCCGCGTATGACCCTCTTCGTTGGAACAAGACAATTGAGCTACGTGAAACCCACAATTGTTTCTCTTATGCCATGAATGTGAATGATCCGAAACAGATCGCAAAATGTAAGGGCAAAAAGGAATGTAATGCCCCGTTTCATCAACCTGGAAGCCCCTCTAAATATCCAGCATTTCGCTCCGATAAACCGAAAACGTGTCCAAATATGATGATGCGATTGATTGGCGATAATCCGAACTTGATGATGACGAGATTTGAAACAAAGTGTCCTGCGAAGACATCCAAGATTGCCCTCGTTGTAGATCAATCAGATGACTACCATTTTTTAAGGCAGGATAGCAATGGGTTATGGTCCCAAAAGTCTGGTGCGCGTCCAGTTACAAATCTGGATGCGAACAAGCATGAAATATGGGATCCGGCGCTATGCGATTTGGATTTTAGGAATGAAGGCGTGCTGAACTATGATATCTTCTGCGGATATCTCTGTGTTCCGAGGACACAGCCCCTATTTATGCGTTCATCAGGAGGTGGTAAGACTAGGCGCGCTTCGGCGCAATCTTCTCGCGCTGCTCCTGTTTCTTTGCCAACCAGGCCTTTCCGGGCGGCGACAACACTACGGAGTTCATAGGGTCGTAGAGTGCCAGGGCCTCCACACAGTCCAAACGCGCCCGCGGCGATGCCCGCAGCAATCCCGTAATCACAGCCTTTACAACGGGATACTTCTGTTTCCACTCTCCTCCCTTCATAAACTGATTTGACATACTCAGTTTATAAAGTGTGCTAGCTAGATCATGCCCTATACTCCAGGCATCCACTACCGGCCAATATAGTTTCCAAAAAGTTAAGTAATCATTCTGCTGAAGCGCCTTGGATGTTTTCCAGAAATGTTGGAACTCGGCCATTTGTTGTTGGCGACTCTGGCCAAAAAGGCGCTCGGCATATATAAGTCCAGGTTTTTTATCCGTGAGGTCATGCATTATTACACTTAACTTCATGCCACTCTCTAGTCCATCTTGTGCCGAACACTCGGGTGTAATTTGCCCTAGACTTGGTTCATATATAGCAGCTAGATTCTTTAAAATATTGGGTGTGATTGAATTCGCGGCATAGCAGCGTCCAAAATCAATAAGGCGGGGATGATACTCTTTATTCATCATGATATTCGCGCTGTGAAGATCATTATGAACCATCCCATTCAGTGCCAAATAGGCACCAATTTCGAGTAAATCGCCCATGAAACGGAAGAAGGGAAACTCCTTCGCGGCGATTTGAATATTCTCTAGTTTGTCCTGTAGAGTTTTACCCCCGTATTCCATTTGGTAGTGAAGCATATTGTCCATACCCTCTTTCTGAACGACTTCGCATTTACTAATATCCGGCTCCTTTTGAGCACTCTGTTCAATAGGGGATTCGCCATGGGGACCTTCTTTACAAAGAGTATCCATTTGCGGTAATATAAAGTATTTTCTGGATTCCGGCTTATCCTTGAATCGCGTGGCCGCAAGGAATTCACTCGCAATGTCTTCGGTGGATGTAAGTTTCCCTAATGTTCCTTTTTTCCATCCACCAATCGGAGTTTGATCCCCGCGACAGATAAGGGGTGGATCAAAGATACATCCATATTTTCCCTGTCCTATCAGTCTTCCACCTCGCATAGGCCTCATATCCTTTTGCTAACATACAGTGAGATTTATCTTCTTAAATTTAGCCCGTGACGGTAGATGTCCGGAACAGTCTGGATTGGTTTATTTCTCCTATTGGGAGCCCTAATCTTTGAAATCTTTGCACCAGATAAACTCGCCGAAGGGTTTCAAACAATTGTTCCGATCCCGCAAGAAAAGCCGAATCTCATCACAAACTTTATGATTCGCCGCTCAGATGTAGGGCTCAAAAGGGAGCAGGGTGGATTTTTTCAGGATCTCAGATACTTTGCAGGATACGCCGATGTTCAGCGGTATGGTGTGAAGAATGATTTTTGTCGTATGGTTACCCTAAGTGGGGATGATGGGATGATGTTCTCTTGCGCACTCGCAGGAACAACGGGCAGCCCTACTGGGTTCCGAACAAAGACGACGAAGCAGGGATTCCGGATAAGCCGTGATGACTATATGCGCGATATTATAAAGGACGGGCGCGAAGCTTACTGTCGTATCCTGAGGCAGCGAGACTTGACATACCAGCCTATGTGTGTTCGGTCCATGGATGCTGGATTCAATGACAAGGACGAGCTCGATACGGATCCCCCCGAGGAGATTCTGACGCTCATGGATTTCTACAGTGGCTGCGAGATGTGGTATAGATTCTATGATGATATGGTGGATTACACGGGAAAGACAATTCTTCAACATGCGGGAGGGCTTACAATAGACCAAACGCCGAAGCCGACCTTGACACAGGCCCTATATTTCAATGGACAGGATCAATTCATCCGTCTTGGAGATACTTCTGAACTGTCCCTCGGCAACGTGATTAAGATGCGTTCCATCCGCGCCTTCAGTGTATGGGTCAAGTTTGACGCGTTTACAAATAACGCGCATATCTTTGATTTCGGTGATGGCCCTGGGGTGAATAACACCTTTCTGGGGATTCTTGGAAAGGGCGAGGGCGGCGATGATCCGAATGAGCTGCGCCCTGGGGCCAAGTGCCCCGAGACGACTGTGCCCGTATCCCCAAGCGGAGCGCAATTCTGCGCGGAGCTGACTCCACAGGAGCTGTATGCGACGTCGGCAGGGAATATAGAGGATCATGTATGTACGGGCATGTCCGTGTTCCCTCGTAAGCTGGAACCTATTCAGACGAAGCCTGTGGGCCCGCCGCCAGGTAATGCTACACGCGCCACACTTCAATACGAAGTGTGGGAGAATAAGCTGCGCAAGGTCCAAATCAAGGTGAACAGGGCGATTCCTTTAGGGAAGTGGACACACATCGTTGTCACAGCCAAAAATATGGATGCGATGCGGCCTGATCTGAATGTGTATATCAATGGCAACTTGGCCTTCACACAGGAACAGGGATACTTACCGCAGGCCAAGGTGACCAGCAATAACTATCTCGGAAAGTCCAACTGGGCGAACGATTTCTCGGGATACGAGCTGCGCGATGAGCTCTTCAATGGCAGCATGTTTGATTTCCGCATGTATTCTTCGCATCTTCCTGAGGCGAAGATCAAGCGCATCCTACAGTGGGGTTCTCGCCGGCTGGGGATGGATAACTCGTTTAGCTCCGTGAGCGGCTAACGTGATGTGCTTGACTTTGGCACTTGCCGTTAGGGGAAGTACGATTGCCGTATCTTATAGCGCACTACAACATCCTTTGCCTTTAGCTTACTGAAAAACTTATCTAGGTATGCTAACATTGCCTTTTTATTTGTACGAGGACCATTGAACTGTTCTTCGCGCGGATACGTGGGGCTGCCAGTAGAGCCAGACCCAATCCAATCCCAGCCCTTTGGAGGTTTAGTGTATTTCCAGCTTCCCTCGGGCGTATTCTCATAGAATACAAATATAGTGTCCATCCTGTCAGCCGATGAGATTATTTAGCCTTCGGAGGCTCCCGCACCTTTCCATTAACAGCAGACACTAGGCCAGGCTTCTGCCTACAAAGTGACGCGATACGCGTAGGTGCATAGCAGACAAGCTCGTGCTGCTTGATCGCCTCATTGTACATCCAATCGGCGGGAAGAAACTCTCCCTTCTTTTGAGCATCCGCGAAGACCTTTAGCGCTGCGCGCATAGCCTTGTCTGTGAGAACTAGTGCGTGCGTACCCCAGAAACGGTTCACGCGCGTATATGAGCTATCAAATTTCGTAGATTCAACATACTCGTTGGCGCCAAGGAGAATGATATCCCAGTTCGCAGGAAGATTACCTGCGCGGTGAATAAAGCCGTAAATATCATCCTGAGTCCCTGTAAGTTCGCAGTCATCCTCAAAAATAATCGTGTGCTTCTCCCTGTCCTTTAGAGACTTATGGAGGATATCAATGTGGCTGTGGGCGCAACCTAGAACACCTCGCGATACGGGCTTCTTCTCAAACGGATGTATCTTTGCGATTTTCTCGGACTCCTCCCACTCTGTCCCATCCTTTGCAGAAAAAACCTCCAGGTTGTGAATCATTTTCTTACGGATGCCTTCAATAATGGGAAGACGCTCAGTGGCCGTATCCAAGTGAATAACTACGCAGCGACTCATCTTTTCTTTTGAGTACGGAAATCTTTAGGCTAAACTGCCGCGAGTTCCTGGTCCAGCGCCAAGCGCTCCCCCGCGAGAGCTTCCAAATCTGAGATCACACGATGTAGTCGCTGCGGGTCAGGCTCGGCTGCCTCTACTACGGGTTTCACTTTGGCGGGCTTGTAAATCGCTCGCGCAGCCTTCCACCTCCACATGGCGTCAAACTGGGGTACAGCCATCCGATCCCGTTTCGCCAAGTCCTTTAGAGAGTCATTGCCGAATTTGCGGAGTTGTTCCAGCTGCTCGGTAGCCGTCGTCGCAACCCACGTGGCATATAGAGGCGGCACCACCAACGCAGATTGATTCACGATGTGGTTCATCATGTCCGATCCAGCCGTCGCCAGAGTTTGAAGAATCTGGCCAATCTCCTTCTTGCGATTGAAACGTGCCTCACTGAGTTCCAGCTGCCTCTGCCATTCGGCCTCGGAGAGGTTGTTCATCAGATACTGAACATCCACGTCCTTGTTCGCAAGAGCTTCGGGTCGCGCCGGATAATCCCGCAAGCGCGTGTTGATCAGCTCGCTAATGTTACGGTGTGTCTCCAGAATAAGAGCCTTGACGGGATCTGGGATATAGGTAGAGCGAATAGCGTTGACCATGTGATAAATGGCAGGAAGGCCGCCACAGGGAATGTCTCCCACCTCGCGGGCAGGAGCTCCACCGCCCGTGCGGCGCAGCCACTCGTAGTAGTGAGGGTTATGAATCGTTCCCGTGACGACATGGCCGCTGTTCCACGAGAAGGCCGTTCCGCAGCCTTCCATGACGCACCACATCTGGTCGCAGCCATCAATCTTGAAGATGCGAGTGCCGCACTTGGGGCAGGGGCGCGTCTCAGACTTGATGGTCTTCGCAGTCTCTACCGTGTTTGCATCACAGGTGTGCGGGGCATCCTTATCTGTCCCGATGACTACGAGACATTGTGTACAGGTCCACTTTTCGCAAGTGCCACATTTATAGTTTGTGGAGAGGAAGCCACGGCAGGTCTCATCGGCGCACTTCATGATGAACTCGCGCCTCTGGGCAGGAGCGTCCGTGGCCGTGCCTTCGTAGAGCTGGCGATTGCGCCAGAAACTCCTTGTAAGAGCAGTAAGCTCCGCCCGCTGCGTTTCGTATTCATCTAGAAGAATCCCAAAGGGTTCTTCCAACTCGTCAGACCGTTTGCGAATGATTGTGCGTTGCTTGCGCAGGGCATTGAGCTCGGCGGATTCTTCGTAGAGCTTAAGCGTGCGTTCGATTTCCAGCTTCTCGTCACCCCCTGGCACTTCCACGGTAATCTGCGTCTTCGCTGTGCCGGCGAGCTGCCTCTTTAGAGAGGATATCTGTGCATTCACAGATTCCAGGCGATAGCGCAGGCGATTGCGCTCATCGCGCATGGTCAAGAAACGATACGAAAGAGTCTTCTTGTTCGCTTCAATATCCTCAGGCTTCTTTGGAGTAATCTGCGGATTGCCGAAGGTCACGCGCATCTTTTCGATGGCAATCTCCTCGCGTATCATATCTTTCCGATATCCTACGAAGACCTGCATCGCAGGGAGCAGGGTCTTTTCGCGCTCAAGAAGAATCTTGCGGCGGTGTTTCCGCAGGGCATCGTTGCGGAAGCTGAGGGGGAAATTCGCCGCCATGAAATCGGGGCTCCATCCACGCTTACAGGTGAGGCAGTGGGGATCTTCATACGTCTGTAGCAGATACGTTTGTTGGCATCCGCGACAGGCGTTAGCTGGACAGTGCTGGCACGTCACCTTAACGACCTTCTTTCCCTTGTAGTCGTCGTAACAGATACTACAGGACATTGTGTATGGGCCACTCAGGCCGGCGGGCCTTCAATTTTCCCCGAAAAATGCCTTGGCGGAAACGGGCGGCATGCGCTTTACCCCCTTGGCTACTGGGAAATCCCGAATCGTAGGCATATCAGCGGCATCGGACACGAATATCTCTGGTTTCGGAAAGCCGTTGAACTCAGACGCGGTCGCCCGAGTATACGCCCCCATAGAAGGGAACCAGAGCCAGTCACCGACTTCCAGCTCCTCCATCTCCGCGGCCTTCGCGATCACATCTACAGAGTCACACGTACGTCCGAAGATAATCCCCGCGGAACTCTTTCTCGGCGAGCCCCCATCAGAGATACGCACCCATTTCGGGGCCGCGTGGTCAAATAGAATGTTAGAGAACTGCCCATAAATGCTATCATCAATGGTATATTTCCAGCCGATGGGAGACCACTTCTTTCCAATGACTTGAACGTAGAAGTCAAACGTGTTCGCGGCGAAGAAGCGCCCAGGCTCTGCGATCCACTTCACGCCGAGGTGGCTGTTTTCGTTGACGTTCATCATGGCGGCGCGAATGGATTTCGCAGTTGCCCAGAACTGGGTTGTGAAGCTCGCCAGATAACCACCGCCAATATCAATCGTGTCAGCGCCGGCATGCCCTGTCCGCCCAAGTGTTATCAGCCCATTGTAGGCTGTGTGAATAGCTGCCGCGTGACTATTCTTGTCCGCGGATCCAGATCCAACATGAAAACTAATGCCCCGTAGAGCCAGGCCGTGCGCCTTGGCCGCCTGCGATATCCTGGGCAAATCGGCGGCGGCGGCGCCGAACTTGCTGGAGAAGGGCATCGCACTTCCCGAATCATCTACTGCGATACGTACCAGGGCACCCCCTGCGTATCCAGATAGCTTTTCTACTTCTTCTACTGAGTCTACCACCGTCATGGGCTCGCCCACCCGTTTTGCGACAGAAATGTCGCGGAAAGATTTGCAGGGGTTTGCGTAGACAATATCTGCCCCCTCTGAGATTTGGTTGACTTCCAGAAGTTCCCTCTCGGAGGCACAGTCGAAGCCCACACCCGCCCCATGAAGGTGCCGAAGCAGATGTGGTTCTGGGTTACATTTGACTGCGTAGAAGGGTTTCACAGCCTCAAGCTGCGTGTTCCACAGCTGAATCGCCTGATACAGCCGTGGTGTGGACATAACGTAGAAGGCTCCATGCGGAGATGCTTTGGTACGAAACCGGGAAAGGGCTGAGTGTAGTTTTTCCAGCGTGGATCTGAATACATGTATATGACAAATTTTGTTTAGGCGTTTGTTCCATTCTCTGGCACATCGCAGTAAAGGTTTAAAGGGTCGATTCCCTAGTATATAGAATGTCGACGTGTAATCATTGTAATCAAGCTATAGAGGAAGGGGCGAAAATATCGGAAACTCCGTGCTGCGATATAAAAATGCATGCTGCCTGCGCGATTCAGAGAATAGCAGAGGAGATCCATTATTATTGTAGGTCTACATGTGCCTGTGGGACACAGCTATACGGGTTTCACCAGAACTATAGTGAGGAGCTATCACAAGAAATAACATCGCATCTAAATACCATACGTGAGAAACCTGGGGTGACAGAAGAGTTGAAGCTTCTTAAGAAGGGGTTCTCGGAGGAAAACAAGGCCTATGTGGCATATAATCGGTTTCTGATTGGAAAACAACGGGAGCTCAAGGAGGCAGTAGAAACTCATATTAACGCAATCAAAAACAGCAAAACCACGATCGTAAATACTGTTAAACAGTCTGAGGAGTATAAAAACCTGCGTAATATAAAATCCAGGCGAACTCTCTTACAGAATAAATTCAAGGCAAAGCATAATGTATCTAACAGTGATATGCGTGGCCTTCTCGGTTTTACGCGTTACAGCAGCTGGTATAGATATAGATACTCGATACCATCCGGTTTAATGCGTCGTAAATTCCGTATAAAGCTTTAAAGGGGTGACTAGACAGATGTTTCTACAGGTGTGCGCAGGGTTTGCGAATCGCTTGCGCGCTACTGTATCTGGTATTTGCGGGGCAGAGGATCTGAACCTTCCGCTCGTGATTTCGTGGCCAGTAGAGTGGGCTTGCGCGGCGACATTCACAGATCTTTTTGAGCCAGTGCCGCACGTGGAATTCTGTAGCAGCCTGAATAACAGGGCGCGGATGTGTCTGAGCCCTGCCGACTGGGAGCAAGAACGGGGGCGGGGTGAAATCGTGATAAAATCCTACGGGCAATTCCATCAATCGGATCCGGCACGCTGGCGCAGAGTTCTACAGAGCTTGAGGCCGCGACTAGAGTTTCTGGAACGCGTGCGGTCGTGTGATGTGGGTATACATATCCGTCGCACAGATAATAGGACGTCATGTGAAAAATCGCCCACTGCTGTCTTTATAGCTGAGATGCGCAAATATCCGAATGACACAACATTCTTCGTGGCGACGGATGACGTACGAGAATGGGACGCGCTTGTCAGCGCCTTTTCGGAGGAGCGCCTCATAAGAGTAACAACGGACTATTCGCGCAATACGCTCGAAGGGATCCACGCGGCGTTTGTGGATTTTCTGTGTTTGGCGAGCTGCGGTGAAATCTTGGGATCCGCGGGGTCTTCTTTCTCAGAAATGGCGGCGGCGTATGGAAATAAGGCTCTTCGTATTATTAAATCAACGGTTTGAAAAACACTAACGTCATGTAGGCTAATTCAAGAACCCCCGAAAGGGGTTCTTGAATTAGCCTATATCGCTGTACCGCCAACTACTTAAATTAAGTACTAGACATTACAGTGTAATTAACTTTGATACTAGAGTAAAAAATGGAACAGGCGGGACTTGAACCCGCGACCCTTGCCCATAAGTGGCAACGCACGGCCTTCTGTGCTTCTGTCCCCGAATAATAAATAACAAATAAATTTCTTTCAATTTTGGAGGCCGGCGTCGGTGATGTAAAATTGGAAAGAAAATATCTGTTAAAACTAGCCTTTAGAATAAGTAAAATGACTGATCAGGAACAGGTACAAATAGAAACTATCCAAATATCTCTTAGCAAGAAACAACAAGAAAAACCTCTAGCCATCCAAATTTTACAGATTGGCAACCAAATATCAAATCTGTTATACGGAAAATCACTTGAGCAATGCTTGGGAAAAAAGCAGAAGATCAGTTCTGTATCGTCTGAGTACCATAAACACAGACATTTCTGTATTAAAATGCCATGTAATCTTGAAGATATAAAGGGTGACAAAAAATCTATAGAAAACTATACCTATATTATAAATATGGTAAAACATGGTAAGAAAGAGAAGTTCTTTATAGATATAATCTAATGATTAAAGACCAGCATATTAGTAAGTAGGTGCCGATTTGAAATGTTAAGTGATCTAATATCGCCTGAGGTTTACCAGCGAGAATGTCTGCCCTATTGAGCTCACAATCCGCTCCTTTTGACCCTTGTCGAGAAGGGCTACCGAATTATTCCACAAGAACTCCTTCTCGGGCTGCGTGAACTCCATGTCGCGGTAGTAGCACATCACCCACATGCGCGTCTTGCGCATTCTGACCTTTTCTAGCAGCTCCTCCTTTGTATTGTATGCGTAATACAGCTTACCATTCTCTTTGCCAATCACGATAAGCTTCTCTTGAATCTTACCGAGATTTGCACTACAGAGTGTCGTAACATAGCCTGGAAGAAAGTCGCCCATTGTGTACCAGGCGGCCTTGGCTGCCCGTGGCTTCAATTTTTCCTACGACACACGAAGTTAGTCCAAATACGTGATATCGAACACGAGAGTGAAATCGTGTCTAGCGAGATCCACGGGCCGATAGAACTCGTCACGGATGCTTACATTCAGAGTGGCCATACGTGCGATAGGAGCTGGAGAGGAAATATAGAGGGCACTCTGCGTGTCCCAGTTCATTGCGTAGTATCCATCACGCGTCTGGTCGAGATACAGAATGTGAAAGCAGTCCTTGCGACCTGCCCCGCATTCTATCCGATTCATCTCAATCGAATTATCAGCGTTCAAGTGTATATAGAGTCGTCCAATGAGGCCATAGGGATCCATCCGATTCGGCGAAACAATAGACCCTGTAGAGAGTGTATCCTGGTATTCAAATCCGAGAAGCTGCGCGGGGCAATTCACCGATTGTATGGCACCGGTATTTACATCTATTTCATCTACGTAGCGACCAGACTGGAAATAGAAGCTGAAACTGGCCCCGCCCGTAGCCGTGACAGTCATCTTCTTTGTAATTGCTGAATACACCACTGCGTATGTATTCACTTTCCCCGCGAGTGCGTTCAGTCGCCCCTGAAGCTCTGCGCAGAGTTCCGCGGCGGTGTATTGACCGGGCGCCAAAGTGACAATCCACTGTAGGGCCCCGTTGTTTTCTCCAAAGGTGAAGGAGCCCCAGGCCGCAGTCACATTGTACAGATCTGCTGGAACGGAACCATTCACCAGCTCAACGGATGTAATATCCTTTAGAGGTCGTCTGAAAGTCCAGCGGAACTCGTTTGTGTTATAATTCGCCCCGAGGTTGCGGTCGCGGCTGTTTACAGCCACGGTGAGCCTCCGTTCTTTTCTGTTCTTCTTTTCGGGGATGAGCACTCCTTGGCCGGATGTTACAGCCGCCATTTCTCTATCCTGCGCTTAAAATAAGTCCAGTTGAACCGATAAATCGGCAGCGGTATTCGCATTATCGCCTGTATATGTACATCTTATGTGTATCAGGTCAGCTGTGCCCAGCGTTACAGAGCTGCTGTAAAAACTCTTGTTTACGTCCGCTGCACCGAATGTTACAGTAAATAAGGAACTTTGGATACTTCCTCCAAAGGGTGTATATTGAACCAGCAGGACAACTGTGTTTCCACTTCCAGGAGCTACAGTTAGGCCCGCTGATATGCCAGATATTATAGTAGGTTGTTGAGCACGATAGTAGGCGGGAGGTGATGTAGGATCTGGGAAAACTCCATTTGCAATAGCCTGTGTTCCTGGCCATAAATAGGCAGGTGTAGAGGCGGTTTTAATAAGCCCTTTAAGGGCATAGTATACTGTTGTAGGATATATCCACGTGGAGAATCCCTTTCCGCCGGCAGTCTTCGTCACGAGATCTACGCCAGGGCCGATTTGAATGCCAGCGGAGGCGAGATAGGTGGGATTCGCAATCGTCGCGGGATTCGTCTGGAGAATATCGGAGGCGGTATAGCTCTGGCCGACAGTTGGCGCGACAGTTCCAACGGTCGTTGCGCGCATCTGTATAGAGCCCGTGTTGCTACTATCGGCTGTTTCCACGCCTACATAGGAGCCCGTCGACGCAGTCGAGGTAGGCCGAGCGACATATATGTTCATGTCGCGTGTAGACATAACATTCGTTCCGCTGACAAGAATGCCTCGCTTGTTTCCGCTGCCGTTGGAATAGACATTGATGGTGGAGCCTTTGAGGGAGTTAAACGAAAAGGAGGCGGAGCCGAGTGTGCCCGTTCCGTTGGCCTCAACGCCTGTGACTACACTTGTTCCACCGGATGACGCGGCGGAATTGTCTACAGTGAGAACGCAGGTGCGCAGCTTTGCAGTGACCGTGGTGCCGCCTCCGAAGACTAGACCCTTTAGAGTATAATGCCCTGCCGATGTAAGCTTGAGAGTCAAGTCCTCTACGCGCGTATTCTCCCCCATTATGATTAGCGTGGTATCTGCCTGTACATCGATCATTTGAATCGTGGTTGTTTGAGTATTCTGGCCACGGAGACATATACCCGCAGGGAGTGTTATGCCTGCGCTCAGATTATAGGTGCCAGGATGAACCCAGATGGTTGTTCCTGAGGTGGCCGCGCTGACAGCCGCATTCACTGTGAGATACGGCGAACCGCCTACCGACGCAGTAGAGTCATTGCCATATACGGAGTCTACACGCAGAACCTTGCCGATGCCGAAATAGCTGAGGGCAGGGGCGGTACCTGTTGGGCCTGTGTTGCCTGTTGAGCCTGTGTTGCCTGTTGGGCCTGTATTACCTGTAGGACCTGTATTCCCAGTAGGTCCAGTATTCCCTGTGGGCCCAGTATCACCTGTAGGACCTGTATTCCCAGTAGGCCCTGTATTGCCAGTAGGCCCTGTATTGCCAGTATTGCCCGTCGAGCCAGTAGGCCCCGTATTACCTGTAGGCCCTGTATTCCCAGTAGGGCCTGTATTGCCCGTCGAGCCAGTCGGCCCCGTGGGTCCTGTATTACCTGTATGACCAGTATTCCCAGTAGGTCCTGTCGCCGCGTTCGCCAAGAGAGTTGTCTCCAAATAACTGTTCGTCGAGCCACGGAAGTTAAACGTCGCAGACGCAGAAGCTGCGAACTTTGCATATATCTTTACGCGAAACCTATATGTCAGATCAGGCAGTGTCGTTGACGGCACATACAAACTATATGGCAGCAAATTCGGGGTCGCATAGATCTGAACTGCGCTGGAGGAGGTGCCTGCTGCTAAAAGTGTTTCCGTGGTCCCCGCCGCATCTACATAGAATAGACTCGCGTAAAAAGAAACCGAAGTATCATCTGAAGCCGTTGAAAATAGATTGCTTGTCCATAATCCACCAACAATAGTTGTAGAATCGGTAGAGGCCACTGGCGTAGTAAATGTTCCAACAAGAAATGAAGTTTGCACAGTCTGTGTGCCAGTTGAAACAGTTGTTTGCGCAGCCAGATTTGGAACAGTTAAAAGTGTGCCAGAAACAGATGATGTGCCTGTAGGCGTGTCTAAAAATAGGTGAAGGCCAGCTGTTATGCCGCCAATTCCCTGCAAACCAGTCGGCCCAGAAGGGCCCGTGAAACCTGTGGGCCCAGTAGGTCCAGTCACTCCTGTCGCACCCGTCGGGCCCACAAGATTGTTTAGCTGGCGGCATTGAAGGTTCCCCGCCACATTGAGTCTCAAGAGCTCACTTGAGTTCATCTCTGTTTTAGCTGCGTAAAGACATTTGCCAGTAAATGCCGTAGATACAATAAATGTCTGATCACAAGCTAATCCTTTTGAGCATGGTGAAAAATGAGACCCGGATTATTGAGCGTCTGATGGATTCTGTGAAGGGCAAGGTGGACGCGATTATTATCTGCGATACCGGATCTACGGATGACACCACCGACAAGGCGCTTGCCTGGCTTAAGACGAACGATGTATCGGGGACTGTATGCGCATATCCTTTCAAGAACTTCGGCGTCAGTCGTACCCAGTCGTTTATCTGCTGCCAGGATTGGGTGGAGCGCAACGGCTGGGATCCGGTGAAAACGTGGGCGCTACTTCTCGACGGTGACATGATGCTGTCAGATCCGGTCGACATGACCACACTGGCTGCGCTGGGGCCTGAGCAGGCTGGCGTCGGGCTGAAGCAGTCTGCCGGCAGTTTGATTTATAGCAATATGCGGATTCTGCGTTGTTCGGAGCCCTGGATCTGTAAAGGGGGCACGCACGAGGCGTGGACTTGTCCACCGAGCAAGCACACCACCTTTTTAGACACACCCGTTCTTGTAGATCACGGCGACGGCGGCTGTAAGTCGGACAAGTATGAACGCGACATTCGCCTACTTATGGAGGATCTGAAGGAGATGCCCGACGATGCGCGCACGCATTTCTATCTCGGCCAGACCTATCTCTGTATGCGCGATTGGGCAAAGGCCGTGCCGATTCTGAAGCGCCGGATAGAAATCGGCGGATGGGATGAGGAGGTCTATATGGCACGCCTGTATTTGGGCGAGTGTTATGAGAATATGGGCGACACCGCCGCAGCCGTATATACATATCTGGAGGCGTGGCAGGCCCGTAGCTTCCGCACGGAGACTGCGATGCGTGTTGTTACGCTTTATAGGCGGCAGCCGAAGTCACAATTCTTGGCCGCGATGATTCTGGAAAAGGTATTCGCAACGCAATTCGGAGAGGATCTACGCACGGGGCATGTTCTGGGACCTGTACAGGCGAATCGCGATGTTCTGTTCGTGAACCAGCGCGATATGGAGTATCACATATGGGAGGAGCTCGGCATCATCGGGTTCTACGCAGATCTGAAGAAGCAGACATGGCTTCAACTGGACCAGCTGGATCTGAAGACGCGCCTTCACTGGCACGATTTCAATCGTCTGTTCGGAAATATTCATTGGTATGATTGGCTCCTGAGCCCGCGTCGGCAGACGCGCTTCCAAATCCCTTTGGAGCGTCTACCATGGGCTGGAGAGCCTCACGCAGAATGCTGGCAGCCGTTCAATCCGAGTATCCGTGTGAAGGCGGATCGTTCGGGATACATGGTCAATCTACGCTGCTCGAACTATTATACGGCTGAGGCGCGGCATTATCTCTATAGAGCATTCGAGGGACAGGTTCTGACGCGGAACTGTCTGATGGATGTGCCGAAGGAGGCGGGGTGGAACAACCCCGCGAGCTTGGAGGAGATTCGGATCAATCCGAGTATCCAGCAGCGGGACCATTACATCCGTGGGGTGGAGGATTGCCGTTTGATTCAGAACTCTGATGCGATGGAGTTCATGGGCACGTCGCAGTCCTATTCAGATGATGGGCGGAACAAGATCTTCCGTGTTTGGCGCGGGGCCGACGAGTCCACCTGGAGCTTGAAACAGATGCCTCTGCCGGCTGGCGTGAGCTCGGAGGAGACGCAAAAGAACTGGTTGGGCTTCATACATCAGGGGGCGCTTCATTATATCTATAACTTCAGTCCTTTCAAGATCTGTGACGCATCTGGAAATGTGAAAGTACAAGTCAACTGGGATGGCGCACTCACTCTAAAGGAGTATCGTGGATCGGCGGGGCCGGCGCCATGGTCTTCCACGACGGTAAAAGACGAGGCATATCTGTGCGTGATGCACAAGGTCTATATCGGGGATGATGGGCGGCGCTATTACCACCGTTTCATGACTCTGGATTCTGAACTGCGTCCTTCTCGTGTCAGCTGCTTCGTGCGGATGACGCGGGAGCGGGTAGAGTATTGGAGCGGCATGTGCCCCAGTATAGAAGGCGACTCCTACTGGATCACCTATGGAACACGCGACGCAGAGGCATATATCGCGGAGATGACCAAGCCTGCTATTGAGAATCTGCTGATGTATAACATGAAGACGGGGCAGCCGCTGCCGACGGCGGAGCGGTTGACACGGTTCTAGCTTTACCGCGATGTAGGCACATGCCGTTACAAAAAAAAGTGGTCCAGGCGGGGATTGAACCCGCGACTTTGGCGTGCCATAAGCATACAACAACTGTATAAGCACCACACTCTACCAACTGAGTTACAGGACCATCCTGGTCCTCTAACAAAGCAGACTCCGCTGCTGAGTTACAGGACCATCGCAACATTATTCCACGGGCAAATCGGCCGTCAATTTTGCCGGCGGCGCGGCGGCCGCCGGCCACCATTCGCGGCGATTATCAATGTAGGTATATCGCCGTGTTACGTTCGGATCATCCCATGTCTCCTTTCGGAATGTTTCAGCGCGCTCTTTGTACATCGCAACCTTCTCTTGAGCTTCCTCTATAGTGAGAGCCGAGTCCAAGAGAAGACTACCTGATATAGTAGACTTGCCAGCTTCGCACTTATCCCACGACACGTAGATCAGGAAATTACTATCTGCGTAGGACATTCTGCTTGCTTGGACGCACATAACCGCGGGGATTCAATTTTTAACGACCGTATGCTCCAGTAGCGTCTAGAATCTCCATCAGAAATGGCAAATGTAGAATTCCTCTTAAGGATTTCCACAAAGTCATAGAGGTTATCGGGGTATTCTCCCATGATCCGCGTGGGATCATGATGCGCTCCGCCGACAACAACGCGGCCATCGCGCATGTATTTGGAGCCGTCGGGGACGTAAGAAGTGAAGGCCATCATCTCCCAAAGAATACTACCGTCGCGAAAGACGAAGGCGCGCTCATCCCAACGATTGTTGCTGCTGCGGTACTCTTCATAGGAGGCAACGTCTTTCAAGCTGAAGAGTTTCTCTTGGCCGTTTTTGAATAACACACGCATTTGTAATACGCCTGTTATTCATTGTTGAGCTTCAATTTTTATAGTGTGGCCGTCCAGTTGAAGGAGTAGTTCGTGAGAGTGCCCGCCGTGTTAAACGTATTCGCCGTGAAGCCCGTCGATGTTATAGAGCTGATTGTAATGATCCCCGCGGTTGTTCCAGTTACGTTCGCAGTGACAACCGGCGCTCCGTTGAAGATGACGGGGCTGAACGTGACGGCCAGTGTGCCTCCGCTTGTTGTTCCTGTGCCATAGAGGATGCGTCTCGGTGCCATGGTCTCACCGAACATGGGCAGGGGGCGACGAGAGGCAAGAGCTAGGACAGTGTTGGCGGCCCCGAATGTCTGCGTTCCTCCGCGGTTCACTGTCCATGTAATACCGTCAATGCTATACCCTACAGAGTTTGTACCCCCACCGCCTGCTATGAAGTAGTTACCGTTCCACGCCACGGAGTTACCAGATGTAGAGAACACAGATGTGCTGTTTGTTCCCGCAGTCCAGCTTGTAGAGTTCGTAGAGTAGGCGAGTGTATTCGTGCCTGAGCCTGCGGCCGCCCAGACGTAGCCGTTCCACGCCACGGCATTCACCTGGCTTGTCAAGATCAGAGCGGTTCCTGTCCAGCTGCCACTCGTGATTGCCGTCGTAGAGCTTGCGAATGTGTTGGTTCCTGAGCCGCCGGCAACCCATGTAGAGCCGTTCCATCCGATACAGAGACCAGTTGTTGTGAAGATTGTCGCACCTATGCCGACCCATGTAATGCCGTCATACGAGTAGGCGATTGTGTTCGTGCCTGAGCCGACGGCCACCCATACAAAGCCGTTCCACGCCACACCCCTACAGTTCGTCGTAAAGACTGCGTTACCAGAAGACGACGCAGTCCATGAGGTACCGTTATAAGAATAGCAGAGTGTGTTGGTGCCAGCTCCACCGCCGGCCACCCAGATGGAGCCGTTCCACCCCACGCAGTAACCGTTGGTCGTGAGAGTTGTTCCAGTGCCTGCCAGCCAGTTTATGCCGTTGTACGAATAGCCGATGGTGTTTCCGCCAATACCTGTTGCGACCCACATGTGGCCATTGTAGGCAACGCTGTTCACCGATGTCGTGAAGACCGTCCCGCCAGTTCTGGAGCCATACCACACGAGGCCATCATACGAGTAGCAGATGCGAGGCGTGGTGGTTGTTCCGCCGCCAGCTATGACGAAGGATTCTGTCTGAGTAGGGATTGCCGTTTGAGTAATAGATGTTGCATAGGGAGTCAGATTTACCACGCGCCTAGAGGCGATGCCGAACATACCCGTGCTCGTGAAGAGCGGCGACAGAGAAGGGTGAGGAACCCAGTTAATGCCATCCGCGGAATAGAGCGTCTTATTAGCGGCCCACAGGTAGAAATATTGTAAACCGTCATGGAAAACCCATGACGCAGCATTCGCTCCTACATAGCCATTGACGCTGGTCAAACCTGTGTAGTTGATGCCGTTCGTCGTGTAGTAGGCGCTGAAGGTATTCGTCGTCGACTGGTTCGATACTACCGTTATAGCTCCATTGGTCGCGGCGCGCTTGCCTTGAGCAGAGAAGAATGTAGTACCGAGACCCACCCATGTTACACCATCAAACGAGTATCCGAGCGAGTTGGTTGTATCGCCGCTGCAGGCAATCCACACGGACCCAGTCCATGTCAAGCCATATACTGCGGATGGGAATACTCCAGGAGTGAGATCCGTCCATGTGATTCCATCGTAGGAGCTGAAGAGCGTTCCAGAACCAGCGGCGATCCACATTGTTCCATTCCACACGGCCGCGTTCGCCGCGTTGGAACCTCCAAAGGGGTTTCCTGAGCCCGTCCAGGTGACTCCGTCGTATGAATACGCGAGCGAGGTGGTTCCTGCGCCAGCGGCCACCCAAATGCGGCCGTTCCATGTAACCATGTTTACGTTGGTTGGAATCGTGCTGCCCGCCCCTAACCAGTTAATGCCGTCATACGAGTAGGCCAGCGTATTCGTGCCCGAGCCGCCCGCAACCCATATAGAGCCATTCCACGCAACGCATAAGCCGTTTGTGGAGAAAATGCTTTGTATGCCAGGGCACGTGTACCACGTCTGCTGGTCATATGAGTAGTAGAGGCGATCTCTGCCGCCGGCCACGACAGTGAAGAGCTCCGTGATAGGCTGCGAGAGTGCTCTGCTAGGAACCACCGCGGACGTGTTGGGTAGAGGCTTCATTCTTGTGGCCATGCCATATACGTAAGTTGTTAGTGTAGTTGTGGTATGTACAGTCCAGTTAATAGCATCTTTTGAGTATACAAACCCGCCGCCGCCCCACGCGCCAGCTATCCACATAGTTCCATTCCATACAATACTTGTAGCACCAGTTGATAAGTATGTTGTGCCTAATCCAACCCACGTGGTTCCTCCGTCCATAGAATAGGCAATAGTGTTTGTTGCTTGGAAACCAACGGCCACCCATATAGAGCCATTGAAGGCGATGCCGGCACAGGTGCCGCCGCTAAATGCTGTGTTTCCTGATGTAACAGCTGTCCATGCCTTTCCATCTGTTGATGTTACCATCTGGTTTGTAGTATTGCCACCTGCGATAAACTTAGCATTACCATATGTTATAGCATACGTATTTCCAGGCATCGTCCCTGTTCCTGCCACCCAAGTGACACCATTGTTGGAAGACCAAGATATAGTGGCTGAAGCGTTACCACCACCAGCTAGTACAAGACCAAGTCCATACCCAAGAGTTAGTACCGACGATGAAGCAGGAGGGTTGGCACAAGTCACCCATAAAGAGGCAGCTGTTGGGACAGGTGCAGTGGTATACATGACCTTTGGAGTTGAGGAAGTTGTCATAACCCAGGCAGTTCCAGTCCATACAAGCCCCCATGGAGTATTAGCGCCGATAGCAGATATTGCGTAGCCTGTCCATGTTATTCCGTTGAGAGAGTACACGATATTATTAGTTCCAGATCCACACGCAACCCAGCAGTATCCGTTCCAGACAACCGCCTTCCCTTCTGTCGTGAAAGTGGATCCAACACCCGTCCAGTTGATACCGTTGTAGGAGTAGGCGAGGAAGTTTGTACCAGCGCCAACGGCCACCATGAAGTTCTCAGAGTTGCCCACGTTGTTCAGCTTGGTTGCAACGTTCTGGAGAGGTGGTATGACGTAGCGGCGAGCGCACAGTGTAAACGTCGTAGCAGAAGGAGAAGCCGCCGCGCCAGGAGCCGCGCTCCAGTTGATGCCATCTGTTGAGTAGATCATCTGCGGAATGCTCGCAGAGCCAGTGCCGCTCGCAATCCAGTAGGTGCCGTTCCACACCACGGTACGACACGTGCCCGTGATGAGCGCATTACCAGATGTAGAGGGATACCAGCCGATGCCATCATACGAGTAGGCGAGGGTCGTGCCGCCGGTGCCGCCCGCGACCCAGATTCCAGCGTAGGCCACGCAGAAGCACGTAGTAGTGAAGATGTTTATGCCGTTGCCAGTCCAGTTGAAACCGTCATATGAGTAGGCGAGTGTGTTCGTCGTTGTACCACCCGCTACTAAGAGCTGTCCGCTCCACGCAAGCGTTTGAACTGTGCCCATCATCGTTGTGTTTAGAGCTGTCCATGTGAGGCCATCTGTAGAATAGGTGAGGCCGGCGCCGCCCGCCACCCACCAGCTCCCATTCCACAGGATCGCGTTGTATGCGTTAGCAGTCTGCGCAGGAGTCCAGTTCACACCATCGTAGGAATAGGCGCTTGTGCTTGTTCCAGAGCCACTCGCAATCCACACACCGTTGCCCCACGCGACCCATGTGCACGCCGTTGAGAACACGGTATTTCCGCTTGGGGGAACGGTCCAGTTGATACCGTCATAGGAGTATGCCATGGAGTTCGTGCCTGAGCCGCCAGCCACCCACATCTGACCGTTGTAGGCAACGCAGTTGCACTGCGTTGTAAATGTGCTTGTGGCTTGCGGCGAGGCATACCAGGTGAGACCGTCGTAGCTGTAGGTCAGGCGCAATGTCGAGCTGCTGCCGCTGACTACGAAGGCTTCCGTGGCCTTTTCAGGGACCTT